CAACCCCGGCTGGCTGGGCGTGCTGGGCCACGGTCACGGCTACGCGGCAGGCGGCCTTGTCAGCAGCCTGTTCCCGGCATGGCCGGCGCCGTCCGGCAGCTGGCAGCCCGGCCCCTGGTGGGGCGAACTGCTGACCAAGCAGGGCACCGAGACAGCCGCCTACGCCAGGGATGTTTCCGGGCTGCGGGCCGCGGCGGCGAAACCGGGCAGCTGGGCGCACGCGCACCAGGCGGGCATCGCCGGGGAGATGGCTACCCTGGCCAGCCGCCAGGCCGCCGAGACAGCCGCCTACAAGGCGCTCGGCGCACCCGGGGCGGTGCCCGTGACCGCCGCGCTGCGCCACCTGGCCACTGTGCTGCGAGCCGAGGGCACAACCATCCGGGACCAGGACCTGGCCACCGCCCAGCCCGCCCTGGCGTCAGCCCTGTACCGCTCACTGGGGCAGCTGGCGCAGACCGCGGGGACGACGATCGCGCCGTCCGCGTCGGCCGGCATCACCCCGTGGCCCGGAGGGGCGGGGTACGAGCCGCCTGGCGCGCCGGCCGGCCCGCCCCTCCCCCCGATGCCGGCCGGGACACCCGCCCTTCCCGCGGCGGCCGGGGACACCCTGAAGCTGACTTACCAGCAGCTGCACGCGCTGAACCGGTCCGAGCTCACCGCGTTCGACCGGCAGCAGCTGCACCTGTGGCACGAGCTGCACCTGGAGCACCTGGCTCACCTGCGCGCGATGCAGGGGCACGCGGCCGGCGCCCTGATCGGCGGGGCCGGCGTGACCCAGCGGGAAGGCATGCTCTCGTCCATCCTGCCGACCAAGTGGTTCGACGCCGGCGGCCAGCTCGGTCCCGGTTACACCCTCGCCTACAACGGCACCGGCCGCAGCGAGACCGTCACCCCGGCCGGCGGCGGGGGGATCACCGCGGGCGAGGCCGCCATCCTGGCCGAGCTGCGGGCGCTGCGCAGCGCCACTGCCCAGCAGGGCGCCGTCTTCGGCCGGGTGCTGAACGGCACCATGACCCGCGGCTACTACGGACGGTGACCCATGCCTGACTCCCTCGTGATCGCGGACCGGTTCGAGCTGCTGGGCGGCTCCGGCGGAGTGCAGTCCGACATCCCGGAATGCCAGAACGCCGCCGGCCGGGGCGCCGTCTTCCAGCTGTACGCGCCGCAGACCAGCGGCCAGGGCTCCGGCGCGCAGGAGACCTGGAGCCTGGGCGAGCCGCAGCCGGTCATCGACATCACCCAGACGCTGATGCTGGACGGCGAGCGGCCGTTCGGCGCCCGCGCGTCGAACCGGACGATCACGCTGCCGCTCAAGATTACCGCGCCGGACCAGGTGACGCTGACCGCGGCCCGCGAGCTGCTGATGCAGGCGGTCGACGCGCAGACCTTCACGATGATCTACACGCCCGCGTCCACCGGGCTGCCGGTCGTGTTCGACTGCTTCCGCGCCGAGCCGGCCAACTACGGCTACGGCTTCCTGCAGAACCAGCCGATCCCGATCTGCAACCTCACGCTCACCTTCCAGGCGCTGCCCTACGGGCGCACCGAACCGTCGTCGCTGACCCAGGTGGCGTTCGCCTCGCCGCTGCTGGGCGGGGTCGGCGCGCCGCCCGCGCCGGTCGTGCTGGACAACTACGCCACCGTGTCCGGCACCAACTGGAGCCGGTCCACTACCCAGTTCGTCGTCGGCCCCGGCACCGCCCGGTACACCCCGCCGACCGGGCAGGTCTACCCGTGGCTGAAGGCGACCTACGCCAGGTCCGGGCTGTCGGTCAACATCACCGGGCTGCCCACGCTGTCAGTGTGGCTCGGGCAGTCCTTCGACACCGGCAACTGGGCGCCGTGGGCGCCGTTCCAGTCCAACGTCACGATGCGCTGGACGCTGACCGACAACGCCAGCCACACCATCAGCTTCTCCCGGTCGGCCGGCAACCTGCCGTGGTCGAACAACGCCAACACGCCGAAATGGACCCGGGTCTCCGCCGCCATCCCGCAGGGCAAAGCCGGATTCAACTACGGGCAGGTCACCGCCTACTCCCTCATCCTGACCAACTGGGCCGGCGGCGGAACCACCAGCTGGGTGCGGATGAACGCCTGGCTGGACGCGCTCACCGCCAACCCGCCCAGCCTGTCCAACCCGGCCAGCCAGCGCGGCGTGGTCTACAACATCATGGGCACGGCCGGCACCGCCCGCACCCCGGTATCCACCCAGTTCCAGCTGCCGCAGTCCGGGCCGGTAACCAGCGAGCTGCACGGCGCCGGCCAGTGGTGGCCGCCGGTCGGGGTCACCTCGGTGCAGGCCGAGTGCGTCGGCGCCGGCGGCGCGGGCGCAACGCGCACCACCACCGGGTTCGGCGGCGGCGGGGGCGGCGGCGAGTACGCGGCCGAGGCGGCGCTGGCCGTGGCGGCGGGCACCCCGGTGCCCTACTCGTGCGGCGCGGCCGGCAGCTCCGGCGCCAGCCAGCAGGTGACCACCTTCACCCAGCCGGGCACCGGGAACTGGACCTGCCCGCCCGGGGTCACCACGGTCAAGGCCGAGTGCTGGGGCGGCGGCGGCCAGGGCGCGGCCGGCGGAGGCGGAGGCGCAGGCGGCAGCTATTCCGCGGAGCCGACGCTGGCGGTTACCCCCGGGAGGGTTTACCGGTTCACCGTCGGCATCGGCGGCTACAACACCCGGTGGGGCTTCGGCGCGGCCGGCAACGGCGGGGTCACCACGTTCGCCGGCGACTCGGTGACGGTCACCGCGTCCGGCGGGAACATGCCGCGCAGCGGCGGCACGGTGGGCGGCAGTCCCGGTGCGGCCAGCGGCAACACCACGCACTTCCTGGGCGGCGCCGGCGGCACGTCACCGTCGTACGCCGGCGGCGGCGGGGGCGCGGCAGCCAGCGCCAGCGGCAACGGCACCGCGGGCAGCAACGGCGCGGGCAATACCGGCGGCGCGGGCGCGGCCGGCGCCGGGGGCGGCGGGGGCGGGGGCGGCGGCGCGAACAACCCCGGCTACCCGGCCGCGGGCACCGCGCCCGGCGGCGGGGGCGGCGGCGGCTACGGGGCCGCCGGGAACAACGCGGGCGCGTCCGGCGGCCCCGGCCAGATCACGCTCACCTACACCGTGGCGGCCGGCGCCCCTGTCAACGGCGCCAGCACCACGTTCGGTTCCGCGGGCACCACCGGGACCGTCGTCACCGCGCACGGCGGCGCGTCCGCCGCGCTCAACTCGGCGGCCGGCGCAGCGGGCGGGTCCGGCAGCGGCAACACCGCGCACTTCTCCGGCGGCGCCGGATCGACCGTGACGTCCGTCGGCGGGGGCGGGGGCGGCAGCGGGGGCAGCGCGTCGGCCGGCACCGCCGCGGCGGCCAACAGCGCGACCGGGGCAGTGGCCGTCACGGGCGGCGGCAAGGGCGCCAACGGGTCGGCCGTGGCCGGTACCGGCGGCGACAGCGCTTCCCCGCCAGGCGGCGGGGGCGGCGGCGGCGACAGCTCGGGCACCGCGGCGCCGGGCGGGGCAGGCGGCGCGGGCAGCATCGTGCTTACCTGGACGCCGCCGCTGGCCCCGTTCACCACGCTCATCGCGCACACCCCGGGCCGGCAGGCGCCGCCGTCGCTCAATCCCTGCGTGCCGGTCAATAACACCGCTGACACCCCCACCGGCATCGAGTACCCGGTTCCGTCGCTGGTGGCCGGCACGAACGCGATGTTCAACGGCACCTATTCCGTCGTGCTGGTGGCCTATAACTGGGACAGCCCGGCGGTGCAGCGGACGGTCACGGTGACCGTGACCCAGTACGAGTACTACAGCGGGGCCGGCGACCCGGCTTACCAGCTGGCGGTTACCCGGACCTTCACCCCGGCCACCGACATCAGCAACGGCATCTGCATCATGGGCGAGCTCACGCTGCCGGTCAAGCTGGTCGACCCGTCCAACACCAGCTCGTTCTTCACCGTGTCGATCACCGATACCGACCAGAACGACCAGTTCCTGGACGTGCTTTTCCTCGATAGCCAGGGAAGCACGGTCCTGGTCAACCTGCCGCCCGGCGCCAGCAGCTACGTCAACATGTTCATTGACGAGCCGACCGCCGACCGTGACCTGGGGCTGATCCTGGGCAGCGACCTGGACCGGTCCCAGGCGGTCAGCGTGATGGACGCGGCGATCATATCCGGCTCGCCGTTCTACATCCTGCCCGGCGACAACACGTTCCTGGCCTACACCACCGCGGGCGCGCCCAACCTGGGCGTCAGCTACCTGAACCGGTGGTACCTGGAGCGGCTGGTTTAGATGCCCGCCAAGAACGACCCGTCCCTGGTCCCCACCGCGCTGGTCAAGGCGCTGTCGGTTGAACAGCGGCTGAACGCGCTCGTCGGCCAGGTCGGACCGCAGACGCCGACCATCGTGTACGGCAGCACGTACACGGTGCTCACCCAGTACGCCAACGGCGACTACACCTGGACCTGCCCGCCCGGGGTGACGGCGATCAAGGTGGAGTGCTGGGGCGCGGGCGCCGGGGCGGGCGGCGGCAGCGCGTCCCTCGGCGGCGAGGGCGGCGGCGGCGGCGAGTACGCGATGGAGCCGGCTCTCGCGGTCACCCCGGGCAACGTCTACAACTACACGGTCGGCAACGGCGGGAACGGCGGCGTCACCGGGCAGCCGGGCACGGGCGGCGGCGACACGTTCTTCAACGGCGACAGCAACCAGGTGCTGGGCAACGGCGGCAGCGCGGGCGGCGGCTTCATCGGCGGGGCCGGCGGAAGCGGCAGCTTTAACACGGTCGCCTTCCCCGGCGGCAACGGCGGCGGCACCGGCAGCCAGGGAACCGGCGGCTGCGGCGGCGGCGGCGGCGCAGGCCCGGACGGCCAGGGCTGGGGCGGCGGCACGTCGGCTCCCGGCGGCTCGTTCGGCGGCGCCGGCGACAACAACGTGAGCCCCGGCATCCTCGGCGGCAGCGGAGGGGGCGGCGGGAACGCCGGCGTCAACGGCAGCAACGGGACGAACACCGGGGCCGGGGGCGGCGGCTGCGGGACGGGCGCGAACGCCACCAACAAGACCGTCAGCTACGCGGCTACCGGCAGCCGCAGCTACTACGGGTCGGATGCGAGCGGCTACGGCGGCACCAACAACGCCGTCCGGACCACCAACTCCACGATCTACCAGGGCGGCGAGACTTCCGGCGGCGGCGGCATCAACGGCACCCAGAAGGCCATCGTCACGTTCAACCAGGGCCAGATCGCCTCCGACTTCTCCGGCTTCACCATCACGTCCTGCAAGCTGTGGCTCACCAACCAGCACTCCTGGTACAACTCCGGGATGTCAGTCGACATCGGCGGCTGGCAGGTCGGCGGCGGCGCACCGAGCTCGTGGAACGGCGCCAGCAACGTCACGCACATCACCACACAGGGCAGCGCCGAGGGCGCTCGCACCGCCTTCGGGCTCGGCGCCTTCGGGCGGAACTTCGCCGGCCAGGCCGGCCCCACGCTATACGGCATCACGCTCGGTCCCGGCCCGGCGTTCAGCCTGAACTACTACGGCTACTTCTACGGCAGCAACGGCGGCGGGAATGCCCCGGTGCTGACCATCAGCGGCCAGTCCGGCACCGGGTCGAACACCGCGGGCGCCGGCCATGACGGCGGGATCCGGATCACTTACCTGTCCGGCAACACGATGGTCGCCGCGGTGCAGCCGGCCGCCGTCACCGACAGTGCCGGGAACCAGGCCGCGGCCGGGTACACCGGGGCGGTCCAGGCCATCCAGCCGACCTCGAACCCCGCGGTACCCGAGGGATGGCGCAACCTGGCGCTGCCCAGCGGCTGGGGCGCACGCGCTCTCAGCACCGGATGGCGCTGCAAGCGGGCCGCGGAAAACAACATCATGCTCCTCCACGTCTCGCTGACCGGCCCGGCTACCCCGCCCGCGAACGGGACGGTAATCGCAACGCTGCCAGTCGGTTACCGGCCGACGTTCGACCAGAACCTGGCGCTTATCGACAACGCCGCCGGGACACGGCCCCAGCTCTATGTCCGGGGCTCCACCGGCAACGTGGAGGCCTGGAACATGCAGGCCAACCAGCAGATCAGCGGCATCGCCACTATCGCGCTCGATTGAGGAGGACCAGATGGCTACCAATGTCCCGAACCCGGGCTCTTACCTGACCAGTATCGCCACCTACTTCACCGGGGTACGGGACAGTCTCGCGCGCCTGGCCGACCAGCGCGCCTACATCGAGGCGATGGGCGGGCTGGAGTTCCTGACCGGGGCGGTCCCGGACGGGCTCGCCATGACCCAGGCTGACGCGTCCGCGCTGATCGCCTCGCTGGACCAGCACAACGATCTCAACACCGGCTATACCGGCGGCACCCCCGCGCCGCAGCTGGACTACAAGGACAACAGCGCGCCGTTCTGGGGCGGGATGTAAGGACGCACTGCCGTGGCACTGGAGCAGATCAACTACAGCCAGGTGGTGACACTCGCCCCGCAGCAGCAGAGAGGGACGGTGCCCCTCCTCGGCGGCGGCCTGTCCATGCTGGCATCCTCGGCCAACCAGCACTACTCCCGGCTGCCGTACCTTATCGCGGGCTCGCTGTCGATGACGTCGCCGCTCACGCCAGGGGACGAGTTCCAGCTGTATACCGGCACCGCGCTGAAAGAGCCGACGCTGTTTTCCGTGCAGGCCGTGCTGCCGAACACGGGCGGGGTCTCCAGCACCCAGACCGTATTCGGAACGACCCCGTCGCCGCCCAATACCGGTGACGGCGCCACCACCCAGGAAACGCTGGGCATGCAGTTCCAGTCGTCGGCGGCCTCCCCGGTGCGCGCCGTCTGGTACTACGCCAGCCCCGGCGTGCCGCTGCCGTCCTCGGTAGCGCTGTACGACACGACCACGCAGGCGGCGGTGATCACCAACAGCAGCCCGGTGTGGTCCGGCGGAGCCGGGTCCGGCTGGGTGCGATGCGACCTGACCAGCTATAACGTCACCCTGGTCGCCGGCCGGCCCTACCGCATATGCGTCTTCGGGTACAACGGCGGCAACGTGTGGAACTGGTTCTACACCCAGTACTTCGGGTCCGGCGGCCCCGGGAAGAACGGGGTGACCAACGGCGTCCTGACGGCCCCGGCGGCCAGCCAGGGATGGGTGCAGCCAGGCGCCAGCATCACCTACCCGGCCTCGCAATGGCAGAACAGCAACTACTGGATCGACATCGAGGTCGGCGTCAGCAGCGCCACCGCCGGCGGCAACTGGTACATCTTCATCGAGCCGGCACCGATGGCCGTCCCGGCTGCCGGCGACACGGCGGTGACGCACCCGGAGCCGAAGACCCCGCGCTGGCTCGGATCACTCGGCCACGTGACCGGGATGACCCGCAGCTACACGTGCCCCGGCGGCCCGGACACGCTGTCGCTGCTGCTGCGGCTGCCGCCGGACCTGCGCACCGACGCGCTCGATCCCGGGCGGGTGCTGCAGGTCTGGCGCGGCGGCTCCTGCGTCTGGGAAGGAAAACTCAACGAGCCGGCGAGCTCGGGCGACGGGTGGACGGTGACCGCCCGCGGTGCCGGGCACTACGGAGACGACTTCGCGGCCATCTGGACAACATGGAACGCCGACGACGCGGTCAACAAGGCGATCAGCCGCGGGCTGCGGTGGAGCAACATCTACACCATCGGCAACCCGACCGGGATCTACCTGGCGCAGCAGCAGGACAGCGGCTCGGAGAACATCACCAGCCATATGAACCTGCTGATAACCGGCGGCGGCCTGCTGTGGACCCTGCTGCCGGGAATCGCGTCCGAGGTGCCGGCCGGGCCATGGCTGCTGCGGGTCGTGCCGTGGAAATCCGACATCAACGGGAACCCGGTCGTGACCCCGGACCGGCTGCTGGTCTGCAGCACGCCCGTGCCGCGCACCGTCGCGGCCGACATCAACACGCTGGTGCTGCGCTACCAGGTCACCGCGGACATCCCCGCCACCGCCACCAGGAACGCGATCCCGGCCACGTACGCGATCACCACCACGTCCATCGCGGCATCGGTGGCGAAACACGGGCCGATGGAGTACTACCTGGACCTCTCCTCGGCCGGGGTCATGACGGGGACGGCGGCGCAGGCGATCGGGCAGAGCATTCTCATCCGGTACGTGCGGGCCAGTTTCGCCGGGCCGTTCACCGCCTCGCCCGGCCAGGTGCGCAACGCGGCTGGCGCGCCGGTCGATCTCGGCTGCGACCAGGCCGGGCTGGTCTACAAGGTGATCATGACCGACGCGCCGTACGGCGGCGAGGTGGCGCTGGGGCCGCTGGTGTTCATGTCCGGCGCCTACTCCTACGACGAGGACACCGCGACCGCCACGATCACCCCGTTCCAGCAGGCGCGCACCGACATGGCCAGCCTGATCAGCGCGCTCTACCCGAACAAGTTCGGCTGAGCCCGCGAGGTCTAAGGTGAGCAGTGACGGCGGGAGGAGGACGCGATGGACCTGGAGGAAGGGCAGCGGCGCGGTTTCGGGATACCGGACCGCTCGCCGGAAATCCCGGAGGACGAGCGGGTAGAGCCCTGGGGCTGGCACAGCAAGATAGCGCCGAGGCATATCCGGCGCCGGCTGCGCCTGTACCGGGAGTTCCTGGAAAGACTGGGCGACCATGGCGATCAATGAGCTGTGGATCCCGTCACCGCACTATTCGACCGGGCGCAGCGGCTACAACAAGATCGTGTTCCATACCACCCAGGGCGCGATGAAGATCCGGGACCTGGGGTCATGGTTCCAGAATCCGTCCGCGCAGTGCTCATCGCACCACGGGGCCGACGGCTACGAGCGCGGGGTATTCGGCGCGTACGTCTATGAGAACTACAGCGCCTGGACGCAGGGCAACGCGAACGGCTACTGCCTGTCAATTGAGCTGTGCGGCTACGCGGAATGGTCGCGCAGCGAATGGCTTGATAACCGGCCGGTCCTGGTCGACAACGCGGCCGAATGGCTGCGGTACATGGTCGACAAGTACGGCATTCCCTGGACCCTGCTCAGCGACTCCCAGGCGCAGAATGCAAGTGTTCGCGGAATCTGCCAGCACGTCAATCTCGGCTCATGGGGCAGCGGGCACTGGGACTGCGGCTCCGGCTTCCCGATCGACGTCATTGTCGACAAGGCCAAGAAATGGGGCGGCGGCGGCGGAACTGCACCACCCCAACCGGAACCGGTCTACCTGGAGGATGACATGCCGGTAATCCCGCCCAACGACGTAAACGACCGGCAGATCGCGATCTGCGTGGCCGGGCCGCACAAGGACCTCGGCTTCTGCGTCGACGCCGCGGTCCTGTCCGGGCCGGTGCAGCTCCGGTGCGCGTTCCACATCATCAACGGCGGCTGGAAAGTCATCGAGGTCACCATCAACCCGGGCAACATCCGCCCGGTCGTCTGCCCCCGGGACGGCAGCAACAACAAGATGTCGTGGGACGGCCTCAGCATCGACCGGAGGGACAACATGCCGGTCGACATCTGGCCGGTTCTCGTTCCCGGGTAGGGGTCAAACGGCGTTTCGTCGCTTACCATCGGGAACGTGGGGCTGTTTCGCAGGAACGCCGCGCCCCCGGCGCCGTCCGGGCCGCCGCTGGGCGTGATCCTGCACTACCGCGGCCTGGCCATTCCGTGCGAGGTGCTGCGCGAGGAGGACCTGGACCGCCGCGGCCGGACCGCGTGGGCGGCATGGCCGATCGAGCCGGCGCCGCTGATGCCGGGCGAGGAACCTGAGCTCACCGCGACGATACTGCCGGACGGCTGCCTGCTGTTCTACGGCCCCCTGCTCCAGCGGGCGCCAGACAGTGACGAATGGTGGCTGCCCGACGTGTGGTAACCGGGACGGCTGTGACGTAACTCCTGTGACATGACAGTAGCCCAGGGCCGCGATTGGTCCTGGGCTACTGCTTTTGCACCGAGAAGCCTGGAGCGGCCGTAGCCGTCCTGTTATCGTCGGTGAGGTTAGCGCCGAGCCCGGGAAACGGCCTGAGAATCCTTCCCCCGGGACGGCGGCCGATCCTGAAGAAAAGCATACAGATGAAAATGCGACATGCGCGACGGGCAATATTGTCCGTCCTCGGCGCGGTGGCACTGGTCTTCGCCTTCGCCTACCAGGCGGCAGCCCAGCCCCGGCCGGACGCCCTCCCGCCCGTCGTGGCCGCGGGGCTGCCGGCCGCCTACCAGCCGGCAGCCCTGCACCATGCCCCTTCCCAGCTCACCCGGCTCTACACCGTCCGTCACGGCGACACCCTGAGCAGGATCGCCGCCGCCCGGTGCGGGGTGGCAGCTGACTGGACCGGCATTTTCGCCGCCAGCCGCGCCGCGTACCGGACCGGGGCCGACCCGAACCTGATCTATCCCGGGCAGCTGCTGGTGCTGAGCTGCAGGCAGGCGACGATCCCGCGCCAGGCCAGGACCGTGACCAGGGCATACGTCACCGGACATCCGCGTTATGCCAGCTCAGGCCATATCGACGCCCGGGGCAGGATCTGGGGCGTCAGCTACGGCTACCCGAACTACTGCGGCGACGGCGACGGCGACGGCTGGGACGTGGCCTGCGGTACCAGGCATCCCGCCTCGCGCGGCGGCAGCGGGTACCGCGGATACAGCCGGCCGGCCGGCGGCACCTATCACGGCTCGGGCTCGATGCAGCAGTGCATCATCGCGGCCGAGTCCGGCGGCAGCAGCCAGATAATGAACTCCACCGGGCACTACGGGCTCTACCAGTTCAGTGCCAGCACCTGGGCAGGCAGCGGCGGGAACCCGGCCGACTTCGGGCACGCCAGCGTGGCCGAGCAGAACCAGGTCTACTACAACGCGGTCGCGGCCCGGGGCTACCGCGACTGGGTGCCGTATGACCATTGTTAGACGGGCCGCAGCCACGGCGGCAGTACTCGCCTTCATCACCGTCCTGGCGATCGCCGCGGCCCCCGCGCACGCTGCCACGTCAGCCCGCGGCGCTCCCGTCGCGGTCCAGAGCGCATACGGCGGGTCGCGGGCCGGGAACGAGGCGCTGAACTGGGCCGAGCGGCACGCGGCCGGCCGCTGGTACTGCTTCGGCGGTACCGGGCCGTCGTGCTGGGACTGCTCCGGCCTGGTGATGACCGCGTTCCGGTACGGCGCCGGGATCGCCCTGCCCCGCACCACCTGGGCGATGCCCGGCAGCCCGCGGCTGCACCGGATCCCGCTGGCGGACGCGCGCCGCGGCGACATCCTGTTCTACGGGCCGGGGCACGTGGAGCTCGATACGGCCTGGCCGCACGCGTCGTTCGGCGCGCACGACGCGGGCAGCCTGATCGGCTGGATCAGCTGGGGTCCGTGGTGGCACCCGACGGCCGCTTACCGAGTCTGGTTAGGAGTTGCGATCGTTTGCAGCCGGCACCCGGAGTTTTCCGCCCGTTTCACTCCAGACAGTCCGGAAAGGGTTACACTCCGGAATACGGTTGGCGAGCCAGTCGCGGGGTAGCCGGCACCGGGAACGGACGCAGGCTCCCTGGCCCGGGCTCGGACCAGTCCGCGTGCACGCATGCTGACGGCATGACAGGGAGAGCGCGTCTTAGCGGAACGGTTACCCCGCGGCAGGGCGGCCCGCGCGCAGGCGGTGGACCCATCACCACCTGTCAGCACGCGGGCCGCGCCAGCCGTCCAGGATCATGATCCTGCCATGGCCCGGGCGCGGGAACATCACCCGGCCCGCGCGATGCGGGCGTCGCAGCCGTCGGTGTCCCGGCAGAGCCAGCCGCCCGGGTGATCCGGATCGGCCTGCGAGGCGACCGTCAGCAGCGGCAGATGGCGCTCCCCGCAGTACCGGCAGCGGGCCGGGTCGGCGTTGTTGGCCTCCCGGACGGCAGCCATCAGGTCCGGCAGGTCTTCGGTCAGCAGCTGCCGGATGTTGGCGACCGCGGTCCGCAGCGGGAACTCCGGGCCGAGCACGTCCCGGCCGCCGAGCCGGATGACCAGCTCGCGCAGCCGGGCTTCCGGGTCGGCGACCTCGCCGCGCGGCACCTCGTCTGGCAGCAGCACCTGCAGTACCCGCTGGCGGCGGCCCTCGATCTTCTCCAGGTGAACGGTCTTCACGCGGCGGCCCGCACGCAGGCCCGGCCCTCGGGAGTAAGACGGTAGCCGTACGGGGCACCGCCGAACAACCCGGACTCGGCCAGCTCGCGGCGGATCAGGGCACGCAGCGCCTGCAGGGCCAGCCCGTCGTTCTCGCAGCGGGCCGCGGCGAGGATGTCCGCCTGGATCGCCGGAGCCTCCTCGCTGAGCCTGCCCAGGGCCAGCAGTACCTGCAGCTGGTCCGGGCTCAGCGACCGGACGTTCACGGAGTGCCCTCCGCGGCAGGCTCCGCGGCGGGCTCCGCAGTGTTCCAGGGTGGCCCCTCGGCAGCCTCGGCCAGCCGGGCCAGCGGCTCGCCGGCGCCCGGGAACGCTATCCGGGCGACCGCGACCAGCGCCTGCAGGTCGTCGCGGCGGACCTCGGCCAGCCCGTCGCTGCCGCCGTCCGGGGTCTCGCCGAGCGCGTCCAGCGCGGCGATCACGGTCAGCGCGTCCTCGTACTTCGCCACGCTGGCCCGGAAGGTGCCGTCCGGGATCTCGCCCTTGTTCAGCATCTCGGCGTGCCGGGCGGCGGCTTCGAGGATCAGCGTCAGCGACCGCTTCGCCGCGGCTACCTGCCGGGCTCGGGCTTTCGTGACCGGGCTCTTTGGTGGTGTCATAGTTTCGTCTCCTGTTCGATTTCCGGTTTTTGCTCCGCCGGTTATTTGATTTCCGGCCCTGTACCAGGCGGTACCGTCCGGAGTAAGGGACCAGTAAGCGCCGTTCGGCCCGTCCTCGCTGCGCGCCCGCCCGGCGTTCTGCAGCTCTTTCAGCAGGCCGAGCACCAGCGTCATCGGCGCCGCCTTGTCCGCCGGTCCCGGCAGCAGCAGCGGGCCGGCGGAAGCATTGACCAGGTACGCGGTCGCCCCCGGCTGTGCGCCCAGCAGGGCAGCGGCGACGACCCGCAGCTGCGCCGCCCGCAGCTCCCGGGCCGCCTGGGTGCTCACGGCGCCGGCTTCCCGCCCGCGCGGGATTCCCGGATGACGGCCATGCACCGGTCCAGCAGCGGATGAAAGACCGTCCCGTCCGCGCGCAGCTGGGGGATCGCGCCGACGGTGACGTAGGCACTGAGAATCTGCTGCACCGCCGCGGGCTCGCCGCCCGCCGCGATCGCGATCACGGCCTGGCGGATGCTCCACCCGGCGTAGGAGTCGAAGTCGGCGCCCGTCCACCCGGCGGTCCGGAACTTCTCATCGAACAGCCGCCCGGCGGTCTCCCGGATCGCCGCCGCATCCTGGTCAGTGGTCACGAGCTGTCTCCTGTCCCGGGCTTCTGCGCGAGGAAGCCGTAGTCGTCGGCCACCGGGCGGCGCAGCTCCCAGCCCTCGGCGGCCAGCTGGCGGAGGGAGGCGGCGAACTCCTCGCTTTTCGCGGCGGCTTCCTCCAGCGTGACGGCGCCGTCGATCGTCCACTTGGCGCGGATGATGAGCTCGTCATCGTCACCGCCCGGGAACACCTGCGGGGCCTGGCCAGCGGTCATGTCATGGTCTCCTGTCTCCTGTTCTCGTCTTCGGCCCGGAGCCGCTGCAGCCCGCGGGCCGTCCGCTCCCATTCCTCCATGTTGTGCCGCAGCGCGGTGCCCAGGTGCGGCCAGCAGTAGACCCCGTCGCTAGCGGGCAGGAAGGCGTCGCGCAGCGCGGTGAACTGCCACCTGGCCCGGTTCCGGCACCTGTATTTCGCCATCGTCTGCGAGCTGTCCAGGGCGGCCAGCGGCATGTGCCCCCAGCGGTAGGCGTCGCAGTCCTGGGTGCGCTCCAGCCGGGTCACCCACGGCAGCCGGGCCACCAGGTCGGTGATCGCGCTCATTGCTGCAGCTCCTGCTCGATCTCGCGGATCATCCGGCGCTGGTTGTCCAGGATGATCTCCGGCGCGCCCAGGTCGGTCAGCCGCTGCAGCTGAGCCTGGCGGAGCGCCAGCCGGTGCTCCAGGCCCGGCTCGGTATCAGCCCACTGATTCCATTCAGTGATCTCCTCCGGCGTGTCCTGATGCTCCGCGCGGGGCCGGCCGCAGCAGCCGTCGGTGAAGTAGTGGTCCGGCGGCTCGCGGGTCCAGTCGTGGCAGTTTCCGCAGTAACCCTCATCGACGTCGCGGGGGTGGTGCGACGTGCTGCCGCAGCGCGGGCAGGTATACGACGCGCTCACGGCCGCTGCCCCGCTTCCTGCTCCAGCAGCTCCCACAGCCGCCGTTCCGCCTCGGCCCGGTGGTTGTCCCGGACGTGCCCGTCGCCTGCGCGCAGGTCGGCCAGGATGTCGTCGCCCTGCTCCATCCGGGCGCGGGCCAGCCGGTGCGCGCGGTCGGGCGGTGTCGTGATGATCTCGTGCAGGTGCGGTCCGGGCCGGTCCAGGCAGTGGCAGACCTTCCCGTCCGGGGACCGCACGACGTACTGGGCCATGCCGGGCAGCGCGTGGTAATGCGTCATGCCGTACCGCTTGCCGTCCGGGCCGTGGCACCAGCGCGTCCCGTCGATGCCCCCGGTGACCAGCCCCTCATGATCACAGTGACTCCACCAGACCGGTTTCCCGCAGTCGGTGCAGTAGCCTTCCTGGTTCCCGCCCGGCTCGATCCGGACGGTTCCGTCGGCGGCGCGGATGATCCAGTCGCCGGTATCGGCGTGAAGCCTGCCACCAGGCGGGATTTTCGCGAACCCGCCGATCCGGCCGCTATTCCAGGCCGCGGCCCCGGCCCATTCCGCCAGCGACCGCGCCTGGTGGCTGTCGCCGAACCGGCGGGCCTCGAAGTTGACGCTCATGGTCTCCTCATCTCGCCAGCCGGAACACGGTACGTTTCTTCGCAGGCTGCTTGAGCGGTTTCCCGGGCGGTCCCTTCCAGAAGCCCGCGACGTAGCTGATGCGGACGGTCTGCCCGTTGGCCAGGCAGACCGCGCACACGTCGTGGTCGTCGTCGGGCAGCAGGCCGGGCTGCCGGGCCGGGACCGGCTTGTGCTTGCGCGGGCCGTTCTCGTCGTGGTCCTCGTAGGGGTCGATGTGCCGGTAGAACTCCGCTGTCCACCATCGCCAGGACCAGTCGACCGGCTGCGGGTGGTGCGGTACCGGGTCGCTGTCGTAGACGTACTCGCGCAGCGTGACGATCCGCACGTGGTCGTGCCGCAGCGCCCGGCGGGCGGCCTGGCGCGGGCCGCCGGGCAGGGTCACCCGGACCGGCCGGGACTTCGGCAGCGTTTCCCCCAGGGTTTTCCACAGGGTGTGCAGCAGGCTCATCAGCTCCCGGCCGTTGGTCCGGTACCGTTCGCCCAGGTTCACCCGGACGCCGAACGGGAGGATCACGATCTGCTGCGGGACCAGGTTCCCGACCTGGTTGGCCACCCTGACCGCGCGCTTCTCCTGGTTCTTCCACCGGCCGAACGCGACGTCGTCGGGGATCCGCAGCCACAGCACGATCCGGACCGCGTCGACCGGGGTACTCAGGCTGCCGGCCGGGATGCCGAACACGCCGGAGGAGGTGTCGGCGAGGACCGTGATCCGCTCCCAGGACACGGCGCGGACCGGCAGCCAGTACCCGGCCGCGGTTTCCGACAGCCACGCCGCGTCCAGCCAGGCGAACCCGGCCGGGACGGGCAGCAGGCCCTCGTCCAGGATGACCAGCTCGTCCCGGCTCCGGTCCTGGTGCATCTTCCGGCACATCGCCGTGGTGACCTGGATGGTGTCGGCACTCTCCAGGCCCCGGCCGATCAGCCGGGCCATCCGGGTGCCCTCGGGGACGTCGGCGCCCTTGGTCAGGTTCAGCGGCCAGAACATGCTGGCGGTCTTATGGTCCTGGCTCAGGCTGTTGCGGATATGGAAGGCCAGGTAGTCGGCGAGGTCGTCGCCCGGGTTGAGGTAATGCTTCGCCAGCCACTCGTGCGCGGCCAGCACCCGGTCGGCCGCCCAGTCCTCCCGCAGCCTGATGGCCTCGGCCGCTTCCAGGCTGCGCGCGAGGGCGGAGGTGTCCGCGGTGCCAGGGATCAGCTTCGCGCCCCGCCGGTCGGCGGCCTCCATCCGGTCATGCCAGCCGCGGACAGTCGCCGGGCTGCCGACCAGGACCCGGCCCGAGTCGTTCTCGTCGTCCGGGTCCAGGTCCTCGATCACCAGGTCGGTGTCCGCGAGATCGGCTGCGTTCAGGTCGTCGGTGACGATCAGCTCCGGCCCGCCGGCCGGCGAGCTGGCCAGGGGCCGCCATACCTGGTCGGCCGGGTCGCCCGTGTAGCCGTCCGGCAGCGGGATTCCCGCGGGCCGGTACCCGGCAGGCCGATCGGGGGCGATGATGTCGCCGGGCTGCAGTCCGCCTGGCAGCCCCTCGCCGCCGTCGGTGCGGGTGCCCCCGGTGATGACCTTCGCCGGCATGGTGCCCCGGGCGGCACCCTTGACGACCGAGTACTCCTCGGCGGCGGTGCTCCCGCCGGTCCGCGCCGCGCGAGCGATCGCCTGCAGGTTAGCCGGATCGGCCAGCTCGTCCGGGGACAGGCCACGGCCCAGCTTCTCCGTCAGCCCCGGCTGCTCGCTTTCCAGGGCCTGGGCGAAACGGTCCGGTGACCCGATAAGACGGCCGGCCGCGCCGGGGCGCAGGAACGCGGCCGGGACCTCCGCCTGCATGCCGCGCTTCCCTGCTCGCCGGGAAGCGCGGGCAACGAATCCCTCCTGCATCTGCGCGAGCGGGCTGTCCTTGGGCAGCCGGGTGACCGCGCCCCGTCGGGCCGGCACCTGGCCGGGGTCGGGAATCGGTGTGCCTGCAGACTCCTCCGCTGCCGCGGCGGCTTCCGGGTCCTGGGCGAGCTGCGCGGCGCGGCGGCCGACGTCCCCCTCGTTGCCGATGTTCTTGCGCGGCGGGCGCTTTTTCTTCGCCACTGGTCTCGCCTCCTGTCTCCTGATCCTGGTCGTACTGTACGGCCGGGCTGCGACATTCCCCGCCGGTCAGCCGGACTCGGACTTCGCCAGCTTCGCGGCCAGCTTCATGAACTCCCCGGCGAAGGCGAACCGGGTCCAGATGTGCAGCGCCAGCTCGGGTGATGCGCTCAGCGTGCCGCCGAACTGGGTCCACAGCTCCAGGGCCAGCGCGGCGACCGCGTACAGTCCCGGACCCATGTGGAAGGTGCTAAAGGTGACGCGCTGCTCGCTGTGGTAGTCGATTTCCACCCGGGTCATCCCGGCGCCGGCGTAGTACAGCGTGCGGCGCGGTTCCCGGTTCAGGCCGTGGTCGCGTGCCCAGGTATCCCACTTCTCACGGGAGATGCCGATGGTGCCTTCCTCGAACTCGATGGTGATGGTGCTGCTCATGATCCTGTCTCCTGTCCTTGATTCCTGATCCACTCGCGAGCTGCGGCCAGCGTGCCGAACGGTGATGGCCCGGGGTCCTCGTCCCCTTCCAGGGTCTGCACGTTCCAGCCGAGCACGTTGCGGCTGCGGCCCTGGTAAATCGCCTTGACGCGCCTGCCCTCGATCAGCCAGTGACCGGGCTCGATGCACCTCTGCTCAAGCGGGACTACCGGCCCGTGCTCTCTCATGCCAGCCAGTCCTGCCCGAGCACCTGCACGGCGGAGTGCTCCGCCCAGTCCCAGGCCTCCTGCCGGGCGCCGGGCGGCAGCGGCAGCTCGCCCGGGATTTCGTCCGGGGTCGCGTCCGGGGCACCGAGCGCGTCTTGCATGACTTGCAGCGACCGGGCGTACGCGTACGCCTCGCCGAACCCGGGCAGGCCCCGCGGGCGGCCCTCCCGGTTCGCCCGGTATACCGACGTGGCGAGCGCGAACCGGAGCTGCGCGATCGCCCGGTCCCGGGCCGCGTCCTGATTCGGCGGGGCGTACCTGGGCCTGGGCACCGTCATGTCCTGTCTCCTGTCTTGCCGGCTTCCGCCAGGTCCAGCAGTGCCTGCCAGCCGGGCAGGTCCAAGCGGATGGTCAGCTCGCTGTCGCCGGTATCGGCCAGGCCGAGGGCAGCCAGCCGCATCTTCGCCTGCCGCCAGTTTTCACGCAGTTCCTGCATCCGCTGGCCCGCCTGCTCGGCTTCGTCCTGCCTGCCCTGCTGTACCCGCGGGGTCATGTACCGGGCGTCCCGGCCGCTGCCCGTCTTGACCAGCGTTCCGTCGGCGACCAGGGCGTTGACCGCGCGGAGGACCTGGGCCATGAACGCGTCGGTCATGTTCCCGCGGTCGTCATGCGCGCCCGGGACCTGCTGCCGGGCCAGCTCGTGGCGCGGCTCCCAGATGTCGAACGGGTTCTCCTCGGTCCCGGCCCAGGCCCGGACGCGGGCCAGCACGTCCTGGTAATCGGGTTTTCCGGCGGTCATGGTGCTGTCTCCTGTTCCTGATCGTCCGGTGTCTCGTCTTCGCCGGCCAGGCGCATCTCGGCCAGCCACTGCCGCATGTCCTCCCATGCCTGCGCGACGACCACGGCAGGGTCCAGGGAGCCGGCGGCGAAGGTGACCAGGCTGCGGTCGGGCCGCTCGGGACCCCCCGGCCCGGTGACGATCGTCAGCTTCGCCTGCCACGCGCACTGCGCGGCAGTGGTGAGTTCGAGGATCCAGTCCCACCCGTCAGGATCGCAGGCCGCGTCGATCGCCGTCTCGATGCCGATCAGCCCGCCTCGAAGATCAGCGACCATCTCGGCGTCGTCGCCGTTCAGCCAGACGCCGGGCACCGCGCCGTTCTCGCCCAGCCGGGGCATTGCCACCGCCCGGATGCCCGCCTCGGACAGCAGCCGGGCGAGGTGGTCGCTGCGGGCCTGGGCGCTGCCCTGCTCGTCGTCCCAGTCCTCCGGGTCACGCAGTACCTGCCGGCCGCTGATCCCGTTGATGCCGGTGAACCCGGCGGTGGCGTTGTGCCCCGGTCCCAGCTTCGCCCGGAACCCGGCGGCCCGCTCGGCCGCGCGCCACCCGTCCACGCTGACCTCGCGCTCGGGCTCGCCGGGGCGGGTCACGAAGTACAGGTACCGGGTCTCCTCGTCGCTCGGGTAAGTCATAGTGCTATCTCCTGTTCCTTTTTCCGGTCGACCGGAAGATCGCGGGCTAGTCCTCGTCGCCCTCGTCGCCCTCGTCGCCCTCGGGTCCGGCGATCATGTCGTTGTCCTGCATGTACGCCAGCAGGTCCGGCCAGTGATCGATGACGGCGGTCAGCTGGCGCCGCTCGTCCGCTTCCCGGTCCAGCTGTTCCTGGCGCAGCGGCATGTCCAGGTGCTCCCGGATCGCCTCCTGAATCATGGCGTCCAGGGTGGGCGGGTCGATCGCGTCCAGCTCCCAGCATTCGTCGGTATCGAAGGCATCGATGTAGCCGGCCGCCCGGGAGTCGGTGACCTTGACCGGGCTCGGCGGCGGGTTCAGCGCCAGCACCTGGTCCATGTTCAGCGCGATCCGGTCGACCAGCGCGTGCGAGCGGTACATGGCCAGCCGGTCCTGGATGTCACGGCTGATGTCGATCCCGGTCGGGTCGTGGTCGCCCAGGTAGATGACCGTGCACTTGACGCCGCGGGCCTCGTGCCGGCGCAGCCGCCGGGCCGCGTCGTGGATCGCCGAGGTGGACGGGCTGCCCTTGCACTCGAACGTGGTCACGTCCCACGTTCCGGCCGCCTGCCGGATGACCTGCCCGAGGGCGGCCTTCTCCACCCAGACTTCGACGTGCTCGGGCTGCCCGGCCCAGCGGGCGCGGCGGTAGCCCTGCGCCGCGCCGGACAGGATGTCCTCCGGGCTGTCCCAGCCGTTGTCCGCGATGCCCGCAACGCGGCCCTCGTCGGTGATGTGATCCCAGTCGATCCAGCCGCCGATCCGCGCGTCGGATACCAGGTCGGTCAGCCACTTGTAGTTCTTCGTGACGTTGGCGGTGTAGTCGCCGTCGCTGCCCGGGATGAGGAACCGGCGGGAGGCCGGGAACAGGTCCCGCGCGATCAGCTGGTAGTACAGGCCCCGCAGGGTCAGCACGTAGCCCTGCGCGGCGTAGCTGGCGCAGATGGTTTCCGCGACCTCAACGACTTCCAGGGCCGCGCCGCGGAAGTCGCGCTGCTCGTAGGCGGTCTTGCTCACGGCAGGCTCCCGTCAGCCGGGCGGACGGCGGTGACCCGCCAGCCGAGCAGGCCGTCGTGCTTGGTGACGTCGGCCAGCACGTCCTGCAGCCGGCTGGCCAGGTCGCCCGGCAGGGGCAGTGCAGGCCGCACGCCCTCGATCGTCACGTCGTCCTTCGGTTCCGCGGTGACCCGCAGCTCGTAGTCCATGACCTGTCTCCTGTTCCTAGTGCGGGGGCTACGGGACCCACAGGCCGTGCTTGATGCCCCAGTACTTCGCGTACAGGCCGTAGAACATCAGCACGGCGAAGATCACCGAGACGGTGATGATGGTGGCCTGACGGCCGCGGCTGCCCTGCTCGGCGGTAGCACGCAGCGCGAGCAGCCGCCGGAACCGCCACTTGTAAGCCTCGGGGTACCAGGCGGCGGGGGCGGCTGCGCGCATGGAGGTGAGCTGATCGCGGGCCTCGTCCCGGGCCAGTGCCCCGGCCGCGAAGGCGTCCAGCATGTGCTCGGCGGCGTAGTCGACGGCGAGCCGGCGGCGCAGGTAGTACCGCTGGACGTCCAGGCCGGGCTTGACTGCCGGGCGATGGCCGGCGAACGCGCCCGCGCCGATGCCGATGACGATCGGCACCCACCACGCGGCGGGGGTCAGCCAGCCGGCGTGGTAGCCCTGCCGGTGCGCGATCGCCATGCCGCCGAAGATGACCGCGGAGAACACGATCTCGCCGGGGATCGCCATCAGTAGCATGGACGGGATGAACAGCAGGTACTGCAGGCCGGAGGTGTCGGCGTGACGGGGCGTGCCGCGCAGGGTCTTGTACCGGGACTGGTACGGCGACGGCATCCGCAGGAAGCACAGCACCCGGTCGACAACCGGGGTCTTGTCCTTCAGCGGCTGGAACTTGACCAGGACCAGGACCACCAGCGCGAAGGTGACGATGGTCTCGATGATGTCGCGGCCGTACAGGTGGCGGCCGACATCGTAGTTGGCGACGACCCACTTGCCGATGCCCCAGGGAAGGGCGCCGAAGTGCCAGATCGTGTCCAGGTTGTCCCAGTCGTGCTTGAGGCTGAAGCCCCAGTACTTGCCCTGGGTGATCAGGTCGTACAGGGCGTAGACGATCCCGATGGCGACCTGGGTCAGCGCCGCGAAGTAGGCGGTGTCCTTGACCTTGGCGAAGAACGGCAGCTTCGGCAGCAGCTCGTCGGCCGCTGAGCGGGGCTGTGCGACGGGTTCGGTGGTCATGATCATGGTCCTTCCGGTACGTAGCCGTGCCGCCAGGCCGGCTCGCTGTCGATGTCGATGCCGGCCTCGTACTGCTGGGCCAGCCGCCTGAAACGGGCCGTGACCGCATGCCGGACTCCAGGGGGCATGGTCGCGTCGCCGCCGGACGAGACGGCGTACAGCGCGGCCTGCCGGGCGACGCTGAGTACGCTGTGGGGGACACCTGGGTCGAAGCGGGTGAGCACGACCCGGCGGCTGTCGTCCGCGATGAGGTACATCCAGTCGTCACCCTGGGCCTGCAGAACGCCGCCGCCCATGTCGGACCAGGAGAGCACGCTCATGGCCTGTCCTCCACGGGCGGCATGCGCCCCTCGGCCAGGGCCTCCAGGCTGGAGGGCCGGGCGGTGTAGACGTACCGGGTCAGCTCGCGCAGCACGCTGGCGAAGGCGATGGCGCGGAGCGCGGCCCGGTCGGCTGCCCGGGGCGGCTGGATGCCTTCCAGGGTCAGGGAGTCGTCCCGGGGCAGGGCCGCGTTCACGACCAGTTCCGCCCACTGGACGCAGCGGGCCAGGTCACCCACGTCTCCGGGCTGCTCCTCCGCGGCGGTCATGACGCCGCCGCCGGCGGCTGCCCGAGGGCCGCCAGGATCGCGCTGGCTTCCGCTGCCATCGCGGCTTCCGTGCCCGGAACGCCGTGCTCCCGGCGGTGCCGGGTCAGCGCGAGTGCCGCGATGACCGCCTGCGGCGCGGCTCCGGCCAGGAAGACCAGCGCGTCGTGCATCTCTGCCGGCGTCAGGCTGGCCGTGTCCAGCTGCTCGATGGCGGTCATGATGCTGTCGCGGACGGGCTGGCCGGGGCGCTGGCGCCCTGGGACTGCGCGTAGGTGACGACGTTCTGCAGCCAGGTGTCGCGGGCCGAGCCCGGTCCCTTGGTGTGCAGTACGGCGAGGGTGAACGTCTTGACCGCGTAGGCCTCGATCTTGGCGGTGTCGCCCTGCGGGAAGGTGGCCTTGATCGCCGCCTGCACCGACATGACCGGGTGGACCGGGTGGAAGTTCGCCTGCAGGTTGGCGAGCAGCTGCTGCTCGGTCGCGGACAGGTCGCTGCTGACGGTCGGGTTGGCGAGCGCGGACGCGGCCCGTGATGACGCGGCAGCCGCGCCCGGGCTGGTGGCTGTCTTGGTGCTGCACGCCGCAGCTGACGCGATAAGGACCGCGGCGGTCACGACGAGGGCAGTACGGGCGATGCGGTTCATTGATCTGTCTCCTGTTCCTTTTTCCGGTCGACCGGAAGATTCCGGTCAGAGTGCCTGCTGCACCAGGGCAGCCAGCGTATCGTCGGCCAGTTTCAGCGCCCAGCCCGGCGCGCCGGCGCGGGAGCCGTGGAAGTTCTCGCCGACGGCGCGGCCGGGGGTGCCGTCCTGGCGCAGCCGCAGGCCGCTGATGGTCAGGCTGACCAGCTTGATGTCGCCCGGCTCGGGGCAGAGATCGGTGACCTCCGGGCCGGCTGCGCGAGCCTCGAACGCCAGGTACAGCTTGTCCGGCCGGTAAGCGGCGCCGTCCTTGGCGTACGGCACGGGGCGGTCCGGGACGCTGCCCGGGACGATCTCGATGTCCCGGGACCAGCTGGCGAGTACCCGCGCGCTGTCGGCGGCGATCCGCGGTTCGCTCATGGTTCCTACCGTCCCTTCCCGCCCTGCTTCACGCTTCCGCTCTCGTGCTTGCCGCCGCCGCTGCCGGTGCTGCCGGAGCCGCCGCTGCTGCCCTTGCCGTCGCCGTTGCCGCCCTTGTGCTCGGCCATGATCCTTCTCCTGTCTCCTGATCTTGATCCTGATCGTGTGGAACTGCCCGCGCCGGGGAGCCTAGCTCAGCCCGGCGCGGGCAGTGTCTCAGTCCCCGGTTACCCGGATACGGGGGATCCGGTAATCGGGGTGGCCCGGGTCGGAATGGCTTTCGTGCCCGGTCAGCAGCCCCTCGATCCGGACCCGGATGAACCGGGGGGTCGTCGCCTGGCCGGGGGTGTCCAGCAGGTAGAGCACCGAGTTCCGGCACGCCCGGCAGTTCGCCAGGAGCACCGACGCCTCCACGCTGGCGTCAGCGGCTTCCTGCAGCAGCACATCGAGCGCGTCAGTCAGGGCGGGACCGGCGGTGACCTGGGTCATTGTCAGGCCCGCTTGGCCAGGTTCTGCATGACCGTGACGGCCTGGCGGTCCATCTCGGCGGCACGGTCGCCGCTGCCGATGGTCTGGCTGTAGGCGGTGATCGCGTTGGCGACCTGGCCGGCGGTGCCCTTCTCGGTGTTGCCGCCGCCCATCAGGAACATGTCCCAGACGCCGGCCGCCTCGGCCTTGGTGAACCCGGCGGCCCGGGTGACGTCCGTGACGACCTGCTCGGGGTGGGCGACCGGCGTGCCGGCCAGCGCCTCGATGTCACGGACCTGGCCGAGGAACCATTCCGGGCTGGTGAAGGTCCGCACCGCGTCCTTGGTCTGCTCGCGGATCAGGGCCAGCTCGGCGGCGTCGGTCTCGGCGGAGACCTGGATGACGCCGGGCTGCTTCTCGCTGCCGAGGTGGGAGCGCTTGTCGGCCTCGGCCAGCAGGGTCAGGCCGTTCCGGCAGGCCTGGACCCGGACCTCGGGGAAGATGTTCCGGCCGCCGTCACCGACGTCGGAGCAGGTAACCCGGATGCCGGCGAACACGATGGGCTCCTCGCCCGGCTTGTAGCCCTTGCCCTCCAGCTGGGCGGCGCGGAACGCGTCGGAGACGGTCCAGCCGCGCCAGCGGGAGTCGACCCGCAGCTTCATGCCGGGCCGGTCGCCGCCGTCCTCCGGACCCTTGCCGAGCTCGCCGGCCCGCCTCACGCCGCGGCCGTTGCCGTCGTCCAGCGGGGAGCGGTAGCCGTCCAGCAGCTTCGGCGCCAGCGCGGCCATGGCGGGGATGACGAACCGGACGTCCATCCGGCGCGAGGACAGCTGGCAGATGTCGGGCACGGGCGTGATGCCGGCCTCGGTGAAGCCCTCCAGGACGGCGGTCAGCACGTCGATGTTGTCCATGTCGACCCGGAACCGGGCGGACCGGACCGCGCGGAGCACGCCGTCGGTCTCGTTGTCGCCGCGCAGCATGCGCAGCAGCAGGCTCTTGCCGTAGCCGGGGAACTCCTGCTCCAGGTCGTCCTCGATCACCTCGGAGCCGTGCAGCATGAGATTGACGTTGGCGTCCCAGACGTCGGTGCGGGCCGGGTCGCGCTCGCGGAGCCGCTTGAGGTAGCCGCCGTCGATGCCGAGCATCTGGCCCAGGCCCTCGTCGGCGATATCGGTGGGCAGGTAGAACCCGGCCGCGTTGACCACGCCGGACGGGGTGACCAGCTGGGTCTTCTCGCCGGGCAGGACGACGATGCGCCCGCCCTCGGCGCGGATCATGTCCGGGCTGACCACGAGGTCCAGCCGGCGGGCGCGCTGCTGCTCCAGCAGGGCGCGGATGGTGGTGATGTCGGCGTTCCGTGCGGTGATGAGGTCGATCGCTGCCGTCATGAGATCCTGGTCCTTGTCTCTCGGGTGTATCTTGCTGTCTGATTACAGTCTACGCTTCCGTCCCCGGCGACGCAAATTCCGTCTCCGGAGACAGAAAAGCAGCGAGCCCCGGAACCGTACCGCTATCCCGGGACTCGCTTATGCCGGCGTGGAGGAATCATGCCGTTACTGGCTGAAACGATCCTGCCCTGCCGGCGGTTCAGGAACCTGGCCCTCCTGGCCGGTGCCCGGACGGTCGCGCCTCCGCCTGGACCGCGCGTAGCGGACGGTGGGGATCGCTGCCATCAGCGTCCAGAAGCCGATGACCCACCAGGTAACCGGCTCGTCCTGGCCGCCTCCCTGGTTGTCGAAGTTCAGCTTCGCGCGGGTGTAGTGCGCCACGACGCAGATGACCGCGACCAGCCACAGCGCCCCGAGATAGGCGGCAGGGTGCGGTTCCCGCTGCCACCAGGGTTTCCTGTCCATCCGCCTGTCTCCTGATCTGTGATGTGCCGAGCGCCCGGCCCCGGATTGTTACCGGGAACCGGGCGCTCGCGATGGGGGCCGGGTACTGCTACGGGATGGCGGTCAGTGGTACAGGTGGACCGCGTTCTCCAGGGACGCCGCGCCGGAACCCGCCTCAGTGCCGGTCTCGTCCCAGACGCCGGCCACCGTGCCGCGGTGGTAGGTAGTCGGGGTGATCACCATGTCCTCCGACCGCGCGCCCTGCGGGTCGACAGCCGGGTAGTTGGAGTCGAGAATGACGTTGTCGCCGATGCAGAGACCGTTGACCCGGAGGACCTGGTGTCCGGCCGGGAGGCCCTTGTCGACCAGGACGCCGGAGATCAGGCCGTTGTCGCCGACGTGGAGGAAGACCGGGTACGTGAACGTGCTGCCCTGGAACGTCAGGTCCAGGACGTTGTACCCGTTCAGGTTGGCCGCGCAGGCGTGGTGCGCCGGACGCGGCGGGAAGTTGGCCGTGGCCGCGCTGGCGCCTGACGCCATGGCGAGCGAGCCGATTGCCAGACCGCCAGCGGCCAGGGTTCCGATACCGGCGAGAAACTTGGTGCGGAATTGCATGTGATCTCCTGTTTCCTGTTGCTCCCCAGCGCGGGGCCATCCTGCGCTGTCTTTTACAGTCTACGATGCAGGGCGGATCGAATACGCCCTCATCCCGGTGTGATCAATGTCACGTGCAGTTTCCCGTGAAACTGCACGTGCATGTGCTATCGCGGCGCCCAGAAACCGTACACGCAGCGAGTCCCGTCACGGCACGGGTCATAGAGGTCATGCACCGTGCCGTCGATAACGGCAGCGTAGTGCCGGGACAGCGCTGTGACTAGCCGGCCGCCGGGCAGCTCGCCGGCCGCCAGGTGCACGGTGCAGCCGGTGCCGATCCGCATCAGCGGGTGCCAGGCCCAGCCCAGCTCGCCCATCAGCCTGCGCATCAGCGGGGTGTAGACGCCCTCGCGGGCCGAAGACGGCCGGCGCCCGGGAACCCGGCGCTCCAGCCGCTGGACAGACCCGTTGATCAGGCTGTACGCGTCCGCATACGACATCGGGACGGCGATCGCGATGGCGCGGCAGGCGCAGTCGCTGGTCTCGCCCCGGTACCCGGCCGCGTAACGGCCGCCGTCGTCGTGCAGCCACGGCAGCGGCGCGGTCACGGCCGGCCCCCGCGGCGGTGCCTGCGGCGGTTCTCCGGCCAGAACGCCACGGCGAGGATGATGATCATCAGCACGGCGAAAAAGGACCCGAGAATCCAGTCCCACTGCCGCTCGGTCAGGATCATGCCCATGCCCTCGCCGCCTCCCGCCCGGCCGGGGTGATCTCGTAGTGCACCCGGCGGCCCAGTACGCGGCGTTCCAGCAGGCCCTTGCGGACGAGGCTGGCGGCAGTCTGGTGCAGGCCTTCCAGTGAACTGCCCGCAGGCAGCTTCCCGGCCGCGACCAGGTTGCCCGGCGTCCGGACGTACTGACCCGGCTGATTGTAGGCGGCCAGCAGCCGCCGCTCGTTCCCGGTGGTTTTCATCCGGTCTCCTGATCCTGGGTGGCTCCCGGCCCTCGGGAACCGTCTCACCCAGTATACATCACAATCGAACACTTGTCAAAAACAGTGTTCTGACCAGGGCGTTTAGGAGCTAGTGAGAACCGCCAGCAGAACCGGAACCAGGCTGCGGCCCGGCGCTGCCGCCCGGGCTGCCGAAGACCGCACTGCCGGGGGAGGCAGCACTGTGCCACTGCGCCAGGCCGGAGCTCACGCCGCTGCTGCCCCCGGCACCGTAGACGCCGGGCGGCGCCGACCAGCTGCTCCCGCCGCCGCCGCCGCCCATGGCTGAGCTGCCGCCGGAGCCGCCGGACGTGTGCACCGTGTTAACGGTGCCGGTGCCGCCGCGGGCGGTCCAGCCGGCGTTGACCGGGCATTGTTCCTGATGCCGGCCGCCGGGCAGCTCGCAGTGCCGGCACGGCTGGCTGCCGCGTACCGGGTCGGGCGGGAAGCAGGCCAGCAGCGCGTCCCGGGTCTCGAACGCCCGCACGCCGTAGTCGCACGCCAGCCGGTCGCCGATCACCGCGATCCACGCCTCGGCATGGTCCGCGCAGGCCTGCGCCCCGTCCTGGGTGATGCCGGCGGGCATCAGCAGCCTCCGGCCGTCGCGCAGGGTGCGGACCTCGTGGCCGCCCAGCTGCGGGCGCCCGTCATTCCAGCCGGGCCACAGACCGCCGGTCCCGGGTGCTTCCGGCAGCAGGGTGAACGGCAGGTGAACGGCCAGGATGCGGGCCTTCTGCGCCCGGAAGCCGCGGACGGCGAGCCGGGTCCGGCCCCACGCCTGGATCGCGCCGAATACCGGGATCGTGTTGGTGTAGCTGCCCATGCTGCGGTGCTCTGGCTGCCAGTACGCCCAGAACCCGCAGCTGCAGTTTTTCGCCGGGGCCTGATGCAGATGATGCGGATCGGACGGGAAGGTATAACCTCCCCGGCAGGCGGCAGTGTTAGCGCCCGGCTGCCAGTTGTCCTGCACGCCGTGCAGCTTCCCGTGCGGCCAGTTCTGCTCTGCCTCGCCGGGATCGGCCGTCCAGTCCGGGGCCGGCAGCGTCCACCACCGGTAGCCGGTCACCGAGCCCGGCACCACGGCCGGCTCCGGCTCCTCCGGCGTCACCGGGTAGCCGTCGATAGATGTCACGCGCTCACCGTGCCCTGTCGTGTTGCGGGCGGTCGTCCCGGCGGCCGGGATGTAGCCGCCGCTGGCGTACCGGGCCACCGCCACCGTCTCGCCCGGCGAAAGCCAGGCCGGCACCCCGCCGGACCCGTAGCGAGCCTGCAGGTACCGGGCCGCGGCCTCGTAGTTCGCTTGCTTTACCCTGGCAAGCTGCTCCGCCGCGTACTCGCCGTCGCCCACGGCCGGATTCTACGCCGGAACGGGCTCGCGCGCCGGAGGATAAACGGGCTCGGCCGGGGCCGGCATCTCCGCCGGGGCCTCCAGCGGCTCGAAGATGATCGTCTCCTCGTCTTCCTCGCCGATGTCACCCGCGTAAATGCTCATTGCCCCTCCTCCGGTCACGACGCCAGCGCCGGCTCGGCCGCCCGCGTCGCCTTGTTCAGCTGGTACTCGTCGTACAGGTCTTCCAGTTCCCGCAGGTAGCGGGCGCGGCCCGCGCGGTTCCAGGCCAGCTCCGGGCGGCCGATCGACAGCGCGAAATCGCGCATCTCCTGGTTGCGCTTCATCCGGGCGTCCCGGTCCTGCGCCTCTGCCGACCGGGGCAGCTGCGGGGCTCCGGGCAGCAGCCCGGCCGGGCGCACCGGCTCCCCGTACTCCGACAGCGCCGCGACGAGCGCCCGCAGGTTAGCCGGCTTCGGGCGGCGCCGGTTCGGCCCGGAGCTCTCGTTCTTGGCGATCGCGTCCCGGGTCAGGCCGCCGGACACCGGGGCGCCGCACACTGTGCACAGCCGGACAAGGCCGTGCATCTGCAATGCCGGGACCGGCTCGTGCCCGTCCGCGGGCTTGTCCCGGTGCGCGAACGGCAGCGCGTCCGGGTGCCCGTCCAGGTACAGCCGCGCGACCCGGTCGGCGAGGTCCTGCCGAGACCAGCCGTTCCGCTCGCGCCACCAGATCAGCTGATGCGGGTCGATCATGACGCCGGACGCCGGACGCCGGATAACGGGCTGGCCGCCGGGCCTCCCGTCTTCCGCCTGTGTCGTCATATCCGTCTCCGTGAAATTCCTCGCTGCGATAGCACTTACTACAGCATGATACTTAACTTATGTTAACGGCCAGTAGATCCGGGCTGTTCCCTCACCCGGCCGCAGCGTGCACCGGGACGTGGCCGGCGTACAGGCCGAGCAGCCGGGCCATGTCCAGCCGCGCCGCGGCGACACCGCCGTCCCGGCCCGCTGCCGCCGTTTCCTCCAGGTACGCGAGATAGCGGGGCATGGCCTCCTCATAACGGTAGTTCTGCTTCCCGGGCCGGTTGCCGGCCGTCGGGATGCCGATGCCCTCCGCCTCCGCCCACTCGCGCAGCTCCCGGTAGAAATCCCGGGTGCCGGGGATCTCGCGGCGCTTGCCCTGGCCTTTCAGCCGCTCCCGGCGCACATCGTCGCGGCTCGGCAGCTCCGGCATCTCCGGCTGCACGCCGGGCTGGTGGCCTGCCTGCAGGTACGGGTCCAGGACCGCGTCCAGCTCGCCGGCATGCTTCCTCGTCAGGTGCAGCTCGCGGACGACGCCGTTCTTGCTGATGACCACCGTCTCCCCGTCCGGGCCGATGTCGGTGTGCTCACCGCGGGCCTCGTCCAGGTTGTCGGTGAGGACGATCTGGATCCGGACGGTCATGACCCGTCCTCGCCGTGTACCAGGCGTACCAGGTCTTTTGCCTCCTGGCAGTTCACGATGTCACGGCGCGGCCAGTGCCAGTGGATCAGCTTCCGGCGCGGCCAGCGCGCGTAGTACACGAGGCAGATGTGCTCTCCGGGCCGGAACAGCTTCATGACCCGCCCCGTTCCGCGGCGTCGATCCGCTCGCACGCGTCGATGTACTGCTGCTGCTGGGGAGCCGTCAGCACGGCGAACCGCTCCGCCGCCTGGCGCTTCAGCTTCTCGTGCGCCCGGCCCGCGGCCGTCAGTGCCCGGTATGTGGCCAGTGCCGCCGCCACCGGGCCGTCCGGGACGGGGTCCCAGCCGTCGCCGTCGCCGCTCACCCGTCCGTGTCCTCGTACTCGGCCGCGAACAGCTGGCGGCCCATCCGCCGGTAGATCTCGTTCAGGAAGTCGATCTTCGTCAGCCGTGATCCTTCCGGCCGCTTCTCCCATACGTCGTCGTCGTAGGCGTAGCTGCGCATGTGCTCGCGGTCGAAGATGCCGCGGACCCCGTTGGAGGCGGGCAGCGTCTGGGACTTGCGCACCGTGCCGCAGAAACTGGACTCCCCGGGGACGGAGATCTTCCGGGTGCAGGCCTCGGTGATCAGGAAGGCGCCGTCGCGCTGCGGGGACGGCACCGCCCGGAAGCCCTTCGGCACCCGCACGCCCGGGACCAGCTCCGGCCATTTGTGCCCGTAGGCCAGGCAGACCAGCTGGGCGACCGACAGCCCGCGCAGGTAGGTCTCGATCTCGTGCGCCAGGTCGGACAGGATGTCCCGGTCCGCGTGCCCCGGCAGGTCCGCCCGCTCGATCAGCGGCACCCCCGCCGCGGTCAGCCGCTGCCGCAGGTCCCTGCGGCGATGATCCTCGTAGTCGTCTGCCGGGTCCGGTGCCGGGCCGGGCAGCCGGGTGCCCTCCCGGATCCGGTCAGCCAGTGCCGCGTTCGCCATCTGCTCTCCTGATCGTAGGGTGCCGTCTGTCGCAGTCTACATAACATCCTCATGACCGGCCGGATGCCGCGGAACGCCGGGTCGTTGCCCTCCGCCTCGGTCAGCAGCTCGCGCATCGGGTCGGACATCGCCATCGACACCGCGCCGTTCCCGCGGCGGGCGGTCATCGCCTCCCGGATCACCGCGCCCGCGTCCGGCAGGCTCACCGCCTTGTGCTGCGGCAGCTCGATGATCACGATCTCGCCGCGCGGCGGCGGCCGGTGCGGGGGGCACCGGTCCTGGCCGCGGTCGGGCAGCGACCCGCAGTACACCGCGCCCGCCGGCAGCCGGTCCCGGCGCACCTCGCCCGGCTTGCGCACGTGGCTGTCGGCGAACTCATCGAGATGCCAGACCACCGACAGGCTGGCCTGGTGCAGCACGTAGCTGCCGTCCGGCTTGCGGTACAGGGTCGCCTCGAACCACCGCGGGCGCCCGCCACCGGCCGCGCTGTACCTGGTAGTGACCGGCCCGGCGATCACCTCGCCGTCGATCTCGAAGTCCGCGAACTCGTCCCTGATAACGACAGGCATAAACGGTCTCCTGATCTTTCCCGGGTAACAGCGCTCCTACCGGCGAGCATACGCTGCCGCCAGGGCAGACCCCGGAATGACGGCGGCCGGCGCTATGCTGGCGGGCAAGGATCAGGAGACCGGAAGGAACCGTGATGGGAACCCCGAAAACCGCCGCGCCGCCGCCCGTGCCGGTGATGCCGCCGCCCGGCAGCAGGCTGGAGCAGCTGATGGTCATGCTGCCGGACGCCGAGGCCGCGCTGGCGGAGGCGAAGCAGCAGGCCGACATGATCAAGGCCGGCATCGAGACCGAGGCCGCGCAGCTGGCCACCGCGGCGAACGGCGGCCAGATCCCGTACGGCATCCGGATCGCCGGCGTGCTCGGGCTGCCCGCCCGGATCATGCGCTGGCACGGCAGCGACACCACCTTCGACTCTGCCCGGTTCGAGGCCGACCACCCGGGCGTGCTGGCCGCCTACCGCAAGCCCAAGCGGCCCTACTGGAAGATGGACAAAGAGGGCGGCTGACCCCGAATGTCAGGACCCGGCGGGAGACTGGCCTCATGAGCAGCCCGATGCAGCAGTTCTTCGGCCACACCCCCGTCCCGCCCGGCGGCAGCTCGGCGTGGGCGGCCGGCTACGGCCGGGACCTGCGCGACGTCATCGTCCGGCAGGCGCACCGCCAGCCGCGCAGCGTGCAGCGGCACCTCGGCCCGTCCGAGCTGGGCGCCGAGTGCGACCGGCAGGTCGTGTCCAAGATGTGCGGCGAGCCGGTCACCAACCACGTCTCCGACCCGTGGCCGTCGGTCGTCGGCACCGCCGTGCACGCCTGGCTGGCGGAGAAGTTCGACAACGAGAACCGGCTCAACGGCCGGGTCCGGTGGCTGACCGAGGAGAAGGTCATGCCGCACCCGCTGTACCCCGGCACCTCCGACGTCTACGACGTCGCCGAGCAGGCGGTGGTGGACTGGAAGATCCTCGGCCCCACGTCGCTGGCCAAGCTGCAGGCCGCGGACGGGCCGCCGCAACGGTACGTGATCCAGCTGCTGCTGTACGCCTGGGGCTGGCGCAACCACGGCTTCCCGGTCCGCCGGGTCGCCATCGCCGGGCTGCCGCGCACCGCCCCGAGCCTCGCCGAGATGTACGTCTGGGACCGGTTCCTCACCCCCGCCGACGACCAGGCGGTCATCGAGATCCTGCAGCTCACCGAGGCCCGCCGTGCCGTCGCCCGGATGGTGCTCGGCGGCCAGCTGCCGATCAGCCAGGTCAAGCGGACACCCGGCGGCGACGAGTGCTATTTCTGCAACTTCTACCGGCCGGAAACCGCCCGGGACCCCAGCATCCCCGGCTGCCCCGGGCACAGCGCCCCCGCGTCCTGGCAGCCGCCCGCCATGCCAGCCGGGAATACCGGCGGCGCACTCGCTGTAGTCTGATAGCGTATTAACTCCCGGGACCACCCGGAGCCACGGAAAAGGAAAACGGAACCCCGTCAGGAGCACGACATGAGCTACCCGCCCGCACCCCCGCAGCAGGGCTACGGCCAGCCGCCCTACGACGGCGGCCAGCCCGGCTACCCGCCCGCGCCGCCCCAGGCACCGCAGCAGGGCTACGGCCAGCCCGGCTACCCCCAGCAGGGCTACGGCCAGCCCGCCTACCCCCAGCAGGGCTACCCCCAGCAGGGCTACCCGCCCCAGGCTCCCGGCTACCCGCAGCAGGGCTACGGCCAGCCCGCCTACCCGCCCCAGGCCCCGGCCGAGCCGGCTCCCCGCGGCACGCTGGCCGGCTTCTACGGCCAGCCCGCGGGCGGGTCCGGCAAGTCGATCAGCACGTTCCTGCACCGGCAGCAGGGCCAGTCCTTCACCGGCACCGTCGCCCGGGCCATCACTCCCGCCGATGTCCAGCCGCAGTACATCATGAACACCAGCCCGCCCGTGCTGCGGAAGTTCAACGACGGCAGCCCGATGATGAAGCTGGTCCTGCCGCTGCTCACCCAGCAGTCGGTCGACTTCCCCGACGGGCGCGCCTGCTGGCACGTGGCCGGGAGCAACCAGGCCGAGCTGGACCAGGCCATGTCCGAGGCCGGCGTCCCGGCAACCGACATCGGCGACGGCATGATGGTCCGGGTCCCGGAAGCCGGCGCGGTCATCACCATCACGTACACGGGCGACCAGCCGATCCAGAACATGTCCGCGCGGAAGCTGCACCACGTCGTCTACCGGCGCCCGGCCGGCGCTGCCAACGGCCAGCCCCCCGCCGCCCAGCAGGCCCCGCCGCCCGCCCCGGCGCAGCAGCTGCCCGGCCAGCCGCCGGCTCAGCAGTGGCAGCAGCCGCCGGCTCAGCAGGGCGCGCCGCCGCAGCCGCCGGCCCAGCAATGGCAGCAGCCCCCGGCTCAGCAGGGACCGCCGCCGCAGGCCCCGGCCCAGCAGTGGCAGCAGCCGCCGGCCGTCCAGCAGCCCCCAGCCCAGCAGCAGGGCGTGCCGCCGCAGCCGCCGGCTCAGCAGTGGCAGCAGCCGGCCCAGCAGCAGGGCGCTCCGCCGCAGCCGCCGGCCCAGCAGTGGCAGCAGCCCCCGGCTCAGCAGGGACCGCCGCCGCAGGCTCCGGCCCAGGCGCCCGGCCAGCCGATGAGCGCGCCGCCCGGCACCGCGCCGGACACCGCCGCGAACATGGCCCGGCTGACCGGCCAGCCGATCCGGATCGATGACGGCACCGTCCTGCAGCCCGACGGATCGGCCGTCCGGCCCGACGGCACCGTCATCCCGCCGGCTGCCCCGGCCCAGTAACACCCGGCCCCCGCCCGCCCGGCCGGGCAGCGGAACCACCCCTCCGCGGCCCGGCCGGGCCAGCCGTCTCCCGCCAGGAGGAGATGCCCCCGTGACCGCCACGCTGACCGGCGAGCTGACCGCCGACGGCCGCCAGATCGTGCTGATCGGCAGCGGTGACGACCATGACCTGAACCAGCTGGCGACCCGGCTGGGCACCCTCACCCCGCTGCTGTCCGAGCCGGACGGCATGAAAGACAGCGGCATCCTGCTCGCCCCGGCCACCTGGCCGATGGTCGTCCAGCTCGGGCACAGCTTCCGCAACGGGCACGGCACCTTCACCCCCGGCGCCCGGCTCGCGGACTGGATGGCCGCCGAGGCCGCCCGCCGCGTCACCCCGCCGCCGCCGCTGCCGGACGGCATCGTGCCGCCCGGCGAGCGCGCCCGGGGCTACCAGGCCGAGGACGCCGCCGCGATCGCCGCGGCCGGCAAGGCGCTGGTGCTGCACGACCCCGGCCTCGGCAAGACGGTCATCTCCGTCCTCGCCCTCGAAGCCCGCCGCCGGGCCGGGCACGCCGTCTTCCCGCTGCTGGTCATCGCGCCGTCCTGGGAGGTCGCCGACGTCTGGTCCCGGCACATCCGGACCTGGGCGCCGCACTGGCCGGACCCCGTCTACTACCGGGGCGCCGCCCGCCGCGGCCTGCTCGCCGGGGCGCGCGGCAGCGACTGCGTGCTGCTCACCACCTACGCCACCGCCCGCCGCGACGCCGCGCTGGCATCCGGCCCGCTGTGCCTGCTGCGGCCCGCCACCGTCATCGCCGACGAGGCCCAGCTGATCGGCAACGACACCAGCCAGCAGTCGCAGGCGGTGCAGCGGCTCGCCCGGCACGCGGCCCAGGTGCTGCTGTGCTCCGGCACGCTGATCAAGCACTCCATGAGAAACGCCTACCCGGCGCTGAACGCGCTCGATTCGCGCAGCTTCTCCGCCTGGAAACGGGTCAGGCCGCGCTACATGGCCGTCCGGCCGGGCGACGGCGGCTACGACGAGATCATCACCGGGCTGCGGCCGGAGATGGAGGCCGAGTTCTTCGCCTGCCTGGAGGGCCAGCTGGTCCGCCGGGCCAAGGCTGACGTCGCCGGCCAGCTGCCGCCCAAGATCTACTCCGAGCGCTGCCCGGAGATCCCGCCGGAATGGCGCCGCGCCTACGACACGATGGAAGCCGACATGCTGGCCGAGCTGCCCGACGGCGGCGAGCTGCCGGTAATGTCCGTCCTCGCGCAGCTCACCCGGCTGTCCCAGCTCGCGTCGGCCGCCGCCGACGTCACCGTCACGTACGAGCCGGACCCGGCGACCGGGCTGCCCGTCGCGCACTACGCGGTCGCGCTGAAGCGGCCCAGCTGGAAGTCCGAGTCCGTGCTGGGCATCCTGGCCGAGCGGCCCGGCATGCCCGTCGCGGTGTTCTCCGAATCCCGGCAGCTGGCCATGCTCACCGGGGACTACTGCACCGAGGCGGGGCTGCGCACCGGGTACGTCACCGGCATCGGCGGCGGCGTCACCATGGCAACCCGCAGGCAGGCCGTCGATGACTTCCAGGCCGGCCGGCTGGACGTCATCATCTGCACGGCCGGCGCCGGCGGCCTCGGCATCACCCTGACCGCGTCGAACTGCGGCGTCATGATGCAGCGGTCCTGGGAACTGGACCTGGCGCTGCAGCCCGAGGACCGGCTGCACCGCATCGGCGCCGAGATCCACCCCCACGTGGAGATCATCGACCTGATCGCGAAGAACACCGTCGACCAGCGGCGCCGCACCGTGCTGCGCGGCAAGGCCGGCCAGCTCGCCCAGTTCTGCCGCGACCCGCGCATCGTCGCCGAGCTGCTGGGCGGCCGGCGATGATCCTCCGGACAGTCATGCAGTACTCGGACAGCCTGCGCATCCGGGGCATGGTGCGCCGCTGGCTGGGCGTCCCAGCGCCGTGCGGGATCTCCCATGAGGACCCGTACAACCCGTGCCTGCCCGGGGAAGACCACCGCGGGCTGTGGTGCGCCACCTGCGGACTGCGCCAGCGGCCCGCCATCACTACCGGAATTTCCGGCCGGCCGGAAAGATCAGGAGACAAGCCATGACCACGAGCAACATTCCCATCCGGGTCCGGTGCAGCGGGCTGTGCACCGTGCACTGCGATCACCGCGACAGCGAGCCCGGCGGCCAGCACGGTCCCGGAAATGACGAGATCGCCTCCATCCTGGCCGACATCGAGCTGATCGACTGGCACCTGGACGCCGCCGCGCCGCAGATTTACCGGCAGGACCCGGCCGCGTCCGCCGAGCTGAACGAGGCCAGGGCGCTGCTCAACCGGTTCCGGCGAATCGCGGCCGGCCCGGCATCCGAGGGCCAGGAAGCGGTCGACGCGCTGAACGAGGCGACCGGCGGCAACCCGCGCAAGGGCGTCATCGGCGACGACGACACGATCCTGGGCGAGCTCGGCGACGGCGCGGTGGCGAACCTGCTGGCCATCCAGTCGATCGTCAAGGACACCGACGCCGCCTGGGCGGTGTTCCTGGCCGCGCTCGCGAAGGCGCGCAGCCGGGTGCCGGACGGGGACCTGCCGTGACCGGGCACCGGCCATGGCCAGGGCGGCGGCGGCGCCCGAGCGGCCCGCTGTGCCGGGCCTGGGAACTCAACGGACCCGGCACCCGGTGGGACGGCTGCGAGCACGACTCCTGCTGGGCGATCGTCACCGGACTGGGGGGACGGCCGTGACCCCGGCCGAGGCCCGGATGGACGCGCTGTGCCAGGCGTTCCAGGCCGCCATCGACGGACCGGAGCCGGCCGCGGCGCGCACCGCGCAGTTCACCGTCGACGGGGCCGCGTACTACGCGGTCACGCCCGGCCAGCGGACCGCGCTGATGGTCCTGGCTCCCTGGCGGGTCTGGAACCTGAACGCGACACGGAGGGACCCGGAACTGCCGCACCAGTTCGTCTCGCTCAAGATCGCGGCCGGCCTCGCGGTCACCTGCAACTGCCTGGCCCGCGGCTGCCCGCGGCAGTTCATCGCCACCCACGGCGACGGCGAGGCCCTGGACGGCAGCGAGGCGCTGGCGCTCTGGCGCGGCTGGCACGAACGGCGGGGGGTAAAGGTATGACTTGGCGATGGCACGAGGACATCCGCTGCATGATCTGGCATGGCGAGCCCGGTGACCCGGACCCCTGGCTGGCGACGGCAGCGGCGCACTGGCACGGCCGGCTTCCCGGGTACCAGCCAGGGTTGGGGATGCCGCCGGGGCCGGAATGGCCGGAAGTACCGTCGTACTGGCCGGAAAGCGAAGGCATGCCGGACGCCGAGCAGGTGAAATGGCTGCAGTACCGGCTGGCGCTGGAGCAGCAGCGCTGCCGGCAGTACCAGGCGGACCTGATCCGGATGCAGGACCGGGTGCAGCCGCAGCAGCCTGTGCAGCCGCCCGCGCGGCCGGAACCGGAATCCCTGGCGCAGCGGTTCCTGCCGCCGCGCTGGCTGGTAACAGCGTGGATGATCCTGCTGCTGCTGACCGGGGAAGCCTTCCTGGCCGTGCTGCTGGGGGCGGCGCTCCGGGCGGTGGGATCGTGAGCTACGACCCGGATTTCGCGGTTTTCCCGCGCCGGCTGCCGTCACGGCCCCGGCTCCGGGCGCGGACACGGCTGCGGCACGCCGTGCGCAACGCGCTCTGGGCCGCGAGCGGCCGGCTGTGCGGCTGGCACGGACCCGGCCGCCGGATCGCGTTCGAGGCCGGGCACCTGCTCGGCGAGACCGGCTGGAAGCTGAGGGACCCGTCATGATCACCGTCCTCGGCGGCGACCCCGGGAACACGGCCGGGTTCCTGCTGGCCGGCTGGCGTCCCGGCGAGCGGAAGGCCGCGTTCGCCCGCGCCTTCCAGTGCGACGGCGACTCCGCTGCGCTGCTGCTCGCCTGGATCTGCGACAGCGAGGCGGCTCTCACCCCGGGCATCACCGCCGTGCAGATCGAGGCGTGGGACAGCCGCCCCCTCCCGGGCGGGCTGCACGGCGCCAGCCCGTCCGCCATCCAGGCCCAGATCAGCGACCTGGAGGCGGTCCTGGCCGGGCGCGGGGTGCCGTGCGTTATCCGGCCCGTCGCCGACGTCAAGACGTGGGCCGGCGACGAGCGGCTGAAGCGGGCAGGGCTGCTGGACACGGTCAGCCCGGCGCCGATGCGGCACGCGAAGTCGGCCGCCTGGCACTGCCTGTACTGCGCGGTGCACGACTGCGGCCTGCCGGATCCGCTGTCCCGGCGGGCTGGCGTACAGGAGGCGCGGGATGTGCCAGGCTAGGGGAACAGCAACGGGAACCCGCCACTGCCAGGAAACGGGTCCCCGTGATGCTGCTCAGACCACCGCACCGCCCGCTGAAGGGGTGAGGATCTTGACCACCACTGTCATCATAACTGACAGGGGGCCGGAATGACCGCCGGCACGCCAGCAGGCAACGGCCAGGAGCTGTCCGGCCAGCATGTGCTCTACCGGCACTGGGCCAAAGACGGCACCCTCCTGTACGCCGGGCGGACCAACAATCCCCCGGCCCGGATGCGCAAGCACCGGTCAGAAGCTGACTGGTGGGCGTCCGTCTGCTGGACTACTTACGAGAAGTTCCCGTCCCTGGAAGCGCTCAAGGCCGGGGAGGCCTGGGCGATCGAGCACGAAAACCCGCAAGGGAACATTCAGGGACGGGTGTTCCAGGCTCCCCCGCGCAAGAGCCCGGAGCCGGGCACCGACCCTTATGTCCCGGTAAGAACCCGGGACCTGAGACCAGACCTGGAGCTCATCCACCCGCTCTCGCGCGAGTTCTCCGTGTACGGAGGCGGCGACACCGTTCGGCGCGCCCGGGAATGGGCGCTGAACCGCCGGTACTACCTGCTGGACGGGCTGCCGGCCTGCGCTCACGCCTTCTACCTGATGAGGTGCCCGAACGCCGGCCGCTGCATCCCGCACGCAGACCACACCCAGGTGTGGGTCCCGGCCCCGGACTTCAGCAGGTTCGAGACCTACAGCGGTGCAGAGCCGCCGTTCATCCTCACGCAGCCGTACCGCGGCAGCCTGCCGGAGGGCGATGAAGACGACGCACCGGCAGCCGGGCTGCCCGGGCAGGCAATCAGGCTCCCGGCAGAAGTTACCGCTTACGCCGCCGCTCACGGGCTCGGTGCCGAGACCTGGATCTCCGACGCCTGGTACTACCCGGAGCACTGCGTACCTGTCCGGCTCACGCCGCACGGAGGCGGCTACGTATCGTTCCCCCTGGAGACGGAGACGCTGAGCCTGATGTGCGCCTGGCGGGACGAGTGGCCGGAAGCGGTACCGGAATGGCTCAAGTGATGGCTGACCTCATGCCGCCGCCCGTCGCCTGGCTGTCGGATATCCACCGGGCCTACCTGAACGAGCACGCCGTCACCGACGAGATCATCGCCACTGCCCGGATCCGGTCCGAGGGCGAGGTAATCGTTTTCCCGTGGCGGGACAGCGACCTGGTCACCGAGCAGCGCCGCGTGTGGCCCGAGCCCGAGGACGGGCTGCCCGAGGGCATGCCGAAATACTGGTGGGAGGCGGGGCACTCCCCACACCTGTGGGCTGTCCGGCCCGTTACCGGGCTGCCCGCCAGTGCCCCGGTAATCATCGCCGAGGGCACCAAGCAGTCCCTGGCCGTCGCGTCCTGGGCGCCCCTGGAGTACGCCGTCTACGGGATGCCCGGATGCGATATCGGGCTGGTATCGATGCTGCAGCGGGCCGGGCTGGACCGGTTCGGCGGCCATCCGGTGGTCATCATGCTCGATGCCGACGCGGCCGAGAACCTGAACGTGTACGAGGCCGGCGAGAAACTGGCCGAGCTGCTGGATCTGGAAGGCGCCGCGGCGATCGCGTTCACCCGGCTGCCCGCTCAGGGCAAAGACGGGATCGATGACTTCCTGGGCCTGGTGGAACCGGAAGGCCGCCGGACCGAGGTGCTGGCCAAGCTGCTGTCCCGGGCCGAGCCGAAACCCGCCGGGCGCAGGCCGGTGCGGCGCCCGGTCAGCGAGGAGCCGCCGGACACGGGCGGGCTGCCCGCGGTCACCGTGAACAAGAACCGCCGTGAGGTCATCCACGAAATCCTGTGGCATCTCCAGCAGCGGTGGAACGGCACCGAGCTGTTCTGCTACGGAGGGGCGCTCACCCGGCTGCGCGAGACAGCGACAGAGCCGCTGGAGGAAGGCGCATTCCTGCGCTGGATGGTAGAGGCAGTCTGCCCGGTCAAGTACACCCCGGCCGGCCCGGCCAGCCCGGCCCGGTATGAGCCCACCTGGCCGGACCAGCAGACGGTCAAGGCCCTGCTGTCCTCCGGCGACGAGTTCGCCCCGCTAACCCGGGTCAGCCGCACCCCGTTCATCCGGGCCGACGGCACCGTCTGCGCCAAGAACGGGTACGATCCTGCCAGCCAGACCATGCTGATCACCGGGAACTCCGGAATGGACCAGCTGGACATCCCGCACGAGCCGACACAGCAGCAGGCCATCACCGCCGCCGGGTACCTGCTGGACGAGTGGCTGGGCGACATGCCGTTCCGGGACCGGGCCAGCCGGGCCGGGGCGCTCGCCCTGGTGCTCACCCAGTTCATCCGCGGCCTGGTGCCGCTGGCCCCGCTCGCGGTCATCTCCGGACTGCAGCCGGGCGTCGGGAAGGGGCTGCTGGCCGACTGCGTGCAGCTGATGATCGCCGGAGAGGCCGCGCCGCCGCTGCCCTGGAGCCAGGTAGACGACGAGGAGAACCGAAAGCAGATCACCAGTGCCTTCAAGGCCGGCGCTAACCTGGTCTGGTTCGATGAGGCGCACCAGATCGAGTCGCTGGCGCTGTCCCGGGCCATTACCTCGCTGACCTACGCCGACCGGATCCTCGGCCTGACCAAGCAGGTCAGCTGGCCCAACCAGGTCACCTGGCTGGCTACCGGAAACCAGGTGGCGGCCAGCTCGGACATGGCCCGGCGGGCCTACTGGATCGAGCTGTACCCGGACGTGCCCGACCCGGAGAACCGGCCGGAATCCGATTTCAGCCACCCGGACCTGCGCGGCTGGACACTGGATGCCCGGCCCCGGCTGATCACCGAAGCGCTGACCGTCATCCGAGCCTGGTACGCGGCCGGCCGGCCGCCGCATTCCCGCGGGCTCCTGATGGGATCGTTCGAGACCTGGGACAAGATGATGTCCGGCATCCTGGCCTACGCGGGGATAGACGGGTTCCTCGGCAACCTGGCCGCCAAACGGGCCGAGCGCGACGTCACCGGGGGGTACTGGGCCGAGCACGTTGCCTGGCTGCGCGCCCAGTTCGGCGCCGGGGAGTTCGCCGCCCAGGACGTGAAGATCCGGGCCGCCGGCTCCGGCGGGGCCTGGGATGCCCCGCCCCGGCTAGAGGACTTGAGCCGGGAAGGGTGGACCCGGGTGCTCGGCCAGGCGTACGCCCGGAATGCCGACCGGTGGTACGGGCAGTTCCGGCTGCACCGGTCCGGTGAGGGATTCGGGCACTCGGCACGCTGGACGATCCAGCAGCGGGGTGAAGAAACGGCACTCCCGGCTCCAAGAGACAACACCCTGCCTGACCTGGGCGGGGGGAACAGGGGGAACGAATCCGGGCCGCCCGCGAACGGGTCGTTCGCTGCCCCAACCGCAAACGAAACCCTGCCTGAGCTGGGAGGATACGGTAATGGGGGAACAGAAATGCGTTCCCCTGCTACAGAAACCATGCCTGAGCTGGGCGGGCTTCCGGAAAACAGCGGTTTCGGGGGAACAGGGGGAACTACTACCCCAGGTGTCCATGTGCGCGCGGGTGCGGGCGCACACGCGCGCGTTACGCGCGAGGGGGATTTCGTTCCCCTTGCTCCCCCTGTTCCCCCGAACCCCCCTGTTGCCGGAACCGGCCCGGTGCTCGGCTTCGACCTGGAAACCGGCGAGGCCGGGAAGCTGTTCACCTACACCCCGCACGATGAGACCGGCTACGTCCGGCTCGCCGGGATCACAGGCCCGTCCGGCGCGAACATGATCACCGGGGTACCGCAGCTGCTCGCGATGCTGGGCATGGCGCGGCGGGCGTACGGGCACAACATCCTCGGCTTCGACGGGCTGGCGCTGGCCCGCTGGGCGGGCGCGGACTGGGACTGGTTCTGCGACCGGGCGGTGGACACCGAGCTGATCGCCCGGCAGGCGTTCCCGCCCCGGTCCCGGGAGTCCGGCACGTCGGCCGACAAGCTGGGCCTGGACGCGGTGGCGGCGCTGCTCGGGCTGTCCGGCAAGACCGACGAGCTGTCCCGGCTGGCCGCTAAGCACGGCGGCTACGACATGATCCCGGCCGACGATCCGGAGTACCTGGCCTACCTCCGCGGCGACCTGGACGCCACCCGCGGCGTCGCCGGGCAGCTGCTGCGGCACTACGACGAGGACGCCTACCTGCCGCGCGAGCACGAACTGGCCCGGATCGCCGGGCACATGGCGCTGAACGGGCTGGCGGTCGACATCCCGCTGCTGACCCAGCGGTACGAGGCCGGCGAGCAGCGCAGGCAAGACGCCCTGCAGGCACTGCACGACGGCTGGGGCCTGCCGCTCGGCCGGGCCGTGATGCGCGGGCGCGGTCACGCCCGGCACGAGGAGACCGAAGGGTTCACCGCGCCGCTGGCCACCGCCGAAGGCCGCGCCTGGCTGGCCGCCCAGTGGGAGCGGTACCAGGTCCCGGACCCGCCGCTGACCGCGAAGGGACTGCTGGCCATCGGCAGCGACGAGCTCGCGGTCATCGGCCGCGACCCGGACTGCCCGCCGGACCTGCGGGCGATGCTGGCGCTGATGAACATCGTCACCACCACCCGGTCGGTCTACCAGACCGCGCGGGCGTGGCTGTGCCCGGACGGCAAGGTGCACCCGAAGATCAGCTTCCGGCAGGCGTCCGGCCGCTGGTCGGTCACCGACCCCGGGCTGACCGTGTTCGGCAAGCACGAGGGACGGCACGTGGAACGGGACATCTTCACCGCCAGCGAAGGCCGGGTGCTGATGAGTTTCGACCTGGAGCAGGTGGACATGCGGGCGATCGCCGGGCACAGCCAGGACCCGGCCTACATGGAGCTGTTCAGGCCCGGCCGCGACGCGCACTCCGAGATCGCCGCCCGGGTGTTCGGCGAGGCGCCCCGGGACGCGAAAGGCCGCCACCCGATGCGCCAGCCCGCGAAAGCCCGGGGCCACGGCTGGAACTACGGGATGGGTCCGGACCGGATGATCCGCGACGGGGTCGACCCGGACATGGCCTACGGGTTCGACAACGGGATGAAAGCCGCGTTCCCGGTGCTGTGCGACTGGCGCGAGGGCATCCGCGCCATCGCGGCGGCCGGCGGCATCCTGGACAACGGGTTCGGCCGCCGGATGCGCGCCGACCCGCGGCACGCGCACACCGTCGCCCCGGCGCTGATGGGCCAAGGGGGAGCCCGCGACATCATGGGCCAGTGCCTGCTGCAGATCGACCCGGCGCTGCGCCCGTACATGGTGCTGCAGGTGCACGACGAGGTAATCCTGGACGTTCCGGAGGGCGATGCCGGGGAGGCCGCCGCCGAGGTCCGCCGGGCCATGACCTGGACCTGGCGGGACGTCCCGATCCTGTGCGACCAGGCCGGCCCCGGCCGGTCCTGGGGCGAGCTGTCGGGGGACAAGTGAGGACCCGGCCGTTCATGCGGGCGCACTTCGCCTGCGACCCGGGCGGCTGCGGCGCGCGGCCGGGTGAGCCGTGCCTGAACTACACCGGGCGCGGCGGCCGGTACGGCGAGCCGGTGGAGGACGTGCACGCGGCCCGGCTGCGGAAGTTCCGGGCCTGGACCCGCGCTGAGCAGCAGCTGGAATCTTCCGGCCGATCGGAGAATCAGTGAACGATCAGGATCAGGCTGTGCTGGACGGCAGCATGGGCGCCTGGGAGCGCAGCCGCCCGCCCGGGATTCTCCGGCAGGCACGGCTGCTGCCGCCCGGCATGCGCTGCACGGCGTACTGGTACTCGGCGCGCCGGGGGCTGCCGACAGCGATGTGCTGCCTGCTGGAGCTGGGATCGCGGGCGGCGCACATGGCCCGCCAGGCGGGGCAGGCCACGGTGCGCGTTGCCGAGGGTCCGTTCCTGGTCAACACCTGGCCCGAGGAGTTCTGGGACGCCGCCGCGGCCACGATGGACTGGCGCTGGACCGCCTGGCAGTACGCGGCCGGCGCCCGGATGCTCGTCGGTGACAGCAGCGACGCCGAGTTCACCGCCTGCCTGGACCGCTACGGCGCCGAGCTGGCCGCGGGCTGCGGGCTACCCCGCCGGCCCGGCCCGGACGGTGAGACGTGGCCGGACTGGATCTGGGGCCGGGTCTCCGGCGCGATGGCGAACAACGCGGCCGAGTACGGTGACTGGCACCTGGGCAGCCAGGACCTGGACGAGCTGCTGAACGGCGCCGCCTGCGAGATCTACCGGCAGCCGGTCCCGCGCGGCGACCCGGAGCACCCGCACGGCTACTGGGAAGCCGGCGACTACTAGGCTGGGGCCATGGCACTGGTAGCGCGCGGTTACGACTGCTCGTGGGATCCTCCCGACCAGCAGTGCATGAAGAACGCCGGGTACGCGTTCATGGTCCGGTACGCGTCACGAGACCCGTCGCAGGCAGGCAAGAACCTGACCCGGGCCGAGCTCGATTCAGCGCTGGCGAAGGGCCTCGGGGTCTGCGTGGTCTGGCAGGATTCCAAGTCGCAGATGAAGGGCGGCTACTCGGCCGGCACCTCGCACGCCGGCAGCGCGGACTCATTCGTGCGGGGCCTGGGCCTGGGCGGTATCCCGGTTTACTTCGCGTGCGACTTCGATCCCGTCTCGTCCGACTGGGCCGCGGTCGACGGCTACTGCGACGGGGTGAAAGCGGTGCTCGGGAAGTCCCGGGCCGGGGGATACGGCGGTTACAGCTTCATCAAGCGCGAGCTGGACGCGGGCCGGATCACCTGGGCCTGGCAAACCTACGCTTGGAGCGGCAGCCCGACGACGTGGGACGCCCGCGCCCAGATGCGCCAGGTGAAAAACGATTACGCCCGCTGTGACGGCTACATCGATGACGACGAGGCGCACGCCGCCGACTACGGCCAGTGGCCCCGCCCGGCCGCCGCCGCCCCGCAGCAGGCCGAGGCACTGGACCCGGTGTGCCTGCCGCCCCGGGCCGTGTCAGGCCGGCAGGTCTCCGTCTGCCTGAACGGCCCGCACCGCGACTTCGGGATCTGCGTGGACGCCTCCGTGCTGCAGGGCTCGGTGCACATCCGGGCCGCGCTGCACCTCATCAGCGGCGGCTGGCACGTCATCCAGGTCTACGCCGACCCCGGGCACGACCGGGTGGTGGTCAGCCCGCCGTCGCCCTACGACGGCGCCAGCCTGCACCGGCAGGACGACCAGCCGGTGGACGTCTGGCCGGTGTTCACGGCGTAACGTCAGCCGTCCTCTCCGAACAGCCGGACCAGGGCGCGCCCCAGCTCGGCTGCCTCCTCGCGCGGCATCTGGAACTCGCCCCGTTCGGCGCCCGCCGGCCCGAGTACCGCGAACCGGATCGTCCTGGTTTCGAGCCTGGGCGGCATCTCGCTGCCGTCCGCGTGGTCATCCACCTGGACGGCGAGCGTCCTGCCGCCCTCGCAGGCGGTTTCCTTGACGGTGATCATGTGCTGTCTCCTGTTCTGGTGATGGTTAACTGAATCGCCCGGACCCGCTGCCATACCGGCTTCGGCTCGGCCAGCCCGGCCTGGATCAGCTTGGTGCGCCGGTCGCCGAGCGTCCAGGCGACCGCCGCGGCCAGGTTGAGGCAGCCGTCGGCAGGCAGCGTGACGAACTGCCGGCAGACCGCCCGGATCCCGGTGTGCTGTTCCTCCTCCAGCGAGCCGTCCTCCGGCCCGAACACGTACAGCGCATTCTCCGGGTGCTCGAACCAGGCCAGGTCCTGCGCGGTGCGGCTGATCTCCACCGCGACCGGCTCCGTGCCCGGCGGGAACTCCTCCAGCCAGCGGTACGGGTCCGCCGGGAGCAGCTGCGTGGTGTACCGGGGCATCCGCTCCTCGCGCGGCAGCCGGCTCATCGCCCGCCACTCGGCTTCCGCCCGGTTGCCGGTGTACCACAGCTGCGCCACGCCCAGGCAGGCGCAGGTCCGCAGCGCCTTGCCGACGTTCCCGGCTTTTTTCGGGTCGATCAGCAGTACCGCCGGCGTGATTCCCTGGCTGGTCATGACCGTACCTGCGTCCGGTCGTACAGCGGGACGTACTGGCCGATCATCGCGTGCTCCCGGCAGCCGGTTTCGGAGCACGCGATGAACCGCCCGTTCTGGAGGTGGGCCAGCCGCTCGCCCAGGCAGCAGGCGCAGGACGGCCGGGCGTGGATGTGCTCGGCCAGGCAGCCGACCGTTACCGTGAAGATCGCGTAGTGGCGGCACGGCCCGTCGCCAGCCAGCCAGGCTCCGCACCGCCGGGCCGGGTCCGGGCCGCCCAGGAAGGCCTGCAGCGTGACCGGGTAGCCCGGGTCCTCCCACGGGTCCGGGTCCTCCCAGTATTCCGCGATCTGGCTGATCTGGCCGTCGCAGCCGGCGGCCAGCGTCTCCAGCAGCGTTTCCGTGACGGTGATCATGGTCGTGTCTCCTGTTCGCTTATCCTGACAGTGCCGCAGCGGCATGGTTAACCGCCAGTCTCGTGCGGTGCCGGTTTCGGGGACGGAGCCATCTGCGGCCGTCCATTCCGGGCCGGGGCCGCACGGGACGCCAGCTCATCCGGCGCAGTCGATGACCGTCATCGGCCAGTACCGGGCGACCTCGGTCGCGCCGCCGTCCCGGACGTGCAGGATCTCCCAGCCCGTGCCGACGGGCAGCCCGCGAATGTGCTGCGCTAGCTCCCCGGGCAGGGTGAACCGGCGGGTGGTCTCCGGGTCCGGGTGCGGATAGCCCCGGATGATGTACTCGTCGCCTTCGCGGTCCGGTTCCATCAGCGTGGACTTGCCGTCTGCCATGATCATGATCGCTCCCCCGCCGTTACGGGTTCCTCGGCCGCCGCCTTGTCCGTGGGCCGCCAGTGGTAGGCGGAGCCCGTGCCGATGTCGGTGACGAAGCCGCGCGCCTGCAGGTGCGTGAGCTCGGCGTTGGCCGTGGTCCGGCTGAGCCCGGTCGCGGCCGAGACCTGGCGGGTGTTCACGGTCCGGCCGGCCGCGGCCAGGCGGCAGACTGCCCGGTAGATGTCCATCTCCCGGCCGGTCAGGTACTCGGCGCCGTCCTTGAGGTACGTCACGTGCTGCCTCCTGTCTCGGATGTCCCGGTCGGCGGCGGCCCGTAGGCGCAGACCGAGATGTGTGCGTACAGCTGGTCCCCGGCCGCGATCGCGGTCTGCTGGTCAGCGGTCAGCGGGACTATCTGGTCGGTGGTCAGCGCCCGGGCGTTCCTGGCTTCCGCGTCGATCGTGGAGAAGACCTGGTACGGGGTCTGGACGGCCAGCCGGCCGGCGTCCCAGCCGGTGAGCATGGCCGCGTGCGCGATCGCCTCGGTCTCCAGCTCGGCCGGGGTGTGCCCGGTGACCAGGACCTGCTCGGTGATGAACCGGGGTGTGCGGTCTTCCATTGCCTGTCTCCTGTTCCTGAATTTTCCGGCTGACCGGAAAATCGTTATTCCCCCCTGCATTCAGGTTTCCCTGGCGGGAGCGGTCGTTATCGTGGCCGTGTGAGTGTCAGGTCCGGGCCGGGCGCCGCGCCGCGCGGCCACCGCTGGGAGCGGTTCGCCCGGATGGTGGTCGCCCGTTACGGCGGGCTGTGCCATCTCTGCGGCCATGGCGGCGCCCGGCAGGCCGACCACGTGATCTCGGTGGCCGACCGGCCGGACCTGGCCTGGGACATGTCCAACTGCCGGCCCGCGCACGGCGCGCCCGGCAACCCGTGCCCGGTGTGCTCCCCGAAGGCCGGCAAGCCGGTGAACTGCAACCAGCTTCGCGGCCCGATGAGTATCGAGCGGGCGAAGCGGATCATCGCCGAGCTGACCGGCGGCGGCCAGCACGCCCGGCCCCAGGCCCGGCCGGAACCGGACCCGGGAGCCGGGCGCGACTGGTTACGCCAGCTTGTCCATGTCCGGCGTTGCGCGGAATGCCTTGAAGCCGATGTTGTTAGCTCCGCACGCGGACAGCGGGATGCCGAGTTCTCCGCCGAAGTTGCCGGCCCCGTTGGGGTTGTAGTCCATGATCACCTCCTCCCGAGAGTGCCGGGCGGGCCGTACCGGACCGGGTCCGGGACTTTCGCCCAGTCGATGCGGATTGTTACCGCGTCATGGTCGCCCTCGGTGTCGGGGGTGATCACGATCGCGTCCTCGGGAAGCGAGTTCAGGATCCAGTCCAGCGCCAGTCCGGCACAGACCCGCTCGCTGGCGATCTGGGTGACGCCGGGTTCGTTGCGGCGCAGCTTCCGGTAGGTGGTGAGCCGGAAGCTGACTGCCGGGACTGTCTCCTGCTGGCTGCTGGTTGTCATCGCTGCTCCTGTCCTGATTGCGGCGGGCTGTCGGGCAGGTCCCGCACGTATCCGGCCTTCGTCCGCCAGCGGCGGTGGCAGGCACCGCACCGGCACTCGGACCAGGCCGACCGGGTGAAGTGGTAGCCGTTGAACGCGGAGCTGTTGCCCTCGCGCACGGCGACCCACCAGGAGGCCCGGTGCTCCCGGGCGCACTCCTGCTGGCGCTTGTGGTCTTGCTCCTGGATGCGCCTGTCGACGGCGGCCAGTGCCGGGTCGATGCTCACGAGCCCGCCGAGACCGGGTGCCTAGCGTCGCTGAACGCCCCGATCTGCTGGCTGGAGGCGGCGGCGGTGAACTTGTTCACGGTCAGGGTCACCGGGTCGCCGGGCTGGGCCAGCACGATCGCCGGGCCGAGCTGGCTGGTGCCGGTGTAGACCACGGCGTAATCCGGCTTGCCGCCGGGGCCGCACAGCGTGAGATAGTAGGTTTCGTTGCCGCCGGAGGTGTCGGACGCCTTTCCGCAGACGGTCCCGGTGCGGGTGACGGTGGACACGCCCGCCCCCGGCTGCGTGCCGGCGCTGCTGCCCTGGGCGAGCTGCTGCTGGTAGTTGGCCAGCGCCGCGTCCCGGCTGTTCCCGGCGGCCACGGCCGACCCGGACACGTTGTAGGCCGACACGAAGCCGACCGCGGTGAACGTGGGGTTGGCTACCGGCGGCTCGCCGGTCCCGCACGGGTCGCCCTGGTCGCCCTCCTGCTGCGCCGGGGCGCTGCCCGACGTCGTACCGGTGCCTGGCTCGTAACTGACCATCCAGGTCAGCTGGCCGTAGATCTCGTGCAGGGTCATGGCCTCGGGGACCAGGTGGCTGGACCTGACGTTGACCGCCCCGGAGCCCTGGCCGTTCGCGCCGACGCCCTGCGCGTTGCAGAACGCGCTGCCGACCGAGGTCTCGGTGGCCATCGGGCCGGCCGGGGTGTAGACCTGGATCGACCCGGTTGCCGAGTTCATCTCCAGGATCCGGTAGGTGGACACGTCGCTGCCGTGGCTGGTCAGCAGCATCCGCCAGGACGGGTTCTCGGCTCCCGTGTAGACCAGCACCGGGTCGCCGGAGACCGTGAACCGGTTGGTGTAGCCGGTGCCGCCCCACGCGCGGCGGGAGTTCTCGCCGTACCAGTCCCCGATGGTCGCGGCCATTGACTGGCTGTAGACCCGGTCCACCCAGACCGGGAGGGGCGGGTAGCCGCCGCCGGCCGCGGCGGTCCGGCCGGGCAGCGCGTAGCGGGTGACCTGCCCGGTGTGCGCGTTGATCAGCAGCACGCCGACCGGCGCGAAGAACGTCCAGCCGACCTGCGGCCGGAGCAGCGTGACGGAGTAGTACGGGACCGGGTCGCACAGCTGCGCCGTGCCGTCGGGGCCGCACCCGTCCGGGATCTCCAGCGTCGGGTTGTCCAGCAGGTAGCCGGAATACCCGTGGGTGCGCGCCCACCGGTCCGGTTCCGAGCCCTGGCCGCCGCCGAGGATGACGGTCATCGACGCGTTCGGGTACTGCGGCGCGTACCGCTCGATCACGGTGCCCGGCCCGCCCGGGTTCTCGCCGGAGACCATGATGTAGCCGGGGCTCTTGCCGTGCAGCTTGCCCTCCAGCGGGAAGGCGTACCACATGTGGCCGTTGACCCGCTGCAGCGTGGCCGGGCCGAGGTGCAGGTAGCTGGCGAAGCCCAGGGTTCCCGCGAGCCCGGAGCTCATCGCCTGCGACGCCCGGGTGTACGCCTCGTCCGGGGTGACGACCACCAGGTTGGTGGTGACGGACGCCGGCAGCGTGCCGGGCGGGTTCTCATTGACGCGCACGATGCCGTACGCCTCCACCGGGCAGTGCTGCCCGTTGGAGCCGATCCCGGAGTTCGCCGACGGGCACGCCACCAGGCCGTGGCCGGAGCCGTGCCCGTTGATCCAGACGCCGCCGGCCACGAGCAGCACGATGAGCGGGACGACCGTGCCGGCGCTCACCGACTGCGCCGCCCCGTCCGCGATCCAGCAGACGAGCATGACGGTCGCGATGTTGAGCAGGACCAGCGGCAGCAGGCCGCTGAAGGTCATCATCGGCCGGGTGTGCACTGCCCAGTCCTCCATGAGGACGAGGAAGAACGTGAGGATGAAGGCAACGGCGGCTGCCGCGCCCCAGTTCTTGCCGCGGATCACGGCGAGTACCGCCGCGATCGCCGCGAATATCAGGCTGAAGATCAGCCCGATCCCGATTCCCATCACTTGTCTCCTGTTCCTTCAGACGCGGTGCCGGACGGCGACCGCGTGGTCTTCGGGCATGGCGAGAATGTCGCCGGCCTGGTCTATTTCCAGTACCGTGCCCGGGTCGGAAGCCTCGGTGAACGGCTGGGCGACGCCGACCGTCCAGCTGATCCCGTTCCCGTCGGTGAACGTGACCCGCCCGCCCGCGACCCGGACCGGGAGCACGACGTGACCGCCCGGGTCCAGGCTCCAGGCCGGGTCGCTCGCCGGAACGGTCCAGGGCGACGGGTAGTACAGGCCGTTGCTGTTCAGCAGCACCAGCGCGCGGGGCGAGCCGGCGGACGGCTGCGCGACGGCGGGAATCCCCCAGTCGTGCTCGAACTGCTGCAGGACGGTGTCCGCGGCCGGCGGGGCCTGCTGCGGCGCGAACGCGGTCGGCAGCGGCTGGCTGGCAGCCGGTGACGCTGCCGGACCGCTGCTTTCGGAAAGGACGTGCCAGACGCCTGCTGTAATGAGCCCGATGGCAAAGGCCAGGGCTGCAAGTACGATCAGCGCTCTGCGTGGCAGCAGCGGCTCGCGGGGCCGGGTCCGGGGCGCCGGCCGCGGGGTGCGCGGCTGGGGTTCAGCTGTCTGGGTGATGATCGCGTCCAGCTCGGCGGCCTGCGCCCGGGTCAGCGGCGGGTTCATCTCCCGGTACCCGACCAGCCAGGTGCGGGCGCGGGTCTCCAGCAGGGCGCGCTGCTGCGGCACCTGGGCCGCCTGCGCCAGCAGGCCCTCCAGGGTTGTCTCCTCGGCATCCGGCATGAAGACGGCGATCCCGGCGGTGCCGCCGGGCGCCTGCTGCCAGACCTGCACCTTGCGCAGGAAGTCCAGCGCCGGGGTGGGATAACTGTTCACGGTTTCCTCCCGGATTTCTCGATCATCTTGGCTACGGGCGGGGTCAGGTAGCCGGTCAGGATGACGTACGAGCCCTCGTCGCTGTTGCCGCCTGCCTCGTCCCAGAAGACCTGGTACCCGCGGTGTTTCGCATCCAGGAACGCGCGGCATAGCATTACCGCGGCCCAGTCGCTCCCGGTCCAGTAGGCGACCGCCCAGTCTTTCTGCGGTTCACCTTCGCTGCCGTTCACGGGCTGGAACCGGCCCGCCTGGACCTGGGCGGACCATGCAGTGTCCTCATGAGCCGGCACGGCTGCTGCCCAGTAGGCTGCCCACGCCATGCTGCCCTGGATCAGCTCCTCGAAGTCGGCGTCGTCCATGCGGATCGTGATATTCATGTGTTTCCTCCTCACGTGACCGGGCCGATGTCCTGGCCGCTCCGGTACCAGCGGAAGGTCCGCGACGGGGTGCCGGGCCGCAGCCGGGTGACGTGCTGCGGCGGCCCGGAAACCGACAGGAACTTCGCCCGGATCATAGCCAGCTCGCAGCCGGGCAGGTCCGGGCCGTAGTACTCCGGGCCGGTTTCGCCCGGCTCGATCCGGTAGCAGTCCTCCGGGACGGCCGGCGCGCCCGCCCCGGGCGGCTGCTCGGGCACCCGGCTGCGCTTCAGCTCCGCGACCTCGGCGGTGGTCGTTGCCGTCATAGCGCCCTCTTGGTGGCGAGGGAGCGTGCCGCCGTGGTCAGGGTCCAGCGGACCGGGTCCGGCGGCTCGGCCGTGTCCCGGACGTAGCCGTCGATTCGCAGCGCCTCCAGTTCCCGGCTGACGCGTGCCCGGCTCGTGCCCTGGAGTCCGTCCGCCCGGTTCACCCGGAGGGCCAGGTCGGACAGGAGCAGCCCGTCCGGGGCGCTGGTTTCCAGCAGCGCCGCCAGGATTACCCGGCGGAACGGGCTGGCCGGCACGGGCTCCGGGACTGCGGTTAGCCGCAGCCGGTAGGTGTCCGCGATATGCCGCGTGGCGCGCTCGTGGCGGCTGACCTCCGCCTGGAGGTTGGCGGCGTGCTCGCGCAGCTCCTGGTTCTCCAGCCGCAGCCGCTCGTCCTCGGCGTCGGACTGGATCGTCTCGCAGGTGACTGTTCCCTGGCCCGCCTGCGCGGCGGTTTCAGTTACGTAGTTCTCGTAGTCGGCGCGGGTGCCGCTGTTGGCGCGGCGCCATTCCCCGAAGGTCATCGTCATCCGCTGTCTCCTATCCGGTGGTCGTGGTGGTGGTCGTGACGGCGCCGGTCTTGCTGACCGACGTCTTGTGCGTGACCGTGGTCGTGGCGGTGCCGCACTTGGTTGCCGTCTTGACGGACCGGCTGTGCGCGCCCGTGCTGGATGCCGAGTTCGTGACCGTGGTCTTGGCGGTGCACGCGCCTGCTCCGCCGATGCTGCCGGACCAGCGGTGCAGCGCGGGCGCCGCTGCCGAGACCGGCCAGGGCGGCGCGGGCACCGGGCTGAGCCCGTTGTAGGCGGCCAGCGCGTTCAGGCTGTCACGGAGCTGCCCGTAGGCGGCCCGCCAGCCGCCGGTCAGGCCGCCGGCGTAGGCGGTCAGGTAGCCCTGCGTGTCGTAGGCGAACCGGGCGGTGTCTTTCCCGTTGCCGGCGTCCTTGGCGAGCACCTGCAGGGCGTAGCCGTACCCGTCCGCGACCCACGCCTCGCGGTGGTCCCGGTCCGCCTGCCGCTGGTCGGCCAGCACCTGGGCCAGGTCACCGGCGATGTTCGCCGGCGCCCCGATCCCGGCGACGGCTGTCTGCTGGACCGGGTGCGGCCGGTGGTAGCCCGACGCTGCCCAGCCGCCTGCTGCTGCCAGCATGGCGATCACGACCAGGCCCGGCAGCCATGGCACCAGCAGCACCCGCGCCGTCCCGCGCCTGATCGCCTGGCCCCGGTGCGGGCGCGGGCGCGGCGGCTTTCCGGGGTCCGGAGCCGGGCGGCGGCCGGTGCGGGAGTAGTCCTTTTTCACGCGGTCTTCCCTTCGGCGGTGAGCTGGTAGGACCGGGGGCCGCCCTGGGTACGGCCGCCGGGCTTCCGGACCATCTGCCGGCCCGGCTTGACCAGTCCCAGGGCGGCCAGGCGGGAGCCGGTGCGGTGCAGGCTGAACGTGGCGCTGCGCACCGGCACGCCGGCCCAGCGGCCCGGGTGCGCGGCGATCAGCTGCGCCGGGGTGGCCTTGCCGCCCGGAGCTGCCTGGAGCGCGTCCAGCATCCATCTCTGGCCCGGCGTCAGCCGTGCCCCGGTTCCCCCCCGAACGCCAGTTCCCCCCTGGATGCCGATTCCCCCCTGGGCGCCGGAAACCCCGGCTCCGGCGCCGAGCAGGGCGGCCAGCTCCGCGGATTGCGCGCGGGCCAGTTCGGTGTCCATCAGACCGGGCTCTCGTCTACGATGCCGGTCTCGTCGGCGACGTCGCTGCGCCACTGGTCCACCTGGTCCTCGGTCGGCTCATCCGGCGTGTACGTGCCGTTGCCGCCGCAGCAGTCACAGTCCGCGTCGCCTTCGCCCTCGCACTCGCCGCAGTCGGTTTCCTCGGGCTCGGGGAAGTCCGGCACGCTCGTGTCGCGGATTTCGCCGGCCCAGGACCGCAGCTGCTCGGCGGTGTCCCGCAGCTCGTCGGACTGGCTGGTGGCGTGCTGGAAACCGGATTCCAGGCTGTCCGCGGACTCGTCCTTCGCGTCCGCGATCGACTCGATCTCGTCGGCCGCCTCCGCCAGCGCGGACTCCACGTCATCGACGGACTCGGCGCCGGCGATCGAGTTCTGGAAGTTATGGCTGACCCGGGCCAGCTGGGCGCTCAGCGAGTCGCTGTACTCCCAGACCCGCCAGTCCGGATGGCTCGCGTGGCGGCGCAGCGTCCGGCTGCTGTACGGCCCGGACCGCGGCGCGATCCACTTGTAGGCCGTGCCCGGCATGATGGGCTCGCCGCAGAGGTCGCAGGTGTACGGCTTCAGCGGCTGGCTCAGGTCCCGCTGGGTGCGCCGCACGACAACACCCCGGCCGCCCTTGGCCGTCCGGCTGACCGGGACGATCACCTGATTGCCGGCTGGATCGGTGACCGGCGCCCGGGCGTAGCGCTGCTGCGCGCTCTGCACGCGGTGGATTCTCGGCATTGCAGTCTCCTGTTCTTCCGGGGGTTACCCGTACATGTAGTCGGCCCAGTCGTCGCCCAGCACCGCGCGCAGCCGGTCCGCTTCAGCCTCGGCGATCGCCAGGCGGTCCGGGTCATGGCGGGCGCGGCGCGGCTCTGGCAGGGAAACACGGCCGGCCGGGTGCAGCCGGCAGCCAGGCCCGCACGGCAGGGTCCGGACGGCGGTGTTGAGCCGGCCGGCCAGCTCCGGGTAGCGCTTGCGCAGCAGCAGCCGGACGTGCCGGCGATTGGACTGCGCTGCCGCCGCGCTCATGACCCGTCACCCCGCTTGCAGATGTCGCAGACCAGCGGGCCGGTGAGGACGAACCCCGCCGGGGCGTCCAGTTCCCCGTCCGCGAGCCGGACCATCGAGCCGGTCAGGTGCGGCCGGCAGTCAGTGCGCCCGATGTCGGTCCACCGGACGCCCCAGGCGTCGGCCGGCAGCCGCCCGGCCAGCACGTCCGCCCGGGTGACGCGGCGCGCGTTCAGCACCGCGAAGACGGAGTAGGCCATCCGCTCGGCCCGGCGGAACTCCCGCCGGTCCCGGGGCCGGGTGCCGGTCAGCTCCGGGACGTGCGCGACGTCGTTGAGGTGGTCGGCAATCGCCTGCCAGAACTCCTGGGCCGGGTCTGCCCGCACCCCGATGGTGTACGCGTGCCGGATGGCCTGCTCGGCGGCCCGGATCAGCTCCGGCCCCTGCAGGTACTCGCGCGGGTCTTCCCAGTCCGGGTCGCCCGGCTGCGGTGTCAGTTCGGTCATGTCGTGTCTCCTGATCCTGGTCGTTCTCGCGTGATCTCGGCTAGTCCTGGGCTCAGCGGCCTAGTACCCGGGCGACTAGCGCAGTCCGGGCCGGCAGGTCCAGGTCGTCTTCAGCCAGGGACAGCAGGTCCTCCAGCGTGCTTTCAGCCTGTTCGCGCAGCGGCGGCGGGATCAGGTGCAGGACCGTCTCCCACAGCTCTTTCTTGGCGTCCGCGACCGCGTCCGGGTGCAGTGCGCAGTCCGGCAGGTGGTCCGGCGGCCCGCCCGGCGCCGTCGCCTCGCCGCCGCAGAGGCCGCAGGCCCAGGGCATCAGCGAGTCCCGGATCGCCTGCGTCGCCGACCCGTCGCCGATGTCTGACTCGCCGGGCAGTTCTGCGGCGGTGACGCCGCCGACTACCCACCGGCCCCAGTCGACCTGGCTGCCCGGCTCCTCGTCCAGCGCGGTGTCGACCGCCTCGCCGACTTCGGCCGCGCTCACCGCGTCGCCGGCCGGCACCCGCACGGTGAGCATCAGCTGGAACTCGCGGAACGCGTCCGGGTTCTCCTCCTCGTCGTCCGGGTCGTGCTCGTCCCGTAGCAGGTCTCTGTTGAACCGCTCCTCGGCGGGGTCGCGCTCGCCATCGCTGTTCACTGTCCGTCTCCTGTTCTGTCTCTTGCAGTATACACTACAGGTTGTAATCGGGGGTTAGCGGGTGATGGCGTCCAGGTACGCGCGGGCGGCGTCCCTGATCACCGAGTCGTCGTCTACGCTGGCGCCGAAGCCGACCGCATCGATAACTTCCAGCGCCGCTTTCAGCTGCGCGGCGGCGGCGGCCTGCCCGTCCGGGTCGTCCAGGCCCTCCTGCGCGCCGACGATCACGGACACCAGCCGGACGGCCGGCCAGCCGTGCGACCGGAGCTGGTGCGCCCCGCCGGTCTCTGGGAACGAGATGCGCCGCCCGAGGGTCATGCCGAACACGCCGGCTACCGCGTCCCGCCCGCCGTCGAACGGGTGCACGTCGATGCACAGGTGGTTCCCGAGCGCCATCGGGTTGATGACGACAACGCGCCCGGCTTCGTCCCGGATGATGACGAACGGGCTCGCCTCCCGGCTGCCCGGCTCGCTCGCGGCGATCTCGGTGACCGGGTGCGTGCCGTCCGGGTTGTACCGGGCGAGGAAGCCGTCCAGGGTGTGCTCTGCCATGATCTGTCTCCTGTTCTGGGGTTTAGTCGTTGTCCGCGAACGGGCCGCGCGCCACCTGGTAACGGCTCTCGAACTCCTGCTCGGCGCGCCGGTCCAGTTCCTGCTGGATTGCCTGCTCCTCGCGCATGTCCAGTCCGCCGCCTGCCAGGCGGGCCTGCAGCTCGCTGGCGTCTTCGCCGGCCAGGTCTTCCTCGCCGGTCTCGCCGGTCATGTCACCCGCTCCCAGCCTGCTGCCGCGTAGATGCGCTGCATGATCTCGCGGGCGCCGTCCCGCTCGAAGTCCACGCCGGACGTCGCGCTGAAGACCCAGTCTTCGACGGCCTCCAGCAGGTCCGCGCGGTCACCCGGCGGCAGCGTCTCGAACGCCGCCAGCATCCGGCTGCGGCGCCGGGCTGACGCCCCCAGGTTGTCCGGGTTCATCACCAGGCAGGACAGCCGGCCGGCGTCCTTCGCCGGGGGCATGTCCGGGTACATCATGGTCATGATCTGCCTCCTGAACTTTCCGGCCGACCGGAAATTCCCTCCCGGCCGCGCTGGCTTACTTCCCCGTGGGTGACCGGCTGCTGGCCGGTGAACCAGCCGAGCGGGCATGGCCGCACCAGCGGGCGCCGTCCGTCCCGCAGCACGATCACGTACGGTCCCTCGTGGGCGTGGCTGCACCGGTAGCGGTGATGCTCTCGCGCGTGCCAGCCCGCCAGGAACTCGTTCGACCGGGGGATGCCCTGGATCAGCGCCGCATCTGCGTGCAGTTCACGGACGTGGGCGCGCAGCTCACTCAGGTCCAGCGCCCACCGGTCGATCAGCCACGGGTCACCGGGGGTGCCGGCGCCGGCCAGCAGCGGCTTCACCGTGTTCCGGCCGGCCAGCTCGGTCCCGCTGCCCTTGACCTGGATGTTCATGTCCCAGTCCACGGCGACCAGCCCGGCCGCCTCCAGGCCCTCGATCTGGCCGCGCGTCCGGTCGTTCAGCACCAGCCCGCCAGTTATCAGCAGCCGGTTCAGCAGCCGCAGCTGGCCGGGCGTCAGCTCAGGCATCGCTCGCCGCCTGCCTGCGGATGTCAGCCGCGTTCTTCGGGGTGCGCTGGACGATGCGCAGCCTGTACCCATACGGCGGGGTTTCCAGCTCGCGCTTGAGCGCCGCGTACTCCGCTTCCGTGGCCGGTCGCGTGCGGCTGACCACGCTGGTCGGGCTCGCCGCGCCGTGCTGGCCGACGTGCTCGTACGATTCGCACATCAGGCCGGTGTGGTCGGCGGGCTCGCACGGGAACAGCGCGATCACGCCGTCTCCGATCATTGACGTGTCCCGCCACTTGCGGAACATCACGACGGTAATCTCGTCGTCTGCCATGTCATGCCTCCTGATCGTTGTCGTGGCGGCCTTGGCCGCAGGTGGCGCACGGCCCGGCCGGCGGGATCGCGTGCGTGACGCCGGCCGGGCTGGTCCATTCGCGCCAGCCGGGCGGCAGCGCGGTGACGAAGACCGTCCCGCAGCCGCCGCACCGGATCTCCTGGCCCGGCTCCGGGTACGGCAGCTCCTCGCAGCACTCGAACACCAGGGACGGCTCGCCTGCGGGTTCCCCTTCGGTACCGGGCGGGAGCACTAGCACGGGCTCGCCGCTGGCGGTATCGATCTCGATGTCCGGGCCGCCGTCCACGTACGCGACCTGCACGCTATCGGGCAGGCCGCCGGTCTCGAAAGCAGCCCACTCGCCGGAGTAGCTGCCCGTCCCGCCGCAGGCGGCCTCGTGCACACGGTGCGCGGTGCGCAGCCATTCCTCACGGGTCGCCGGCCTGATGGCCTTGCCGGTGTCGTAGTCGCACAGCGTGCCCCAGTCCTGAACCGGCTCGCTCACGACCGCATCTCCCCGGGCAGGTACTCGGTGACTACCGCGCCGTCCTCGGACCGGAACGCGTCCCGGGGCTGCGGCGGCATGGTCTCGAATCCGGCCCCGGCCAGCGCTATCCGCAGCCGGGCCAGCGCCAGGCCGCCGCGCGGCGCGGCGAGCACGGCCACCACCGGGACGGTGACGAGCCACGCCCCGCGGCCGTCTTCGTATGCCGTCCGGGCGCTAGGCAGGTCGTACAGGTCGAAGCCCAGGTGGATCACGCTCGCCGCGACCGCCGCGACCGCCTCCAGCCCGTTAACGGCGGCCTGCCGGGCGGTCACCCGGGCCAGCACGTTCCAGGCCCGTTCCTCGTCATCGCTGTCGTCGTCGCGCTGGTACCAGTCCAGCAGCTCGTTGGCGGCGTCCACCGCGTCGCGGAGGATGACGGCCGGGTCGTACAGGCCGCCTTCCTCGTCCGGCTCGGGCAGCCGGTCCAGGTATTCGACCGACTGGACCTGGCCGCCCAGCCAGGGCGCGCCAGGGTGGTCCTCGTCCGGCGGGCGGATGATGACCCGCCAGGCATCGATCTCGCCGTCGCCGTTGGCGAGCGAATCGACCGCCATCTCGCACGGTCCGGTGATCAGCGGCTCGCCCTCGCCGGGATGGATGGCCGCGTCCAGGGCCATCATCGCGTCATGGTCGGTCTCCACCGGGTGGCAGGCCGCCAGCTCCGGCAGCCGGGATTCGTCCAGCGTGAATCGCTGTGTCATGGTCCTGTCTCCTGATCTGTCTGCCGTCGTTTTACTGTTATTGCCGGGTAAGTCCGGGCCGGGAAGAACCAGCGGATAACCCGCTGGTACTGCGGGCACTCGCATTTCGAGCAGTCCTCGCCCAGCCGGTGGTGCTGGTGCGCCTCGTACGCGTGACCGCAGCGGCAGGCCGGTTTCGGCTTCATAGCCTTTGCCATACCCGGCCATGCTCTAACTCGCCAGCCCTTCGACCGCCCGGCGGTAATCGCCGTAGATACCCTCGGCAGCCGCTCGCGCGGCGTCCTGGCTGTCATGCGGCTCGTCGGCGGTCAGGTAGCCGGGAACCCGGACCTCCAGCACCACCCCCGCCGGGCCGTCCGCGCGGCGGATGCGGAACCAGCCCCGCTCCAGCCGGGTCACCGCTACCGGCACGCCGCGCTCGGTCACCCGGCCGTCCAGCGGCGCGCTCATTCCCCGTCACGGCGGAACTGCGCCCACCCGCCCGCGTAGTGCAGCTCGATGCCCGCGGCCACCTGCGCGTCGGTCAGGTCCGCGACATCCTCCGCCTCATAGAGGTCGGCCCACTCGCAGTCCGCGATCCAGCTCCGCGCCGCGCTCAGCACCGCCGGCGGGACGCGCCGGACCCGGGACAGCGGCCGGGCGATGCCGGGCAGGCCCGGGCCGTTCGCGGTCAGCACGGAGGCGACGACGGCATCGCTGCCCGGGTCCTCGTCCAGGTAGCTGGCGAAGACGCACAGATGCTGCCTGCCGTCCGGGTCCGCGCACTCGATGACCTGGCCCGGCTCGAACACGGGCACGACCCGTGCCCGGTCCTGCACGAACGCCTCGCCCGCGCTGCGGTCGCCGGCCACCGCCAGCCAGATGCCGAGGGTGCCGTAGTCGCCGACGACCTCCATGAGATCGCCGTCGTACCGGACCAGCTCGCCCGGCTCGTACTCAACGCCGGCCAGCGGCAGCAGCCTGTCTCCCCCCTCGTCGTGGAATGCCCGGACCTCACTGTCGATGCTCTCGGCGGCCGGGCCGTGCTCGCCGGAGATCCACGCGGACGGGAACTCGCCGCGCTCGGCCATCCAGCGGGCCGCCTCGTAGATCGCCACCTGCCGGTCCGGGTAGGCGTGCCGGGTCTCGGCCGCCCACGACAGCCAGTACTTGCCCCGGTACAGGTTCACGTACAGGTCGTTCTCGTCCGGTCGCTCGTCCCAGTCGTCCGCGACCTTGCCGGCCTGCCCGGTTGCCGTGGCCAGCGCCCCGGTCAGCCGGTCCGCGTCGTCGGCGGTGCGCCCGCACCGGACCCGCACGGTGCCGTCATCGGTCTTGATGATCAGCGTGACGTCGCCGTCCTCGTCCTCGGTGCGCCAGGCCTGGATGTCCAGTGTCTCCAGGGCGTTCAGCTCGATATTCATGTCAGATCTCCTGATCGTGGATCGGATTTTCCGGTCGCCCGGAATGTTCGGTTACGGCTGCGCCCGCCACGCCAGCACTGCCGCGACGATGACGACGAGGACGACGATCCCGGCTGCGGTCAGGCCCTCGCCCAGCCCTGTGACCCAGCCGGGCATCACCGGGACCGCCTTTGCACGGAACTGAGGAACACCGGCACGCGCCGGCCGCTCCGGGACAGCACGACGACATCCCCGCTCCGCTGCGGGTCGTCCGGGTTGTCCACCGGGCCTTCGTAGGTGCCGTTGAACCAGCGCAGTCTGCCCAGCTCCCGGAATTGCACTGGCTCGCCCGGGGTCAGCGGGACCAGCCGGTTCTCCAGCTTGCGGAAGATGTCGTCATCCCCCCGGCTGAACCTGGCGTACTCCTCGCGGATCTCAGCTAGGATCTCCGAGATGGCCTCGGGGGCCATGCCCGGCGGGTTCGCGCGGACCGCGTCCGCCAGCTTCCGCAGCGCGATCAGCTCGCGCAGGTTGGCGGCCGGCGTGCTGCCCGCGCCGTAGTTCACCGCCGAGACGTGCAGGAAAGCGGTGTCCCTGCGGTTCCGGTCGGCGACCGCCAGCGCGTCAACGGCGGCCAGCGCCCCGGCTACGGTGATGGTGGTCTCGGTCTCCATGGTCATGCCTCCATTCGCCCGGTGCCCTGCAGCACCCGGATAACGTCTTGCCGCTGCTCCATCGCTTCCTGCCAGCCGCTGCTCGGGTAGCGCCCGGACAGGATGGCCGCGATGGCGTCCAGCGCCCCGGACTCCGGCGTGGTGCGCTTCTCGGCCGCGTTCAGCTTGGCCGCCGCGCGCTGGGCTGAGCTGTAGCTGGCGTAGCGGACCAGGGTGTCGGCCGCGCTGAGGTAGTACCGGTCCCGGACCGGAACCCGGTCGCTCTCCGCGCCAGCCCCCCGGATCAGGAACCAGTGCCGCTTGCCCGCGCCGTTGCTGGCCGGCTGCCAGGGCGGCAGCGCGAGGCCGTTGTCTTCGCCGAGGAAGGCCAGGATCTCGCGGGCGAACCGGGCCAGGTCGCCGGCGGATGGCCGGATGCTGACGTAGCTGCCGCTCCCCGGCTTCTCCGCGTGCAGGCCGGGGCTGTCAGGCGTCCCCTCCAGGTACAGGTACGCACCCGTGCGGAGGCTGTCCCAGGCGGTATGGCCCCAGAGTCTCGCGTGGCCGTGGGCTGGCAGCTCCGGCAGCCCGGTGTCGGCAGTGGTCTCGGTCATGTACTGTCTCCTGTCTTCGTTCCGAACACGTCCGCCTCGGTGAGAGGTGCGGCGCTGGTGATGCCGGCGTTCGCCAGCTTGCGGGCCAGCCCCAGCACGGAGCTGCGCTCGCCCAGCGTGTACTCGCCCTCGCTGGCGATGTCGGCGCGCATGCCGACCGCCAGCCCGATCGGGTACGCGGCGGCCGGCGGGATGACCAGCACCCCGTCTTCGACCCGGGCGCCGGCCTCCGCCGCCGCGGCCATGCTCTCGCTGCCGCTGGCGATCAGGTCGGCCAGCCATTCCGCCTGGCGCGGCGTGACCGGGATGCGGATATCGGTTTTGTCTGTCATTGTCAGCTGCCTCCGGTCAGGCCGCGCTGGATCGCGTCCATGATCGCGGACGCGGCCTCGCGGCAGCCGATTGTCTGGGCGTAGTCGGACTGCAGGTTCCACTCGTGGATCACGCTGATCACTTCGATCAGGGCGGTGGCGAACGCGGCCACGGTCGGGTCGGCGGCTGCGCGGGCATGGGCCAGGGCCGCGCTCAGCTGCCCTTCCACGTCCGCCGGGCCGGGGAACAGCGCCCGCAGCTTGCTGGCGGCGGCGGCGAAGTCCGGGTCCGGGGGTGTGCTGCTCATCGCGTTGTCCTCCTGTGTTCTCGGGTGCCGAGTGCAGAATTGCACTCAGGCGGCCAGCAGGGCCGGCGTCTTGCGCTTGCGCCGGTACCGTTTCGGGATGATCGACAGCCCGGTCCGAGTGCCGGGATTGCAGCGCGGGCACAGCTTCGGTCCGTAGTTCCGGTCCTTGAGCGCCTTCTCGTGCTCCTCGGTGGCGCTCGCCCAGATCCGGACGATGGTGAACTCGGTGCCCGCCCCGGTGACCACGGCCAGCAGCCGCGCGCCGCGCCCGGCCCGGTGCTGCCTGATCCGGTCCGCGACCCCGGCCGCCTGCTCGCCGGTCAGGTACCGGCAGGTGATCCGGGTCTGCATCGCGGCCCGGACCTCGGCCATGATCTCCGGGACGGCGAGCGCCGGGTCATCGGGGTAGGCGAAGCCGAGGTAATGCCGGGCGTGCTGGTAGGGATTGTCCGCCCAGCACACCAGGTACAGCGCGCCGCGCCGCCGGTACCGGCGCCGGCTCACGCGTCCCGCTCCGGATCGTGCAGCCCCGGCCACATGCTGCCGCGCGGCGGCGCCTGCGGGCAGGCCAGCCGGTCGATCTCGTCCCGGCCGTCGTCACGCGGCGGCCGTGCCCAGGCATCGCTCTGATCGGCCCACAGCCCGTCAGCGCCCTGCTCGATGTCTGCCCGGCAGTACCGGCACCTGCGCACCAGGGCATCGGTCCCGGCGTGCATGCCCGGGGCCAGGTCGCGGATTACTCGGCCGTCGCCCGCGTTCCGCCAGTAGTAGCCGTTCTCGTCCGGGCTGCGCGTCTCGTCATCGGCCGAGATGCTGACACGGGTCACCTGCCGGCCCAGCCGGTCGGTCAGGCCGATGACGACGTTGACGATGCAGCCGGGCAGCTCGATGTGCAGCCGGTCCCCGCTGCGGTTGCGCTCGCCGAACACGATGGTTTTCACGGTCTGTCTCCTGTCTCCTGATCTTTCCGGGCCGCCCGCCGCCGGGTGTAGTCCTGCACGATGCCCAGGAACACGCGGTCCTTGAACAGCTCGCCGGCGGGCAGCTGCGAGTAGTCGTCCACCAGGCACGGGTGCGTCTTCCTCACGGGGTCCTTGACGTCGCCCCGCTTCCAGCCGTCCTTGCGCTTGGCAGCCGCCCAGCGCTGCCACAGCTGTTCCGCCGTGACGCCCGCCAGGACCGCGAGCACGCTGTCCCGGGTGGACTCCGCCATCCACCCGGGCGCGTCTTCCAGGCGCGGTGTCGGAGCCTCCGGCGGGCTGCCGGTACCGAGCTGGAGCCACCAGATCGCGCTGTTGCACGCGGCGACCAGTTCCTCTAGCTCAGCGTCGCTTAGTCCCGGCACGGCGGTCACCCGGCTGGCTGGCAGGTGCAGTGCTTGTCCAGCCCGGAGCCCTGCAGCCCGCAGTCGCCGGCGTGCACGACCGGGGCCGCCTCGGTCACGGCCGGGTAGAAGCCCTGGCTGATGCCGTCCAGCAGCTTCGCCATCGCCTCCGAGAACGTGGACAGCGGCTTGCCCATCGCTATCCCCAGGTGGGTGTAGCGCGCGGTCAGTTCCGCGCTGGCCGTGTACGTCCCGGGCCGCAGGGCCGCGTCGTACGACGCGATCCAGTAGATGGTCCATTTCTCGGACGTATTGTCCGACCGGATGAACCAGCGCGGGTCACGCTTCAGGACGTACGCCCGGCCCGCGAGCTCCCGGCTGTAGGGCAGGCTTGCCCGCCGGAAGTTCACCCCGTACGGGGGAATCTGGCCTGTCATTGCTGTCTCCTGATCTTGTAGTTGTTCCGGTTGACCGGAAATTCAGAGGTCGGTGATCTCGGACGCGCGTCCGTGCGGGTCGGGGACCGGGGATACCCAGCCGTGGCTGGCTGCCCAGTTCCGCCGGGCGGCCATGGCGTCGATCTCGTCGGCCAGCTCCGGGTCACGCCATCCGGCCGCATCGAACTCGGCTTCCAGCCGGTTCAGCTCGGCGGCGGCCTCCGCTGTCCACGGGCCGGGGCAGTCGTGGTCGGCCGCCATGCCGATCAGGACCGCCAGCTCGTCGCCGTCCTGCACATCGCACAGCCGCAGCCCGCACACGGTGTGGACCAGCTCCAGGTCATCCTTGGCCGGGTCACCGGAGTCCAGGGCCTCGAACTGGCCCAGGAACGCGCCGGCCTCCGCGATGCCGACGTCCCATACCATCGGCGTCTGCGTTACCGGCGGGTAGTGGTCCGGGTTGTTCAGCGCGTGCGCGACAGCCCCGGGGATATCCAGGGTGCCGTCCGGCGTAGTGATCGTGATGAGCAGCATCGTTTTCACGAGGTCTCCTCGCGGTGCTCCCGCACGGACTCGCGCAGGCTCTCCGGGATCTGCCCCAGCGGCACGCCCGCGTACGCGAGCCAGGCCGGGATCACGGGGTCGGCGGTTCCGGTGCCGTCGCCGCCTTCCTCGCCCTCGTGATAGCCCGAGATCAGGAACTCCGGGTCGCTGCCCTGGCGGAGGAGCGCGTCACGCATCTCAGCCCGGGTCAGTTCCCTGTTGGACACGACGTGCCGGACCTCGCCGGAGGCACCGTCGTTGACGTTGATGGCAGCCGCCTCGTCCGGGCTCATCGGCCGGTCCGACAGGACTTCGACCTTGAAGACGTTCTGGTAGTAGCGCTCCATTCGGCTCTCCTCGCTGTTGTTGTTGTACGGGTGGCCCAGCATCGCCAGCAGCCGGGCCAGGTGACCGGCGCAGTCGTGGCCGGCCTCGATCTCGGCGTCGTTGCTGTCACCGCTGGCGGCGTCGTCCAGCGTGGCCAGCGCCTCGTGCATGGCCTCGATGTCGGCGGCGGGCAGGTCCAGGTCCAGGATCGGCTCGGTGAAGGTCTGGACGTCCCCGGCCGGCACACTGGCGTCCTCCGGGTCAGCGTCCACGAACGAGGCCTTACCGCGCGGCGCGACGCAGGTCAGCCTGTAGACCAGGCCGGGCGGGTCGTCCGCGCTCTCCTCCACGGTGTTGTCGCGGACGTTGAACTCCATCAGCCCCTCGGCTGCGCGCCGGGCGGCGGCGTAGTCCGGTGCGCCGATGCGGAAGGTGGCGACGGCGACGATGTCGAACGTGTACTCCGTGAGCGCGGTGTGCTCGGTCACCCAGACGGCGACGGCGGCCTTCGCCCCGCTCTCGCCGTCTGCCCCGCCTTCCGCCAGCACCGCGTCATCGCCCTCGTCTACGTCGTTCCACCGGTTGTAGACCGTCCAGCCCCATGGCTGGTGGCCGTCCCGGCCGTCTGGTGCGACTGACGCCCAGGACGCGCCGCCGGGGCTGCCGATGGCGGTCAGGTCGGTTTCCTGGTCGTGGTTGGCTTCGTCCGCGCTGGCGGACAGGGTCCAGGTCAGGTTCATTTCTGGTCTCCGGCCCACTTGAGCAGACGGCTCGCCATCCGCTTGTCTTCGGCCGGGGCGTACGTCCAGGCCGTAACCTGCCCGGCGATCTGCCGTGCGATGACGGGCATCAGGCCGGCGCGGACGGCCAGGTCGCCCAGCGCGAGCCGCTGGTTCTCGGCGGCGTCCGGCTCGTAGAAGTAGTGGCCGGCGGTGTAGCCCAGCTGGCCGTCTGTGCTGCCGTCCAGCCGGAACGCCATCCAGGTCACCCACTGGCGGCCGTCGTCCTGCTGGGCTGCCACGTACCAGCTGTGCAGCAGGCCCGGGGTGGCGGGCGATCCGGGCAGCACCGCCCGGATGGTGTACCCCTGGTTGCTGGTCACGTCCGGTCGCGGCGGCGCGGTCTTCTCGGGCCTGATATCGGTGTCGTTCATCGGTTCTGTCTCCTGTTCCTGATCCTGATCCTGGGGTCTGACATTTTCCGGTCAGCCGGAAAGTCAGCCCTGCTGCTGGCTGACGTTGATGAGGATGTCTCCGAGGTACGCCAGGATCGCGGCAGCCTGCTGGTCGCTGGCGTAGATGACGACGCTGCCGCCCAGTCCTGCCTCGGCGTTGATCCCGGCCTCCCGGAACTTCGCGGCCATCGCCTCGGCGTCCTGCTGCAACGTATCCGGCTCACGGTCCGGGACCTCACGGTCCGGGACTTCGCGGACCACCAGGTCCCAGACGGTCATGTAGGTCTCGCCGCCGCTGACCATGACCTTGCCGGTGCGGCCGTCGCCCGGCGCGCGGGTGGCGCACTGGAAGGTACCGGTGTCGCCCCGGAAGTCGGTCACGGTGTCGCCGCGCCGGACCTCGGTGCCATCGCTCTTGCGGTATGCCCTGAGCATTTGCTGTCTCCTGTCCTTATTGCACGTCGTGACGGGGGGACATCCGCGTCCGGTGCGTGCCGTGGTCGATGTCCGTGAGGTGGGTCCGCTGCTTGCCGTTCTTGTGCTTCCACGGGATGGCGTCCGGGCTGGCCAGGATTTCCGCGAGCGTGTAACGCCGGGTCACGTAGCCGAAGTTGTTCAGCGTCACCGCCCCGGTGATCACCCACTGGCCGCTCGGCGTGTCGTAGGGCGGGGGCACGTCGTGCCGCTGCACCTGGCCGTTGTCGTGCAGCGTCCACCGTGAGCCGTCCTGGTTGATGATGGTTCTGGGCATTTGCTGCCTCCTGTTCTCAGATGTCCTCGGCCAGCTGCTCCGTCAGCCCGGCCAGTTCCTCGTACGCGGCTGCTGCCTGGTCAGCCCGCTCGGCGGAGTCGGTGAACATCTGCGCCATCTGCCGCAGGCCGCCTGGCGTTGGCAGCAGGCTGATCGCGTGCTCGCGCCGCAGCCGCTTCCGCAGCCGCTTCGCCAGCCGCGCCCCGGCGTCTATCAGCCGGGCCGCCGCGCGCACGTGCAGCCGGGCACGCGGCTGCAGCGCCGCCTCGCACTCGGCGGCTGTCTCGCGCATCCGCTCGGCGTAAACCTCCAGCGCGGTGCCCAGCACGCCGCTGTGCCGGAAGTCGAAGTCCGTGAGCGCGAGCACGAGATCCGCGGCGGTCTTACGGACGGTGGCGGCCGTGTGCTCCAGGCCGTCTGCGGTCTCGTTCGCGGCCTCGGTCACGGCCTCCCAGCCGAGGAAGCCGCAGCAGTCGGCCCGCTCGCTGCCGTGCTCGTCGGTGACCGTGTACGCGTACGTCTCGCCGTTCAGCCAGAAGCCGTAGGTCTCCACCTCGGCCTCGATCATCCGCTGGGCCTGGGCGAGCTGTTCCGCTGAGCCGTCCCAGTCCGTGCCCTGGCAGTCGGCCCAGATTTCCGGGGTGATGTAGGCCAGGCCCAGCTGCCCGGAATCCCACGGGTCGCGGAACGGGTTGCCGCCGCCCACCGGGGCCACGCTCAGCGCCAGGCCGCTGTGATCGATCATGAAGACGGCCATGACGTACAGCGCGCCCTGCCGGGTCAGGAAGTCTGCTATCTCGCTCCAGCCGCCGAAGTCGTCCGGGCTTACGTCCGGGTCGTTCGGCAGCGTGTACCGGCGGTGGAACAGGGCCAGCGCGCAGCCGGGGCTGGCGTCCTCGTGCGGGTTGCCGGCGTCCGGGTCGTGCTCGATGTCAACGGTGAATCCGTTGCGCTCGTAGCTTTCCAGGGTGGTGGTCATCGGTTCTGTCTCCTGTTTCTGTTCAGCGGCCCGTGCGGCGGCGCTGCCTGCGCAGCGCCCACGAGACGGTAAGGACGATCGCGCCGGGGATCAGCAGCCCGGCCGGGAAGGGCCAGAGCAGCAGCAGTACCAGCCCGAGACCCAGGCTGATCTCGGTGTAGGCCAGCACCAGGCCGGTCACGGCGAGCGGGCTGGTGCGCCGGCCCGCATCCCGGGCGGCGTAGTTGGACAGGTGCCCGAACAGCAGCCCGAACGGGAAGACGAACAGGCCGCCGAGCAGCGCGCACACGGCCAGCGCGTCATTGCGCGCCTCGGCCGGCTCTGGGCGGACGGGGGAGATCTGGTTCATGGTGAGGGTGTCTCCTGATCGTTGAAGGTTGCCGAGTGCAGGATTGCACTCGCTAGCTGGCGGGCCAGGTTCCGAACACGGCCGGGTCCGGCTCCGGGCCGTCCCCGTCCGGGCTCTCGTCCGGGACGCGGGCTAGCGGCTCGCCCAGCTCGTCCACTTCATGCAGTACCCGGCAGGACCGGGCCTTGGCCTTGTCCCCGATCACGACCAGGGTCCGGCGGTCCACCGCGCAGGCCAGGAACCGGGTCGCGCCGCCGTCGTAGCTGCGGGCGCCGGCCACCGTCGGGCTGAAGTGCAGGCCGCCGCCGCAGTGCTCGCCCGGCTCGTAGTCCTCCGCCGTGACCGTGGCCCCGATCCGGTACTCGGTCCCGTGGTAGGACAGCAGGCCATCGCGCACCGCCTTGAACATGACCACTTCGCCGTGCGCGGTGGCCAGCCCGTTGTCCCTGATCCACCGGTATCGTTCGGTGGCCTGGTGCAGCCAGGCGCGGCGCTCGGCCTCGGCGGCGTCCCGGCGGGCTTGCCGGGCTGCCTCCCGCTGACGCCTGATCTCCTCGGGATCGTTCAGCCGGCGCAGGCCGGCCGGGTTGATGACCTCGCCGTCGCCGTCCACCCTGATCCCGTCGGCGAACATGACCGGCATCTGTTTGGACCCGTAGTCCCGCTGCCCGGTGCCGTTGCAGTGATAGCACTCGGCCCAGCGCGACAGCGTGATCTTCGGCGGGAAAATCTGCCGGTGCCAGTAGCCGTCGTTATCGTCCCATCCGTGCTCGTAATACTCGCGGTAGCCGGGCTGAACGACCCGGCCGGCGCCGCTGCATATGCGGCACGTGCGCAGCTTCGGCGGCGTCCGCGGGTCGTTCTTGGTCCACACCGCCCAGATGCCGCGCTCGCTGTAGACGCGGGCCGGGCCGTAGCCGTTGATCCGCTGCTTGGTCGTGGTCGTTTCCCAGCCGCCCGTGCTCAGCGTGAACGTGCCGTCCGGGTGGATCGTCACGACGTCGGTGTAGTGGTAGCGGATCGCGTAGCCGTTGCCGCGCGGGTACAGGTAGGTGTTATTGCCCAGCCGCCGCCGGCCGCTGCGGGAGCGGCGCATCAGCGCCTCGGCCTCGCTGAACGTGATTGTCATCGGTGTCTCCTGATCTTGATTTTCCGGTCAGCCGGAAAGTTACCGGTCGGTCTCGGTTTCGCGGCGCACGATGATCCGCCCGGTGTAGCAGCGGTCGCCGTGCCGGACGTGGCGCAGGCCGGTGCCCAGCGAATCCGGATGCAGTTCCATGTGGTGCTCAACGCACAGGAAGGTCACCGTCTCGCCCGGGCCGGTCCTGCGGGCGCGCACGGCTGCCTGGCGGTCGATGAGCACGACGCCGCTGCCGTCCCGCCAGCCGCGCGGGCGGGCGTGCGGGCCGGCGTTCGGCCCGTGATGGTGGGTGCTGCTGCCGAGCCGGTGATGTTCTCCGGCGTGCTCGCGGGACAGCTCGTTATCGGACCGGCCGAGCAGCCGGATACGCGGGTGCAGTAGCCGGACGTGCTCGCGGATGCCTGGCTGCTTCACCTGGATGACGATGTGCGGGTGCGGCGGGTCATTGTGGACGTAGACCAGCGTTGCCGAGTCGGCCGTCTGCTCGATGATCTTGTAGTCATCGGTGCTCATGAGCAGCCAGATAGCCCGCTCCAGATCGGTCATGGCTCAGCCCTCCTGCCCGTGCACCCAGTCCGGCAGAATCCACACAGGCCGGTGATCGCCGGTCTTGCGCAGCTGACGGGCGTCGTCCTCGGTTACCGCGTCGTCCGGCAGCGCCTCCCACACCGGCTCGGTTTCGTGGCCGGCCGTGATGACGGTCGGGACGGCCAGGCCGGCGCCGTACACGTGGAGCGTCCTGCTGAGCACGTCGGCAGTGTCGTAGTCCAGCGAGACGACCAGGATGCCGTCCCGCACGTAGGCGTACACCTGCACGCCGGCGATCTCGATGCACGGCGGCGCGTACGTCCCGTTGTTGTCCGCCGCGCTCACGGCCGGGTGGAAGACCGCGCCGGCGTTGACGAGACGGTCGCTGACGCCCAGGGCGTCCTTGGAAAACTCATTCACGGGTTATCTCTCCTGTTCTGCGGCCCGCGCGCAGCCGGGGCAGATGACCCGGCGGCCGTGGCCGTCATAGCTCTCGCGGATCTCGGTACCGTCCAGCGGCAGGCCGCACAGCAGCACCGACGCGAAGTCATGGGCGTAGTGGATGAAGTCACCGAACCTGGTCCGCAGCAGGCAGCCGCGCCAGGCCGGGACCGGCGGCGCGGGCGATTCGGTGACGGCGTGGCCGCGCGAGCGGCCGGTGTCGAAGTGGGTCTGCCGGGCCTCGCAGCGGCGCTCGCGCGCCCGGTCCCGGGCCGGCCGCATCCGCCGGACTTTGTCTTGCGGTCGCATGGTCACAGGTTCCTGAATCCGACGAACCAGCCGTTGCCGGAGTCGTCGGTGCCGTGCGTGTCCTCGCGGTCGCAGTAGGCCACGGCATCGTCTCGCGTGACGTAGCCGAGATGCGCGTTCGCGTCCGCGAGACGTTCACGGAACAGCACCAGCTCCACGCTGGTCTCGTCCGTGTCACATGCGTCCACGAGATCGGGCAGCTCGGGCAGCGCGCGGATCAGCCGCAGTTCCCCGGTCGGCACCTCCGTGATCGCTTCCTTCTCGCCCCGTTCGATAGCGCCGGACACGTGGTACCTCAGCGCTGCATGCGGATCGCTGAATGAGGGCATGGTCATGTCTCCTGATCTTCAGTAGGTGTCGCGCATCAGCCGGGCCAGCTTGTCGCCGGCGGTGATCAGCCGGGCCGCCGTCAGTAGCGGCTTGCCTGGCGTGTCGCGGTGCGCGGCTTCGGCGGCGTCTTCCCATTCCGCGAGCGCGGTCTCCCGCGCGGCAGCGGCGGCGGCACGCTCGTTTTCCTCCAGCCGGGCGCACAGCACCATGTGCCGCACGTGCCCCCGGCCCTGGAACCACTTGACGATGATGTGCTGGCAGTGGCAGCCCATGTTCCGCTCGAACTGGATGTCGCTGCGCAGCGAGCCGCGCCGCCGCCACCGGCACACCGCGACCGGGCCGACGCCGCGTCGCCACGACGATCCGCCCAGCCAGTTGCCGTTGTCCCAGTCCGGTCCTTTGACGCCGGCCGCGTTGTGCCAGAACAGCCCGTTCCAGCCCAGCACCCAGCCGAACCGGAACCGGCTGGACCACGGGGTCAGGTGGAACGACGTGCCGCGCAGGTACCTGATGTGCGGCCGGCGCGGCGGGTCGGCTTCCGCCGGCCTGCCGATGCCGATAGCGCCTGGCAGCCAGTGGCTCATGATGCGTCCCTCCGGTCCGCGTGGCAGCCGGTCTGGCCGCAGCCCGCGCAGTAGCCGTCCTCGCCGATCTCGGTCAGGTCGTCGGTGTCCACGACGTGCTCGCGGTCGTCGCCGACCATCACCGCGCGGACGTAGCCGGAGCGCGGGACCAGCTCCGGCTCGCTGTAGAGGTAGCAGTCCGGGTCGTGGCACTCCGGGTCGTTCTCGTCGCAGATGTCGTAGACGTGCGCCGGGTTGCCGCAGGCCAGCTCCCACGACTCCTGGGTCCACTCCATGTCCCAGCCGTGCAGCCAGAACGCCACGCCGCGCATCCCGGCCACGGTGTACCGCGCCTCGAAGTCGATGCCGTTCTCGGTCCCGGTCACAGCCGGGCCGCTGTACCTGGTCATGACGCCTCCATGTCGTTGGTTCCGGTCGGCTGGGTGATGATGACCTTGTCCAGCCGGCCCAGCTCGGCGCGCAGGTCCTGGATCGCCGCGCAGCGCGAGCAGGTCAGCATGTCCTGGAACGGGACGGCGTGACCGGGGCACATGCTGAACGTGCAGTCCATGGCCAGCAGGGTGTCGATGGCGAGCTGGAGCGCGTGCCGCGCGATGCCCGGGTGGTCTTCGTCCTTGCTGCGCGGCGGGAGCGCGTCCAGCTCACGGCGGCGAAGGCGGATGTGTTCCATGACATCGGCCAGCTCACGGCGGGCGTCGGCGGGAACGGCGTCCAGCTCGCGCCGGGCGCTGGATATCTCACTGCGCAGCCCGTCCAGCTCACGCCGGGCGGCGGCGGCCCGCGCGCTCCGGGACGGGGCCGCGCTCGCGGCCGGTGCCCAGTGCGGCCCGTCCGGCGTGTCGGTGACGGTGCCCAGGAACGTGCCCGGGTGATGGCCGGAGCTGCCCCCGGTCATCCAGACCGCGACCCGGTCCCGGCCCTTGTCATCCTCGCCGATGCACACTCTCACGCCGGCGTGCCAGCCGCGCGTGTGCGCCTCGCAGCCGGCCTTCATCCCGGCCCCGTAGTTCTTGCCGCGCCGGTTGTCGTAGTCGTGATAGAACCTCATGATCGTTCTCCTGATCCTTGGTCGGTCAGTATGATTTTCCGGTCAGCCGGAATGTTCAGGCGTCCGCGGTCTCCCACAGGTACGCGTCGTACTCGCCGCCCAGGAACTCGCGCAGCTTCCTGGTCTGCTCGCACACGGCGCGGTACAGGCTTACGGAATCCCCGGTGTCTGTGCCGTACTCGCGTGCCCAGTCCGCGTAGTCGCGGGAGTTGTCCAGGCTGGCCGCGTCGGCGGTCGTGCACGCCAGCACGTCATAGGCGTCCGGGATGCGCCCGTTGTGACCCGGTCCCATGTAGAACGGCAGCTTGAGGTCGCGCTTGCCGGGCCGGGACAGCGTGAGGTCCCACCAGTCCCCGTCACGCCGGTCGCTGCCGGCGATGACGGCCGGCGGCCGGTTCCGGCGCTTGGCGGCGGTGACGCCGATGTGGTCCGCGCGGATGCGCTCGGTGAGCGTTGTCATGGCGTGCCTCCTCAGTGCCGGTGCGTGACGGTGATCGTTGCGGTGCCCTCACCAGGGAAGTCCGGTGAGCCGGGGTCGGCGTCGCGGGCGTCGCAGCGCTCGCCGATCACCCGCGCGTCCGGTAGCTCCAGCTCGTACTCGCCGCCCATGTCGTAGCGCGGCACGTCCGGCGCTGACGGCGCGCCGTTCAGCAGGTCTCGTTCGCGCTGGCGGACGTTGATGACGGGATGCTCGCGCCATTCGCCGGCGTCGTAGACGGTGACCGTCATGCCGTTGGACAGCTCCACGGTCACCGACGGCAGTTCGACGGTGCGCAGTTGCAGTTTCATGATCGTTCTCCTGATCCTGTTCGGTCAGTATGGTTGGGCGGGTGCCGGCGCGCGGGCCTGGATGCGGTCCGCGCGCCGGCGTAGTCGGGGCTACCAGCCGTTGCCGGCGATGACCAGCTTGGCCTGGACGACTGGGTCCTGGTACGCCTCCACCGCCGGCCGGTGCACGACCGGCGGCTGCGGCGCAGGGTCCGGACCGTCCAGGACTATGGTGCTCGCGTTCATCTGTCTCCTGATCTGGTGATGCGGTGCCGGCGGCCGGTCAGCCGCCGGAGGTCACTGTGTGCGTGTAGGTCCGGGTGCCGGCCTTCGACACGGCCCATTTGCGGACGTCCTGCCACCAGCGCGGGTAGCTGCGCTCGTCCCGGTAGACGTTCTCGGTGTAGTGCGCGCCGGTCTTGCTGCGGCTGGTGATGCGCTCCCACTTCTGGTAGTCGTGGCCGCAGGCGTACTTGTGCACCCAGGTCTGCCGGACCGTGCCGGCTGACGACACCGAGTAGCTGTAGCTGTTCGTCGTCGTGCACGCGGTCGTGCGCGCGGCGGTCAGCACGGCCGCTGTAACGTGCGACGGGGCCGGCTGCGAGTGCGCGGGCGGCCCCGACGGCTGCCCGGACAGCAGCGCCATCGTCAGCATGCCGGCCGCTGCGGCGACCGCCAGCACGGCCAGCGCGAGCAGGACGGCGCGGCGCGGGAACGGTGCTGGCCTGGCGCGGCGGCCGGTGTTGCGGAGCGCGATCGCGTACGAGGGCGATCCGGTGTGACGGTTTGCGGACATGAATCCTGTCTCCTGATCTGTTGTTGATCTTCCGGTCGGTCGGAAAGTCTCGGGTCAGGCCGGCGTGAGCGCCGTCCAGGCGGTGAGCTGCATGTTCTCGCGCATCTCGTAGTACCTCGGCTTGCGCGGGTCCGGGTCCTCGTCCCACAGCCGGCGCAGGACTGCGCGCTGCGCGTCGGTCAGCGTCAGGTCACCGCGCTTGAACACTGACCGGCCGTTGCTGTCCTGCCAGTTCGCGTACGCGTCCCGCACCGGGAGCATCATCCCGCGCCGCTGCGCGTTGTAATCGGCCCACGCGGCGGCGAAGGCGCCGGCGAACGCGGTCTCGCCGTCGGTCGCGCCGGCCGGCGTGGCGGCGGGCGTGCCGGTGCTGTCCTGGCTGGCCCAGGCGTAGCCCAGCGCGAGCCACCTGGCCTCATCGGGTGCCATGGCTCAGACCTCCGCCCCGGTCAGCGCGGCCAGCTCGGACAGCGCCGCGTCCACGGTGATGCCGTGCATGATGGCGCGGGTGAGGATGTCGTACACCTCGTCGGACTCCCAGGCCCGCCCGTAGATCAGCGTGAACGAGTCCGAGATGAGGTTGACCTGGCCGCGGATGTACTCGGCGTTGGGCTCGCCCGGCTCGGTCAGGTCCCGCGCCGCTTCCAGCACGCGGCGCAGGCTCGCCTGCTCGTGCTCGCCGTACGGTTTCCGGGCGCGCACCGCTGCGGTCAGCAACGCCAGGGCGTCATGCTCGTGGGCGCGCCCTGCCAGGGCCTCGTCAGCCAGGTGGAGCGCGATAGCCAGCGGGATGACGGGAGTCGCGGGCGGCTGGTTAACGGTCACTGGCCTAGACCTCCGCCCCGGTCAGCGCGGCCAGCACGTTGCGGCGGCGCAGGATCTCCGGGTCGGTCCCGGCCGGCAGCTCGTCCGTGAGGCCGGCGGTCCGGTAGGCCTTGATCGCCGCCTCCGCCAGCTCCGCGTCCGGTCCGGTCATCGCCCCGAAGTAGAGCCGGCGGTGCGACTCGTCCGGGATGTAGGTGCCGTCGCCGGGCTCCCCCGCCCACAGCTGGACGATGTCGTTGTAGCCGTGGTAGTCGCCGGCGGCCATGGACAGGTGCTCGTACATCGCGGCCACGCCCTGCCGGAACTCGGCCAGCTTCGGATCGGAGGCGGCCAGGTACCGGTTCGCCGCCGCGCGGATCTCGCTGACTCGCATGGTTTTTCTCATGATCATTTTCTCCTGATCTTCGGTGCGGAGTGCAGGATTGCACTCGGATGTGAACCGGCAGCCGGCCGGGGAAACCGCACGCACCCGGTCACCCGGGTCCGTTCCATACCCGCCAGCGGCGGGAGCGGCTGCCTTACGCGGGCCTGCGGACGGAACCTGACCGTGCCGCTCACCCCTGTCCCGGCCGGCTGCCGGAGTCTGTTACTCGGTCGTCAGCCGGTAGCCGTCCGGCTGGATGGCAGCGAGCCGCCGCCACTCGGCTTCGCCGTGGACCAGGAAAGCGTCGGTCAGCTCTCCGTCGGTGTCGCGGACGTAAGCCATGGCCGGGTAAGTAGTCGGCACATCGCTCTCGTTGCTGTCGTCGGTGTCCGGGCGGTCGCAGCTCCAGAAACCCAGCTCCCCGCCGGCGTCCCACGACGATTCACAGCCGGCCAGCTCGCAGTCGGCGCAGACCAGGTCGGTGCCGTCCGCGCTGATCACCGTCTCCCCGCAGCACGGGCAGTCGTAGTAGCCCGGCTCGCGGAATGGCACCCGGCGGAACACGATCGCCCAGCCGGCCGCTTCCTCGGAGTCGTCCAGCGTCTCCACCGTGACCGCCGCGTACAGGCCGGGCCGGCGGACGATGTCCTCGGCGAGATGCCCGCCGATGTACTCCGACGCGTGCATGATCGCCGGCGCGAAGTTGCCCTGCTGCCCGCTGTAGCCGTCGGTGAACGTTCCCCAGCCCGCGGCCTCGATGCCCGCGACCCACGCGTCATAGTCGGCCTGGAGGATCTGCCCGTCCGCGTCGGTGCCGATCACCGACTCCGGCGCGTGCACATCCGCCGGCCCGTCGCTCACGCGGCCTCTGGCGTCCACTGAGATCACGTGATCGAAATCCATCTCGGCGCTGAGCCAGTCAGCGTGACCGATTCCCATGGTCGTTTTTCCCTTCTCGATATTCCGGTTAACCGGAAAGTTCAGGCCAGGATGCTGACGCAGTCCAGGCAGGTGATGGCGCGGCGGTGCAGCGCGGCGCGCCCGCCCTCGTCGCTGGATACGCCCGTCGCCCGGCCGCAGACCGGCGGCTCGCGCCACAGCGGCCGGTCGTCGTGCAGGGTGTCCAGGTCGATGGCGTGCACGGTGCCGTCGTCGTGCTCCACGCCGACGTAGCCGCGCGGCGTGAGCATGACGGCTGCGAGCCGGCTCATCCGCTCGCCCTCGGCGTGCAGGTACGCGGCCAGCTCCAGGATGCCGGCGTGGTCGGCCGGCGTGATCCGGGGATCGGCGGCGCACGCGGCGCACGTCTCTACGGGGTCGGTGTGGAATCCGGGTTCGGGCCTGCTCATGACACGCCTGCCGCGTACAGGCCGGCGCCGTCGGCTTCCATGCGCGCGATGTCAGCCTCGTCCGTGCTGGCCGGCTCCGGCTGGAACCAGAACACGACCGCGTCCCGCGACCCGCCGAGGTTGCTTCCGCAGACGTCGCACGCGGACCAGGTGAACGTCAGCTGCTCGCACTCGCAGTCGCCGCCACGGTCGGACTCGGTCTCCAGCTCGTGGCCGCGCGCCACGGTCAGCCGGGCGCCGGCCGGGATCTCCCAGTGCGCCGCCTCCATCGCGTCGGCGTAGCTGCCCGCGAGCACTTCCACCGTGCCCCGGACCATCGACCCGCGCACGCGGTGCGGGACCAGGTAGGTCACGGTCCAGTTGGACCGGCAGTCGTGGCCCTCGCGGAACATGCCCAGCGTGACCTCGCAGCCCTCGGTGTAGTGCGCGATCCGCGCCTGCCACTCGGTTATCTCGGCTGGCGTCCAGTCCGCCGGCGCGTCGCCGTTGGCCAGCAGGAACAGGCAGTCGGTGCAGCACCAGCCGCTGAACGTCTGGTCTCGGTTCATGGTCATGATCGTTTGTCTCCTGATCGTGGTCGTCAGTGTTCCGGAGTGCAGGATTGCACTCAGCCGGGGTAGGGGTCGCGGAGAACAGCCTGGATGTGCGGCGGGAGCAGCCCGATGACGATGTTGGCGGCGTCGGTTCCGGTCAGCCCGGACTCGCCCTCAAGCAGCAGATCCAGTGATGCGCTGTAGCCGGCGTTGCGCAGCCGCGTTTCGAGAGTGACCGGCTGCCAGTCACCTTGCAGCGTCTCGCCGTCCGGGTTTTCCGCGTACTCGAACCGGGTCAGGTCCACCGCGTACAGCATGTTGTCGTACTCGGGGCACTCCAGCGCGACGTTCGCGTCCGCGACGTGCTGCTCCGTCAGCTCGCCGAACCATGCCCACAGCTCGCCGTCATCGTTGTTGGCCGCCTGCCAGACGTGCTCGGCGCGGGCGAACCAGCGCAGCGGCGGCACCATCGCGTTGGACGTCACCCACGCGATCGGGTCATCGCCCGACGTGCGCGCGGCCACGATGATCTGGTCGGCCACGTCCTGCGCGAGACGCCGGACCGTGCCGCGCCCCACGGTGACGGGCAGCTCGATCGCGTCGCCGTAACGACCGCCGGGAACGCCTATCGCGCCGTTCCGCGTGGTCGTGTATGCCTCGGTCATGATCGTTCTCCTATTCCGCCTAGCCGCGCGGGTCGCGGTCTAGCTGGCTGATAATCTCGCGCTCGTCTCGCTCGGCACACTGCCGGCGGGAGATACCCGGATCGCACGTGCACGGCTGGTCCGCGCTGTCCGGCCGGTAGCTGGGGGTTTGCATGATCGATCCTCCGATCGGTCGGAATGTCAGTGAACGTAGGCACCGCGATCGGTGCAGGTGAACGTGTCGCCGTCGGGCAGCGTCACCGAATCGCCCGGCTGCAATGCCGCGTGCCAGGTGCCGGTGATCACGGTGCCGGTATAGACCGGCTGGCTCGCCTGGCAGGTGACCGCCGGCGCGTAGTGGTGCGTCAGCCGCAGCGCCGCCACTTCGGCCTGGACCAGCAGCGCGAACGCCAGCAGAATCCAGCCGGTTCGCTCCCGCCAGCCCATCAGGCCGCTTCCTTGCGCCACGCCGCGCGCTCGGCCGCGGACGGGGAGTCCGGCCTGCCAGGCCGGTGTGGTGGCCTGGTCAGGTCGATCTTGGGCTGGTGATCGAACATCGCCTCGAACAGCGCTTGCGCGGCCAGCGCGCCGGCTGTCGGGGTGTCTTGCTCGCGGGTGGTCATGATCGTGTCTCCTGATCGTGATGCGGAGTGCAGGACTGCACTCGGGTTACGGGCAGGCCCGGTCCATGCCGGGCAGGTGCGACTGCCAGTGCCCGTGGATGTGGCGGACGTAGGTCTCGCACACCGTCATCTGGCGCGGCAGGCCGTGGATGAACGACTGCACCAGCGCCACGGTGCCGGCGCGGTCCAGCCCGATGCGGAACTGGTAGTAGCTGACCAGCGCGGCGCGGAGGTTCCGCTGGTGCGCGAACATGCACAGCAGGTGATTGATGAGATGGGCCATGGTCATTTCTCCGATCGGTCGGAAATCAGGTCCCGTATCCACGGGAACTGCCGGATGAACTCGCGCCATTCGGGGGACTTATCCCGCCAGGCCGGCCAGCATGACGCGCAGATGTTGCCGCTGGCTGCCTCGTAGACGTGGCCGCATAGCCGGCACGCACGCTTGGATTTCACTGGGTCACCCCCGTCTGGGATAGGTCCTGCGCGGCCCGCAGCGCCACGGAGAGGCGCGAACACGGGCCAGCGGGTGTTACCAGGTAGGCCGGCTCTCGGCGCGCCGTACGGCCAGCTCTGCGCGGATCGCGCGGACGGCCGGCGGTGACGCGAGCCGCAAGTCCAGCCCGCGGAGTACGTCGGTGCGGACATCGTCCAGCCGGATCGCCGTCCACACGGGCCGCGATTCCTGGCGCATGGTTGCGTACATGGTTGCTGTCTCCTGATCGTGTTAGTTCCGTCAGTGTCGTGTTTCTGGGCGATTGCCGCAGCGCGCCGCCGGAGTGCAGAACTGCACTCGGCCGCGCGCCACGGGTGACGTCCAGCTTCAGCTGACGGCCGCCAGCTCGCCAAGGGCACCGTCGCGCGAGGCACGCTGGCGGCGCGGGCGCTTGACGGCCGCCTTGATCTGCGCGTCCATCTCGGCCCTGATCTTGGCGACCTTGGCCTCGGCCGCGGTCACCTCGCCCTGGAGGCGCAGCAGGTTGGCCTCGGCCTTGGCCAGCTGCGTCGGCAGGTCATCCTCGCCGGCGCCGTCCGCGTCGTCCGCGCCGTCGCCGTCGCCCTCGCCGTCGCCCTCGCCGGCCGGCTTGCGGGACTGCACGATCGCACGCGCGGCGGCCGTGGTCATCGCTTCCTGCACCAGCTCGAACCGGTCATCCTCACGGCCGAGGATCTGGTGCACCGTCCAGGATGCGACGCCGCGCTGGTCTGCCGGGTACTGCTCGGCGACCTTGCGGAAGTCGTACAGGGACTTGCCGGGGACGTCCAGGTCAGCGGCGAACCGCTCGATCGTGCTGGCACCGTAGGTCGTGGCGACCTTGAGCGCCAGGTCACCGAGGACCCAGTTGAACTTGTACTGCGACGCGATGGCGGCGCGGCCCTGCCGGACGGCGGTGTTGTACCGGGCCGGGCTGTCTTCCACGGCCACGACGGTCTTGACGGGGGTCTTACCGGACTTGCTTGCCATGATGTCTGTCTCCTGATCAGTTACCTGGCGGGTTGCCGAGTGCAGAACTGCACTCGGCGGTGCCGTCGTCTCGCGGCACTCACGGGCCGGCAATGTTCCGGTCGATCGGAGCATCGCCGGCCCGTCAGCGGGCGGGAACGTTACCGGCCGGCCGTCCAGTCGGTGTCGGTGTAGGCGCAGAAGTCGGACGGCACTGCGGCCCGGTCGGCTAGCCGTCGCAGGATGCGCGCGGCGTGGCGCGGCTCAGTCGCTGCGATGCGCGCGGCATAGGCACGCTGCGCGGTCTCGGTGTCCGGGCGCGGAGGGATGTGCAGCCGCGCGCAGTCCAGCGCGCCGGCGCCGCTGTGCGGCATGCCGTGGTCGGGGCTGTCGCAGCACTGGCGGACGTAGGCGAACGGCCGCTCGGCCGGCTCAGCTTTGGGCTGGCGGTGCGTGTCACTCATGATCATGTCTCCCGATCTTGCGGCGGAGTGCAGAACTGCACTCCGGTCAGCTAGCGGTTAGGGTGTCTGCGGCGACGTCGAACAGCGTCCGGGTACCGGGCACGATAAGCGGACCGGTCGGTACGTCACCCGCGATCACCCGCGCGCCCGTGCGCTCATACAGGCAGCGTCCGCACATCTGCGTGCGCGTGCAGTTGCAGGTCATGACCGGCCACTCCGCTCGATGATCGCGGCCCATCCGGCCAGCGATCGGTCGCTGTCGCGGTCGGCCGCGATGCCGGCGGCGGGCAGGCTGGTCTCGCCTAGCACAGCACCGCATCGCGGGCAGGCGGACAGTGCCAGGTCGGGGGACGTGAATCCGCATCCGTCGCAGATCACGATGGGTTTGCGGGTAGTGCGTGCCATGATCGTGCCTCTCAGTTGGAGTGCAGGATTGCACTCGGGTCAGTTGTCGCCTAGCCATACCGGCTGGCGGCGGACGATTGCGACCGCGCCAAGCCCGTGCAGGACCGAACGATCGGCCATGGCCGGCCGCCGCAATCCCTCGGATTCGCCGGCCAGCCGTTGCCGTACCTCCATGCCGGCCACAGCGCGAACGCCGGTCGCTACCCGCGCGATGCGCGGTGCGGACACGTGCGTGAGCGATTCGCTGGCATACTCGGCCGATTCGGCGCGCCGGCGGACACCTCCGCCACCCATCCGCGCGGTGCCCATTGTGTTGCCGCGCGCCGTGCGGGTAACCGCGCGGCCGTCACGGTCAGTTTGGGTGACCGTGCGGCGCGGTGCGCCGGCTACCCGCCGGCCGGCCGTCGGATCGGTCCGCGCGTTGCTGCCCGTGCGGCCGGCCGTGCCGTACGTGCCCGACCGCAGTGCCGGCGGAGGTGACTTAGGCGACAGTGCAGCGCGCGACACGGTGCCTAGCTTGGCTTGCTTGTGTCGTGATCCCATGGCGGGAATCTCCGATCGGTCGGAATGTCGGTGCCCCGTTAGGCACTCACTGACCAGCCCGCGCGGGGATGCTACGGGCTGGACAGTCAATGAACGGTGCGGGATCGGTGCGGGTAGCTCACGCGACCTTCAGGCCGGCCGCGTTGCGGCTGCGCAGGATCGATCCGATGTACGCGGAGATGTCTTCCAGCTGCCCGCTGGTCAGCGCGTCCAGCTCACGGTGCAGGACCGCGATGCGCGCGGCATCGGCCGGCTTGACGGTGGTCACGTTGTCCGTGCCGCCGGCAGGCTTGGCGGCAGGCTTGGCGGCCGGCGCGCGCTTGACGGTTTTGCCGGCCTTCTCGGCATCGGTCTTGACGGTCCGCACACTGGCCTTGACCACTTGCGCAACCTCGCCGTATTCCATGCCGGCTTCCCTGAACAGCTCCACCAGGAACGTACGCGCGGCGGTATCGGGCTTGAATCCGTCCGAGTGCAGTTCTGCACTCACGTACTCTGACCAGGTCTCGTAACCCATGAGGTAGTGAACCTGCTGGGCGTACGCGGTAACGATCATCGCGCCGAGCGTTTCGATCGCGTTGCCGGCGGTCGTGATCTGCGCATTGATTGCCGCAGTCACGCGCGGACCGTATTCCTCATTGTTCGCGTAGCGGAAGTTGTGCGGGTAGGTCGTGGTCTCACTCATGATGACTCCCATGGTTTGGGGGGTTCCAAGTGCAGATTTGCACTTGGCGCGCGGGCCAGCCGGAGTCTGATTCCGTTGCCTACGTCCATAGGTCGCGCGGTTACGTTAGGCAATCCGCCATACCGCCGCTAGGCGATACCGATTGCAGCCCGTAGCCTGTATGCGACTGTCGCGTATCCATTGGCTGGCCCAATTGCTTAGGGGACACGCGCGGCGGTTTGCTAATCCGTCCGCATGCCGTGACCTCATATCGCACTACGCGCGATAGCGGAGGATTTCACCAGGTAACCGATAGGGGACGACCGGGTCGTGGCAAAGAGGCATGCGCGCATTCCGCACCCTTGCAATGCTCGCCAGTCACGCTAACGGCTTGGTGTCGTCACTCTGGAGTTTTCAAGTTGCGGTGCCGGCTGGTGGCCGGCTTGCTCTCACCCTCCGGGCGGAGGGCTTGCCCGTAGCCTAATGGCAATTTGGCAATATGGCAACCTGGTAAGCCGAAAACAGGCCTTATTTCATGATCAACATGCCCTCTGACCTGGCATTATAACAGGTTGATAACGGTCTTGAGACTAGGGGCAGAATGTCCGATATGTCCGGTTTAACGAGTGCAGATCTGCACTCGGAGATGCCTTATCGGAGCCATCCTCCGGTTAAGTTTTCGCTGGTCACAGCATCGCGCTTTTACCAGGTAGCCGGCTCCCACGGTCGGAGGTGGCCCACGGTCGGAGGTGGCCCACGGTCGGAGGTGGCCCACGGTCGGAGGTGGCCCACGGTCGGAGGTGGCCCACGGTCGGAGGTGGCCCACGGTCGGAGGTGGCCCACGGTCGGAGGTGGCCCACGGTCGTTAGCATGGCTCACAGCTGCCCGGTAACTATCTTCCACGGCATGCACTTGGCATAGGGTGGCTTACCGTGGGATGGAACTATCTTCCACGGCATGCACTTGGCAGGTAACTCGTTAGCAGCAGAGCGCAGAAATCGAACACAGATCCGCCACATTTTTGTTCGATTTTTTGGTGCGCACCTCCCAGGATGCCCGCTTCACGCGATTCTCCCCCCGAACACGATTACCCAAAGGGCGAGGTCATCGAACGATTTGTCGAAATATGGCTTTGACCTGCAAGGGAATAAAGAAATGCCTGGTGGCGCTATACCTGGTCACGCGTCGCCAATGCCGTGAACTGTCCGGCAGGCAGGCAACGGTCGGAGACCATTTTCGAGTAGATGTTCGATAGGGTTGGCTGGAACGACCAGAAACGGCCGGAGACCGCCGCCGGCGCCGCACCCGGAGATAGCTTCCGCGGAATGGATCCCGCGTGACCGCGAGGGGTGTAAGTATGTTCCGCGGAATGCACGTGGCAGCGGTTCGTGCCCGGATCGTTCACACTCGCAACGACTCTGTGACCGGGACCCGTGACTGTGACGTCGCTTTTCAGTGTGACTTTGTGATCGTCGCAGGCAGCGGCCCGGGTGTGACCGGGGTGTGATTTTGAGGCCCGGACCCCGGATCACACCTCGGATCACACTCCCGGTCACACCCCGATCACACCCCCTGACCTGGGGTTTCCCCGCCGGAACAGAATAGGTGTCATAATGGTTATGTGGCAACGAGGCAACCAGCAGGCAAGCGCGAACAGCTGGGCAGCAGGCTGTGTGCTGGGGACGGCTGCCTAGCTCGGGTACCTTACGCAGGCCGGGGAAGGCCTCGGTACTGCGATGCGTGCCGTCGGGAAAAACTCCGGGAGCAATGGAACCGATCAGGGCGCGATAGATATGCTCGCGGGTACAGGAAACCGAGGCAGAGTCGCTTGTGCAGCGGCGGCTGCGGGCGCCGGGTTAACTACCGGCCGGAGCGGGGTTCGCGAGAGCAGCCGGTATGTCGGGATTGCCGTAAAAGGGCTCGTCAGCACGTCTGCGAGCAGTGCGGAGCGCCCTTCGAGGCGTTCGGTAAGCCGCGCCCCGGGAAGTCTCACAAGTTCTGTTCGGATTGCCGTGCTGTTGCTCGCCGACGGCGAGGAAATAGCCGGTCTTCATCCAAGGTGTCATCGCGGGCCAGGAAGCTGCGGCATACTCTGACCTGGGATTTCGTAACGGATGAGCAGATCTTCGAGCGTGATGAGGGGGTCTGCCGGGTGCCGGAATGCGACCTGGGGCCGATCCGGTTTAACTTGAAATGCCCGCACCCGCTTAGTCCGACGATCGATCACATCATCCCGCTGAGCAGAGGCGGAACGGACACCGCACCGAATAAGCGCTCTGCGCACTGGCTCTGCAATGTCCGGCGCGGGAACCGGATGCACCCAGATGACTTGCAAGTACTCTCTCCCGAGCTGGCCCCGCTAGGGCTGTTGCCTGAGCGGAGGCAGCCAAAGCCGCCGGAGTGGTGCGCGAAATGCGGAAAATCCCAGGTCAAGCGTTCAGGAGCTGTTTGCACGAGCTGCGCGTCAGCCACCCGGGCCGAGCGGCAGGACAGGATTCTGGCATGTCGCGGGGCTGGGATGAAGTGGGCAGATATAGCCGTCCGGTTCGGGCTGAGCAGCGCCGGCGCAGCGTACAACGTCGCATACGGCCTGGGAGTTCACCGCTGTAGGTATTGCGGGTACCTGGTACCACCCCGTCATGCCTGCGTCACACCCTCCGTCACACCTGCGTCACACCCCTGGCCTGCGGTTTCCCTGCCGGGAACAGAATCGGTGTCATAATGGTTATGTGGCAACGAGGTAATCGGCAGGGAGGAGAGACCGATGGCGAACAAGGCAGGAGTCAAGGGCGAGCTCGTCGTGGACGAGCGCGGCCGGGCCAGCCTGGCGAGGGTGCGGTCCCGGAACGACATCACCCGGTACGAGGTGGAGGAGTTCCCGGGCGGGGTCCTGGTGCTCATCCCGATCGTGAGCGTGCGCGAGTCCGACCTGCCCGCGGACGTGCGCGCCAAGCTGCGCAAGGAAGACCGCTGAGCTGGGGAAACGCGGGCGTGACAGGATGGTGCCCATGACCCGCATGGACGTCACCATCCACGACACCGACAGCACCACGGAGATCGCGCGGAAGCTGAGCGAGGCGCTGAACTGGGCGCACGAGCTCCGCGGCGCGGCCATGGTCTGGTACCGCGGCGAGCAGGTCGCCATGATCGTGCCGCCGAACGCCGGGCTGGCCTGGGCGCATGCCGAGGAGGCCGCCCGGCTGAGCGATATCGCGACCGCGGCGTCCGGGATCGCGCCATCCGGGATGCCCGCCCAGTCCCTGCCCAGGCTGCGGCCGGACCGCTTCTGAGCTGCGCTGCCAGCCGCTGCCGCTCGCCCGCCGCGCGGCGCTGAGCAGGCACTTCCGGTAATCCGCCGCGGAGCCAGGCCCTGGCCCGTTACGATGGTCCGGCCGGGGATCGCCCGGCGGCTCGGAGGAAACCGTGACCACCCTCGCAACGGAGGTGCGCCGCGGCATGCACCGGCACAGTGACGAGGCCGTGGCTGCCGTCGTGCTCCATGCGCTCCTGGGACTGCGCACTGACCCGGCTGATGACCCGGCCTGGACGGCGGTGCCGCCGGAGGTCCGGGCCGTGCTGACCGAGCGGGTCAGGCAGATCCGGGCCGGCGTGCTGCCGCGTGAGCAGTACGAGAACATGGCCGGCCCCGGTGACCCCCCGTACAGCGACCTGCCGGTGACCCGGCGCGATGAGGATCAGCTGGAATGGCTGGTGACCCAGGCGCTGACCGGGGACTGACCCGGGCCATCGCCGCGCTGCGGGCGGCCGGGTTCCCGGTCACTGACCCGGGTGATGACCCGCCGGATCCCTGCTGCCGGAACTGCGGGTGCAGCCTGCCGGTTCACGAGCGCCACGGCGCCAGCCGGTGCGCGAACCGGCGCCGCTGCCGCTGCCCGGGCTGGCGGGCGCCGCGGGAATGACCCGGAACCGGGTCGCGGAATACCGCAGCCGGCGGTGATGTTGGGCACGTCAAGCATTCAGCGTGATACTCTGAGCGTCACGCTACGAAGGCCGGTCCCGCGGTACCGGAACCGGCCTCCTGAACCGGATCGACCGAGCTAGGCGGTGACCGGCACGTGAAGCAGCATACGATCAACCCCGGCTCCGGCACGAGGGCGCCCGGCGATATTGCCGTGGCCGTGCTGCTGGCCCTCGGCGCCGTCTTCGAGCGCCGTCCCCGCACCCACCGCGCGTGGATCGCGGCCGTTCCGATCGTCGCCGTCAACTACGTCGCGTTCCGCGCCCAGCTGCGGTACTGGGAAACCTACCTCAGCCATAGCGACGCCCTGCTGGTGTCCGCCGCGCTCGAATCGATCGCGATCTACCTGGCCTGGCAGGCGCACGTCGCCCAGCTCGCCGACGACTCCGCGCTCCGGCTGCGGCTCGCCGCCTACGGCATGGCCGCGGGCATCGGCGCGCTGAACTACAGCCACTACATGCACCCGGGCTGGCGGCCCACCCCCGCCGCCGTCGTGTTCGGCGGCATGTCCGCTATCTCGCCTTGGCTGTGGTCCATCCACTCCCGCCGCGAGTCCCGCGACGCGCTGAAGGCGACCGGCCAGATCGATCCGCACGCCGTCCGGCTCGGCGCCACCCGCTGGATCTGGCACCTGTACCGGTGCTTCCGGGTCATGTGGGCCGCCAGCTGGATCGGCGAGACCCGGCCGGCCGAGGCCATCAAGCTGATCCAGGAGGACCGGATCCTTACCGCCAGCGGGGCTGGTGATGTTCTTACCGCGGACATCGAGAGCCGTCAGCCGGATCACGGCCCGGTTCGCGAGCCGGTTCCCGGCACCGCCCGCCCGGCGGCGCTTCCCCGGCCGGCCCGGGCCACGATGCCGGGTCACGGGGGCAAGTCGAACCTGGCGGCGGTCCGGGTCGCTGAGCTGAAGGCGGTCACCGAGCAGGAACTGGCCGTGGCGCTGGCTGCCGTGCCCGTGCTGCCCAGCGTCCGGTCGCTGGCTGATCACGAGAAGCTGGCCGGGCACGGATCGGAGTCCAGCCGGCGCCGGGCGGCGAGGCGGGTGCTGGCAGCGGTCAGCGCGCAGCGCAACGGAGGATCCCCTCATGACAGCGTCGACAGGGCCTAGCGGTCCCGCCGCCCCGGGCGGCCATGTCCGCTGGCGGCGCCGGCTGCTGATCGGGCTGGCCGTCGCGACCGGCATCGTCATGTTCGCCCGCACGGCCGGGCTCCGGACGGCGGAGATCACCGGAGGCGGTCTCGCGGTCGCCGGCCTGGTCGGCCTGTACCTGTGGCGCGGCCCGAAGCTGCACAAGCACCTGCGGGGGCTGCGCGGCGGGGGTCACAGCAGGACCGGCAGCCTCAACTGGCCCGGCCAGCGCGGCAAGGGACTGCCCAGCATCCGGTCGCCGGGGCACAGGCGCTTGGGCGGTTCCCGGGCGGGTATGCGCGCTGGTAGCCGGCACCGTCCGGCTATGGCTCCGTTCCGCCGCGCGGGCGGTGCCGGCCCCAGAGCAGGGTCACGCCATCGCAGGGGTCTCGGCAGGGTCTTCGGCTCTGCCGGTGCGCGGCGCCGTCCCGGCGGCCCGTCGCTGTCCGGCCGCCGGGGCGGCACAGGCCGTGGCCTGACGGGCCGGCGCAGCACTGGCCGTAGTCTGACGGGCCGGCGCAGCACTGGTCGTGGCCTGACGGGCCGGCGCAGGCTTGCCGGGAGTTCCGGGACGTCCCGCCGGGGTTCCGGGGCAGCTCGCCGGCGTTCCGCCAGCCGCTTCTCACCGTCTCGCCGGCGATCCGGGGCTTTCCGCGGGTCTCGCCGGGTTTCCGGTGGTTCCCGCGGAGGATCGCGGGGTTCCGGACGGACAAGGCCGGGATCGCGCGGTGCCGGATCACGCCGTCGCAGCCTGTTTCACCCCTTCAGCGGGCGCCGTCGCCCCGTCAGCGGCTCGCGCGGTCGCGGCGGCGCCCGGCCTGCGGGCCGCCGTATCCGCATTCTCGGGCTGTTCAGCCGCCGTCCGGCTGGCAGCAGCGGGCCGCGGGCGCGCCGGTCTCCCGCCCGGCCGCCCGGCCGCGTGCGCCGGGCCTGGCAGCGGCTGGGCGCCGCCCGTGCTGCGCGCGGTCCCGGCCCGGCCCGCTACGCGTGGTGGCGGCTGCGCGGAAGCCCCGGGACGCCCGGCAGCCGCGGCTCCCGGCGCCGCGCGCTGCGCAACCGCCGCAAGGCCTGGCGCCGCCGGCTCAAGGCGAACCCGGCGCTTGCCCGGCGCCGGCCCTGGTACGCGCCATGGCGCATGCAGCCGGGCGGGAAGCCCGCGCTGCGGCACCGGCTCAGCCGGCGGGTCCGCACCTGGCGCCGGCGGCACCGGCTGTACGCGCCGCGCAACCGGCAGGGCCGCCGGCTCACCTGGCGGGACCGGATCGCGCGCAGGTGGCACATCTGGCGCGGTCACCCGGGCTCCGGCGCCATCCTGCTGGGCGGCCGGCCCCGGCTGAGCCGCCGGGTCGCTGCCCGGGCACGCCGGATCGCCAGCCCGCGGCGCTGGCGCTGGCTGCGCAGGCACCGTCAGGCTCCGCCCCGGCAGATGCCGGCCTGGACCGGCGCGGCCGGGCAGCGGATCAACCACCACCGCCAGTACCGGTGGCTGCGCGGCGGCACTCCGGTCCGGCCGCAGCCGCAGCCGCAGCCGCGCCGGCAGCGCGGCGCCCAGCCCGCAGGCAACGGCAGCAGCCGCAGTAACGGGTCCGGTCCCGTCCCGGGAGCCGGCCAGACACGAGGAGGAGCAATGGACACAGGCGCGATGGCAGAGTCGATCCGGGAGCAGGGCAACCACGAGTTTGTCGACCCGCAGGACGTGCACGACACCCTGACCGGGATGCACGAGATCGTGGCGGCAATGCACGACGCCCTGCAGGTGATGGCCCAGCACCTGGCCGAGTCCGGCGTGCACCCGGCGTACGCCGAGGCGACGGCCGAGGCGGCGAATCAGATGACCGGGATCGCCGACGGCCTGCAGTCCGTCACCCAGGGCGGCGTGATGCAGGGTCCGGGCGGCGGCGGCGGAGGCAGCGGCTGACCGCATGACGGATGCCCGGGACCCGCTGTTCGTCCCGGCCGCCAGGTGCGGTCGCGGGACGATCGACGGCGCCGTCTGGCGGCCCGGTGACCCGGTCAAGCACCTCGGGCCGCCGGGGCACCTGGGCATCCGCCTGTGGTCGAAGCTGTTCAGCACCCGGTGCGGTCTCGGCCCGCAGCCGGAGCCGGGGTACGGCCGGTGGCAGCCGCAGGAGCACGACGGGTTCCGTGAGGATGACGACTACTGGTGCCCGCCCTGCCTGGACCAGGCGGGCATCAGCTACGAGCTATGGCCTGACGATGAGCCGGAGGGAGGCGGCAGTGAGCAGCGACCAGGACCGTGACGGCCGGGAGACCCCGCCGCGTGACGCCGGCGGCCGGTGGACCCCGTCCGGGCGCGATGACGGCTGGCGGCAGGAGGACAGGCCGGAACAGCCGGAGCGCCCGCATGCCCCGTCGCTGGCCCGGCACTGCGGGGAGAGCTCGCTGGTAGCCGTGCTGTCGGTGCTGCTGGCGGCCTACCTGCTCCCGGCCTCGGTGCCGATGTGGATGCCGTTGTCGGCGCTCATCGCGGTCACCACGGTCACCTGGTACGTGACCTTCCAGATGACCCGGTCGCGGCACCTGTCCGGCTACATGCTCGCCTGGGGCCTGCTGATCACCGGCTGGTTCACCCTCGCCCGGACCGACGGCGTGCACGAGCAGGTCATCGCCCTGCTGTTCATCCCGGCGATCGTGCTGGCGTTCCTGGGCGTGCCCGCCATTAGCCGCTACCGGGAAGTGCTCGCCGCCGGGGACCAGGCCGCGCGGGACAAGGCCGGCACCGCGATCCTGCGGCACTGGGAGCAGGTCCTGGAGGCGCACGGGGCGCACGGCGCTAAGGTGCTGGACGTGGTGCGGCACGACGGCAGCCTGGAGATCCGCGGCCGTCTCCCCCGCGCCGTCCCGGGCCGGACCACGATGACCTTCGCCCAGCTGCAGGCGCTCGGCCCGGAGATCGCGGTGAGCGAGCGCCGCAACGAGGACGGGATCTACTTCTCCAAGCCCGAGGACGGGTCCGCCGCCGACTTCGTGCTGCACGTCCGGGACCGGCGGTCCGGGCAGCGGGCACCGGTCCACCTGCCGGTCCGGCACGTTCCGCTGTCCGTCAACCGGTCGTTCGGGGTGGGCGTGCTGGACAGCGGCCGGGAGTACGGCACGCTGCTGCGCGAGAAGCACATCCAGATCATCGGCGTTACCCGGGTCGGCAAGAGCAACCTGATCAACGTGTTCATTGACCGGATCGGCGGGATGATCGACGCGCTGATCTGGATGATCGATATGAAGGGCGGGAGGACCAGCCGCCCGTGGATCGTGCCGTGGCTGCAGGGGCTCACGCCGCGCCCGGTTATCGACTGGATGGCCACCACCCGCGAGGAAACCAAGATCATGCTGGACACCGCGCTGCTGGCGGTGCAGACCCGGGCCGGGTACCCGGGGTTCGAGAAGATCATCCCGTCCCGTGACACTCCGGCGATCATCCTGATCTGCGACGACGTCGGCCGCTGTTTCGGGCACGGCGTCCGGGAAGGCGGCATCAGCAACTACGGCATGTCCCAGCTCGGCGCGCAGTTCACCGAGCTGGCCGGGTCTGAGGCCGGGGTGCTGATCGGGGCCGGCCAGCGGGCCAACGTGGAGCTGTGGGGCGGCACCGCGATGAAGTCCCAGTCCGAGCTGCGGTTCGGGCTGCGGGCCACGTCGTCGGCGGACGGCGCGCAGGTTTTCCCGGATAACGCGCAGGCGGCCCGGATGGTCGCCGGGCTGCGGGACAAGGGCGACTGCCTGGTCAAGGACGGCCCGGACATCAGCCCGGTCGTGCACCTGTACCGGGTCGGCGACGCGGACCGGATCACCAAGCGGGCGCTGTGGGCCGGCGACTACCGCCCGGAACCCGAGCGGCGGCTGATCGAGGCGATGGGCAGCGCGTATTCCGAGCGCTGGGACCGGTCCGCGAGCCTGCTGGACGAGTGGCGGCGGACGGCCGGCATCCCGGAGCCGACGGAGCCTGGCGGGCCGGATGACGACGGCGACGGCGATGATTCCGATCCGGATGACTGGGACGCGAAGCGTTTCGAGCGCGAGTTCGGCCGGATTGTCGCGCAGGTGCCGGACGCGGAGGCGCCGGCCGACCCGCGCCGGAAGGTGATGTGGCGGATCCTGCGCGACGCCGGCTGGGCGGGCCTGAGCGTCAAGTCCATCGTCATCCGGCTGGACACCGCGGGGGCGATGACCCGGCGGGACGTCGTGCACCACTGGCTCAAGGAAGACGAGCAGAAGGGCTGGGTGCGCCGCGGGAAGCGCGGTACCCAGCCGGTGTGGATCTGGTCCGGGCACGGCGATGCGGACTACATACTGGACGCCGAGGCGATGTAGCATGTATGCAGGTTGCTGTACGCAAAGAGCAGGAGACAGGCTATGTTCCGGGTAACTCAGATCGACCTGGACGAGGGCGAGGAAATCTCCGTCCTGTACGCGGTCGCCGACTCCGCGACGGCAGAGGTCATCCGGCCGTTCACGGACCCGGCCGGCTTCGACTGCCGGACGGGCACCCTGTCGGACGGCACGGTCAGGATCCGGCTGACCATCGGCGCGGCTCACGACATCCTGGAGGTGACCGGCAAGATCCCGGGCGATAACCCGCACTGGCCGCTCACCACGATCGTGAACAACAGCCTGTTCGGCATAATCAGCTCACTGGAAGGCTGGTGACTCGTGGAACTTCCCGGCAGGGTGCAGATCGAGGTGCTGGCCGCGGGCGCCGTCGCCATCGGCGGCCTCGCCCTGTTCCGCGGTATCGCCCGGTCGGCCGCAGCGCACGCCGGCGAGATCATGACCGTCGCGCGGGACGCTGCCACCGCCGTCATCGCCGCGGCCGGGCTGGCGGTCCTGCTGCTGACGGCCCGCACGGTTGCCCGGCAGGAAGGCCGGCACTGCGAGCCGCCGGCCCCGCAGCCCGCGCAGTACCCGCGGCCCCCGCGCCAGGCGCACCGGCCGGGCGAGGTCGTGCACACCTACACGCTGTACCCGCCCGCAGCTGAGCCCGCGCCCGTCATGGAGTCCCTGGACGACGAGGCCCTGGCCGAGACCTGGAGGCAGTGATGGTGCCGGACGATCCGGACCGGCAGGCGCTGGGCTACGCTCACGCCGAGCTGGCTGCCCGGATAACGGGCCGGGGCTGGGGTTCAGGCGGGGAGCAGCCGCCCCGGATGACAGTCGTCGTGCCGGAGTGCTCCCCGGCGCTGGCCGACCCGGCTTGCCGGGAGCAGCTGGGAGACCTGGTGCTGCTCGGCCGGGCCGAGAACATCGTCGTTGTGCTGGGAGGGGTGCCATGACGCCGTACGCCGTGTCCCTCATCGCCGTCCTCGCGGTCGCCTGGGCGTACCACGGGATCACCGAGCATCACTGGCACCGGGCGCTGCTGCGGATCGCGGAGCCGCGCACCGTCGTGCCCCCGGTCCGGCACGAGACCCGCTGGCACGCCATGAGCCACGCTGCCCGGCTCGCGGTCGACCTGGGCCTGGCCGTGGCGGCGGTGGCCCTCGGGACCGCCTGGAAGATGCAGCCGGCGATCACCATGGTCACGCTGATCGCCGCCGCCGTCATCGCTGTTACCGTGATCGCCGTCCGGAAGCTGTCGAAATCCCTCGGCGGCCGGCGCCCCGGGAACTGGGAAGGAAACTGACATGGATCTCGGAAGGATCATCTTCTACGTCGTGGTGGCCTGGATCATTCTCTGGGCGCTCAACCACGGGGCGGAAGTAGCCAGCTTTTTCCACTCGTTCGTCAACTCCACCAAGTAGGAGACAGCCATGCGGATCGGCACCCTGGCCGTGCTGGCCGCCGTCATCGCACTGGTGTCCCTGCTCGTGCATAACCCGCTGGGCGTTATCGGCGGCATCGGGGTGCTTGGCTACCTGCTCTCGCTGCTTATCGCCCCCAAGGTCAAGTGCCGGTCCTGCAGCGGCTCCGGGGATCACGGTGACGCGGTGGGATCGTCCGGTATCCGCAGGTGCTGGACCTGCCATGGCCGCAAGGAATACGCCCGCCTCGGTACCCGGCTGCTCCGCCCGCAGGTGTACCAGGCGATCCAGTCCGGCCGCCATGGCAGGAACTGGTGATGACTGTGCACGACATCACGCTGACGCTCAGCCGCGAGCTGACCGAAGACGAGATCGAGGCACTGTTCGAGGCCTGCGACACCGATCCGGGAATCGAGACCGGGCCGCTCGGGACAATCGTGGAACTCCGCCTGGAAGCCCCGGCGTTCCAGGAGGCCGCCGATCGCGCGATCCGGCAGGTAACCCGGGTAATCCCGCAAGGCTGGATGATCCGGCCGGCCGGATAGACAAGATCAGGAGACAGCCATGCCAGAAAACGTCACTCACCGCGGGTTCGGCATCTACGCGGAACTCACCGACACGCACGGCAGCGAGGTGCGCGTCCAGGAATCCAGCGCCGCGGACTCCGCCTGCGTCTGGATCTTCGCTGATCACGTCCCGGCAGACAGGTATCTCAGAGCCGATCAGGCAGCCGTGCTCTCCCAGGCCGGCTTTTCGAGCCTGCACGAGCTGGCCGCGTTCCTGACCCCCAGCCCGCACCTGAACCTGGAGCAGGCCATCACGGTCCGCGACGCCCTGGACGCCTTCATCCGGGAGAACTCATGACCGGGGCTGGCGGCACGCGGCTACTGCACCTGATCCGCACCGAGCCCGGCCCGGGGGTCGCGGAGCCGACGGGCACCGTCGCCGAGGCCGTCGTGTTCAGTGACGGCACGGCGGTGCTGCACTGGCTGACCGACCCGTGCGGGACCGAGTTCTACGCATCGGAAGACGCGATGCGCGGCGTCCGTGAGCGCAGCGGCCGATCGGCGTTTGCCGAGTCCGCGACCAGGGAGCATTCATGACGGACATCAGCGACGCCCAGGTCCGCGAGATCCAGTGGGCCAGCTCGGACAGGGGCAAGGCGCAGCTGCGGGCCGCCTGGGCAGAGGCCGTCCGGCTCGGCCTGTACGACAAGGGCACGGTCGTGACCATGGCCGACGTCAGCGCGATGTTGTGGGCTGCCCGCGAGGCCGTTGCGCCGCCCGCCGGGATGGCCACCGTGCTGTCCGGCTGCCAGTACTGCCACCGGATCATCGCCCGCGCGGGCGGCAGCGGCGACGGTGACGAGTGGCGGACCCTGCCGGACCGGGCGGCCGGGGGCCAGATCCTGTTCCCCGCCGCGGCGGTCGCCTGCGCTGCCAGCCCGGATGACCGGCATCACCCGCCGGACCCGGGCCGGAACTCCGGCGCGCTGCGGCATCTCGGGGAGATGTGATGCACGCCCGGCTGCAGGCGGCCAGCCGCACCGCTACCTTCGGGCCGTGCCTGGGCCTGCCGCTGTACGGCTGGACTGAGCTCGGCAAGCCTGCGCAGCTGGCCGGCCTCGGCGTGATGACCGCGGTTGCCGTGCTTGTCTGGCCGCTGCTCGTCGTCTCGGTGCTGTTCTTCGTGCCCGAGCTGCTGGCGCCGGCCGGGCTGGTGCCGCGTAGCTGGCGGATCCGCTACCGGCAGCGGCACGGCCGTGTCGGCGCCGCCAGCTCCTACATTCCCAAGCGGCTGCGCCGGGTGGTCTACTTCGCCGACGGGCACCGCTGCGCCGGCTGCGGAGCCCGCCGTGTCCGGCTGCAGATCGACCACATCCGGCCGTGGGCGGCCGGCGGCCGGACCACCCTGTGGAACTGCATGTCGCTGTGCGAGCCGTGCAACGGGATCAAGTGCAACTACAGCCGGGACCGTGACGGGTACGAGCACTACGCCGGGAACCGGTACTGGATCCGGGACGCCCGGCAGATCCTGCGCCGGGAGCGCCGCCACCGGCTGAACCCGGTGCGCTGGACCCGTGCGGCCTGGGCGCTGGGATCATGACGGCGGCCGTTCCGGTCCCGCCGCTCAGCGGGAAGCTGCTCGGCGTGCAGGAGACGGCTGACCGGCTGGGCGTGCACGCGAACACCGTGCGGAACTGGGTCAGGGCCGGGCGGCTCCGCGCGGCCAGGCCATTGCCGGGGCTGAAGTTCGATCCGGCTGAGGTGGAGCGGGTCCTGCGGAGCATGGCCGGCCGGGACCTGGCCAGTATCCAGCGCGGTAACGCCACGGTCGGGATCCTGGTGGTGGTCCGGCTGCCGGACATGATGACGCCGGAAGACGCTGTTAACGAGGTCCGCCGCGGGATCGAGTTCGGAGAGCCGCGGGTGGGACTGCACTTCGTTGTCCCGGACGCCCGGGAACAGGAGGAATTATGGCTGAGCGGGTGCAGGTCTCGGTGCGGATGCACGGCCCGACGCACCGGGCCTGGAACGAGATAACGGCGCTGAACGGCCGGATGTCCAAGGAAGACACCCTGGACCAGCTGCTGCGCCGCGGGCTGGCCGTGACGTACCGCGAGCTGGGCATCGAGCGCGACCCGGCGGAAACGGCCGCGGAGCTGCTGGCGGCCCTGGCCGAGGCCTGGGGCGCCGAGCTGTCGGACGACGAGCTCGCCGCGTTCGGGACCGTCCAGGCAGCACTGGCCCGTATCGTGCAGGTGCGCGCCCGGGACGCGGAAACGTCATGAGCTCAGGGAACCTGGACCAGGCGGGTGACGCGCTCACGGGCGCGTTCCACGCGGCGGATGCCCGCGAGCTGGGCAGCATAATCGAGTCCCTGCCGGAGCTCACCCGGGTGCTGCACGAGGGGCTGGTCACCCTGGACGGCGAGGTCACCGAACGGGCCGGCCCGGCCCTGGAGCAGACTGGCGCGGCGATCGCGGCGCTGGCCCAGCATGCCGCCGCGCTGGCTGAGGCTGCCCAGGAGGCCGCGTCGTCCTGGCTGGAGGAGTCCGGCTGGTGGATGGCCGGCGGCGAGATCTGACAACTTGCAGGACTGCTTGCGCTGAAACTTGTTATCCTGGTGCCGTCCCGTGTCCCGAGCGCGAAAGGCGCACGCTGATGCCGCACCCGTCCCATGCTGACCCGTCAGTTCTTGACCCGCAGGTTTCGATGGAGCTGCGGCGGTTCCGGGAGAACCTGCCCCGGGAGGTGGCCTCGGGTGCCGTCGCCCGGGCGCTGGGCTGGTCGCCGTCCAAGATGTCCCGGATCGAGCAGGCCCGCACCCCGGTGCCGCGGACTGCGCTGGAGCAGCTGCTGGCGTACTACACAGCCAGGCACGCGATGCCCGCCAGGACCGCGAAGGTGATCCGCGGCCTGTTCGAGGCGGCGGCAGACGGCAACCGCCGTCACCCGTATCTCGGGCCGGCCGTGGCGGCGCCCATGGTCCGGGAGTGGGCTCCGCTGCTGGTGCCCCGGCTGCTGCAGGTCCCGGAGTACGCCGAGGCGGTGCTGACCGAGCTGCAGCCCGTCACCCAGCTGCCGCCGTCCGGGATCATCCCGGCCGTCCGGGCCGTTACCCGGTGGCAGCGCCAGCTCGCTGAGCACCCGCCGCAGCTGCTGCACGCGGTGCTCGATGAGTCCGTGCTGACCCGGGCGGCCGGCGGCCCGGAGGTGATGACCGCCCAGCTGGAGTACCTGGCGCAGCTGGGCGACGACGGGCCGGTCCAGGTCCGGGTGCTGCCGCTGGCCGCGGCCGGGCTGCCCCGGTGGATCTCCGGGTTCCGCTGCCTGCAGTACGCGGACCAGTCTCTCGCGACCCGGATCGAGACCGATGAGCTGGAAGGCACCGGGCAGCCCGCCAAGACCGACGACGGGCAGATGGAGTGGCGCCGTCAGCTATTGTTCCGGCAGCTGTGGAACGCGGCCGAGCCGGCCGGCCCGGTCATCGGCAAGGTACTGGCGGCCGGGACGTAAGCTGGTCCCCGCGGCCTGCGCCGCTGGCCCCCGCTTGCGGCGCAGGCCGCTCTATGCCGCTGCCTCCCCGAGCTGCCGCCAGCAGGCGAGCTGCCGGGCGGTCCAGTAGCCGAGGTACGGCGGGATCGCTTCCTTGACCCGGTCCCGGGTGCTCATCCAGCCGATTTCCATCAGCGAGAAGACCGGTTCCTTGCGCTCGTGCCCGGCGGCCGACACGAACTTCCCGGGCGTCCAGTGCCCGGCCTTCGCGACCGGGACCGGGTGCGGCCAGCCGCAGTCCGGGCGACGGCGCACGATTCCTACCCGGTCGTACCCGGCCGGCGGGTTCCACGCCCAGGACGGCACTTCGTCTGTCCAGGGCGGAGGCATGGTGCGGCTTACCCACGGCGGCGGGTGCAGCACGAGGCCGCCGCCCGCCTCCAGCAGCCGGTGCCGGTAACCGGGACGGCCGAACATCCACATGCACACGGTCACCGGGTCACGCAGCGCGGACCGGGCGCCTTCCACGTTCTCGATCACGAACGGGATGCCGAGCTCGTCGGCGAGCGGCTGGATCGGCTTGATCAGCCGCGCGTACTCCCCGGCCAGTCCCGGCCGGCAGTTCGACATGCCGCTGTAGCCCTGGCACGGCGGGTGCAGGGACGCGAAGGTGAACCGGGACAGGAACGAGACGTCTTGCAGGACGTCCAGGATGTCCGCGCAGATGAACTCGTGCGCCCCCGACCGCAGGTACCCGTCCCGGCAGGACGCGTCGGTGTCGACGCCGACGACGTAGTGTCCCGCCCGTACCAGGCCGGCCGCGCCGCCGCCTTCGCTACAGCAGCCGTCCAGCGTGACCTCGGTGAACCCGTCCATGGCGTCTCCCGGCCTCTAAGCTAGCGGTATGGACAGCAGTGCCGATTCCCGGCACCCTTGCGGGATCTGCGGCTGCGACGGCAGCCTGCGCTACACGCCGCTGCCCCCCGGCACCGTGACGGGCGAGCCGAGAAGCTACGTGAAGGACTGCTGCGGCTGCCTGGTTTACACGACGGCACGGGACGAGGGCTGACCGGCTCACGGCGTGCCGTCCGGGTTCCCGCGGTCTCGCGGGTCGCGGAGCGTGAACCCGGAGTCGGCCAGCCCGCCTGTCAGGCTGTCCCGGGTGAATACTGCAGCGGTCCCGGTGCGCTCGGCGGCGGCGTCGGCGCTGAACGAGCCGGTCAGGACGGGCAGCACGACGGCCTCGGAGTTGTGCCACCGGCAGATGTCGCCCGCGGCCGGGCCGTACTGGAGGTAGAACACGCTGTCGGTTGCCCGGTTGTCGTCGCTGCAGATCAGTTCCAGGGTTCCCGGGTCGCTGCTGACCGCTGCCTCCTGCGCGCAGAACGCCTGCCACTGCGCGTCCGTTGCGGCCCATTCCCGGCGGCCGGCCAGGTAGATGCCGAAGCCCGTGAGCCGGTCATCGGGGTCGCGGCGGCCGGCCAGGACCTCTACGGTGACGGCCAGGTCGCCGGGCTGCGGGGCGTTGATGCGGTCGCTGATCCGCCGGACGACCGGCGCGGGCTGGCCGACCAGGGTAGCGGTGCGCAGGTGCGCGGCCATCGCGATCAGTGCCTCCCGGTGCGCGACGGCGCGCTCGTCCAGGGACAGCAGCCAGTCGTCCCGGTCTTCGCCGCGGATTCCCTCGTACGGCTGCGGCCAGCTCGCTCCGGTCATGGCGTTTGCTCCGTTGCCCGTTCGCTGCTGCGGATTGTCACGTCGCTGCCGTCGTCCTGGTGCTGCTGGACGTGGCTGGGGATGTCACCCAGGGCCAGTATCAGGGTCCGGCCCTTGTTGCGCGTGCAGCCGACGCACCAGGCCTCGCCGGGGTCCGGGTACGGGTCTGCGCGCCTGGCGATCCAGATGCGCAGCCGGGTCAGGGGTGAGTTCGGGTCACGCATCCGGTCTCCTATCGCTGTCTCTTAGAGTATTCTAGCCGTATGCCTGAGTGCATTCACGAGATCGAGATCGCCACCTGCGGCGACTGCACCCCGCCGCCCCGGACATGGCGTCCCGAGGACGGCTGGGGCGCCTGGGTCACCGCCAGGTACCACAGTTTCTGCGCCGGCTGCGACCGGCCGATCGAGCCCGGTGACCAGATCCGGTCCGACGGGGCCGCCGGCTGGCTGTGCGTCACCTGCGGCAGCGCCGCCGGCGGCCCGCACACCATCACCGTTGCCGGGGGCCTGCTGTGAAGCGCCCCCCGCACGGCGGAGACGAGCAGGACGCGTTCACCGCCTGGCGGCACCTGCTGTACTGGCGGCCCGGGCAGCGTCAGGCGGTCAAGCGCCGCGCATCGCGCCGTACCCGCCGGCAGGCCCGGCAGGCGCTGCGATCCGGCCGCGGGGATGTGCTGTGAAGCCGCCTGAGCAGGCCGTCGCCTACCTGGCTGCCTCCGCCGTCGCCGGCGCCCTGCTGGACTCGTTCCTCCCGCCGGGCACGCGCTGGCTGGCCCTGGCCGTCGCCGTTGCTGCCGCGGTGCTGGCCGTCGTCTGGTATGTCCGGTACTGCTGCTCGCCGGCCGGCCAGGCCGAGCGGGTACTGCGGTCCGGCCGCGGAGAGGACCTGTGATGGCCCCGGATCCCCCGCACTGCCCGGGCTGCCGCGGGTACACCCCGCAGTGGGAGCACGAGTGCCCCGGGCTCGCGGTCACCCTGTACCAGCGCGTAGTCGGGAAACTGCCATGGCGGATGCGGCTGCGGGTGCTGGCCGGACGCCCGGTCGTCACCGGAGCCGGCGCGACCGCCTGGGGCGGCGGCGGAGGCGGCGGAGGCCAGCCATGACGGACAAGCCGATGTCAGCGCTGGCGTTCCTGCGCGCGTACACCCGGCAGGCCACCCGCAGGCAGCTCGCCGCGCTGTCGGCCGTCGCCGCGCTGGACGTGCTCATCCAGGTGTCGGCGGTAACTTCCGTTCACGGCATCGCCCGGATCTGCTGGGCGGTAGCGTTCGCGGCCACCTGGGGACTGGCCTGGTGGCTGCTCGGCTGGCCCCCGGCGCAGCGGTGGATCTGGGGCGGCCAGCCGTGAGCAGGGCATTTACCGGCTCCACCCCGGCGGGCGTGCTGGGCGAGGCGGTGATGTCCGACGACGGCGCCTACCGGTACGTGCTGAACCGGCGCTGGGACCGGGAGCGCCCGGTGCTGCCCTGGATCATGCTCAACCCGTCGGTCGCGGACGAGAAGACCGATGACCCGACGATCGCCCGGTGCATGACGCGGGCGCTGCGGGCCGGGTACGGCGGCATCTGCGTGCTCAACCTGTTCGCGCTGCGCGCCACCGATCCCGCCGCCCTGCTCCGTCATCCCGACCCGGAAGGCCCGGAGAACGACAGCTGGCTGGACGGGCTGGCCGGCGACACCGGGCACGGCACGGCGCCGGTCGTGATCGCCTGGGGCGCCCTGGCCGCGTCGCGGCTGCGGGAACAGGCTTCCCGCGTGCTGGGCATCCTGATCCTGGGCGGCTGCCGGCTGGAGTGCCTGGGCGTTACCGGCGGCGGCTACCCGCGTCACCCGTGCCGTCTCGGCTACGATGTCCCGCTGCGGCCCTACTCCCGGCAGGCTGCTGACCGTGAGTAGCCTGGTGCCGTGACCGGGCTCGCCGTCGTTAACGACATCTGGCTGCCGGACGGTACCGTGCTGCGCGGCGGTGACGCGATCGGCTATCACGCGGAAAGGGACCTCCGGGCCACCCTCGCGGCCTGCGCGGCCGACCCGTCGGTGCGCTGGCGCGAGCTGGCCGGGCTCGGGAACGGCGGAGCCGGGGCATACTGGCAGGAATGGCATTGCGAGCCGCCGCCGCCCGGCCAGGGGTTCTGGGTGACCAGCCAGGACTGGGTAACTGACAAGGGCGGGCTCCCGGTGCGGCGCATCTACGAGATCGAGCTCGCTCATGCCCGCACGGGAAACAATCGCAGCGATAGACGAGACGCTGACCGGGATGGACCGTCTCGATCCGGCCCCGCCGCCGCAGCCGGAATCCCCTGGCCGTGCCCGGACGCCGCCGCCCCGGGCGTCACCGCACCGGAAGGGGCCGGTTGAGGCTGCCGTCGCCCGGGACCTGAAGGCGATGCCGGCCGCGCTGCGCGGCGGGGCGGTCGCCGCGACAGCGCTCAAGCTGGCCCGCGAGCTGGACACCTTGCCGATGACCCCCCGGGACGCGTCCGGGCATGCCCGCGAGCTGCGCATGCACATGACCCAGCTGGCCGAGATGGCGCCGGGCGAGCGGAAGGGCGACGTCACCGACGAGGTGCGGGCGCGGCGCGAGTCCCGGCTGGCCGACAGCGGGTAACCCTGTCTCTTGCGGTATCATGAACCGGACGGCTGAACAGACCCGGGACAGGAGACCGCCGATGACAGCAGGCAAGGGCATGGACAGGGACCAGCTGGTCCGGGCGGTAGCCGAGCTGATCGCCGGGCTCGCCGTGCCGGTCTCGATGGAGATGCCGCTCGGCCGGGCCGGGGTCGCCTGGACCGCGCTGCACAGTGACCTGGCCGTCTTCGGCTGGGCGACCGCGGAGGAGTACGAGACCGCGATCCGCGGGAAGCTGGGCCTGCCCGCCCTCGCCCCGGCCCCGGCGCAGGAGCCGGCATGACCGCCGACGCCGGCGACTGGGACGAGGCCTTCGCCGCGATCGAGGCGGGGCTGCAGCGGGACCGGGCGGTGTGCAAGAACGGCGGCCATCAGATCCACAAGGCCCCGGACGGCGGCTGGGTCGGCGACGACGGCGACCCGGCCTGCATGGTGACCGCCGACGGCAGCCCGCACGAGCCCGTCACCATGCCGCGGCAGGGAAGATCGGGGGCACGGTAATGGACATGAAGTTCGAGGTGCACCCGTACCAGGCGGGCCGGTGGGCTGATCCGGAGACGCCGGCGGAGGCGCGCCGCAGCAGTGCCCTGTTCCGGCAGGCGGGCCGCCGCTACGGTGAGGGCGCCCGCGACGTCGGCTTCTGGAAATCCACCCTGGCGCTGCTGGAGGAGGAAACCGCCGCGCTCGCCCTGGACGGCCTGGTCGTCATCGAGGCCGGGTTCGCCGAGTGGGACCTGCGGATGGACCGCACCGGCCCGCTGGCCCGCGTGACCGAGTCCCATCCGGGTGCCGTCGTGTCGTTCACCTCCGGGCTGTACGGCCCGCTGCGCTACGCCACCGACGCCTACGAGCAGCGGTGGACCGGGACCCCGCCCGGCTGGCAGGCCAACGTCCGCGCGGTCGCGCTCACCCTGGGCGCGCTGCGCGCCATCGACCGGTGGGGCGTCGCCCGCAGCGGCCAGCAGTACGCCGGCTGGCTCGCGCTGCCCGAGGGCGGCCAGGGCTTCCCGTCCGCCGACGCCGCGCTGCGCTGGATGAAGGAAAACACCCCGCAGGGCTTCATCGGCGACACTGCCCGCGAGCTGTACCGGGCGCTGGCCAAGCGCTGGCACAAGGAAGGCAGCGAGCCGGATCAGGAGAACTGGGACCGGCTGCAGGCCGCCCGGCTGCTGCTCGAACAAGCGAAGGTGATCTGATGAGCCGTCCGCACGACGTCGTAGCGCGGCAGCTGGAGCGCAGCGGCCAGACGCTGATGCTCGGCCTGGAGCCGCTGGACGACGGCGAGTTCTACAAGGTCAACGGCAACGGGTTCTCCGCCGCCTGGGTCACCGGGCACCTGGCCTGCGTCACCGACCTGTTCAGTTCCTGGTTCGACCACGACCGCGGGCTGCTGGGCAGCCCCGGCTTCCATGCCGTGTTCAACGAGACGGGCGACGGCACCACGGCGGGCACGGCCGGGCGGTGCGCGGAGGCGGAGGCCTGGTCGAAAGAGGTGCTGCTGGAGAGCTACCGCCGGGCCGTGATCCGGGCGCTGCGGGTACTGCGCCGCTTTGGCGAGTCGCAGTGGGACGCCCCCGGCCCGCCCGGCACGCCTGCCCTGCTGACCGGCGGCGGGGTCTGGGAGCACCTGGCCGTGCACACCTACTGGCACCTCGGCGAGCTGGCCGGCAGCATGCCCCGGTTCCGCGGCACCTATACCCTCGGCATCCTCCCGCACCATTTCTATCTCCCGCCCGGGGAGGCCGGATGAGCGCCCGCAGGATCGCCGTGACCGCCGCAGTTACCGTCGCGGTGACCGCCGCCGCCGCCGAGATCGTCACCCGGATCGTGCTGCGGCCATGGCCGGTCCCGGCGGAGATCGCGGCCGGCGTCGCCAGCCTGGAGGCCGACGGCTTCAAGTCCGCCGGATTCTGCCCGCGCCGCTGCCCGCACCGCGACCGGGTGCACGTGCACATGCTCACCCCCGGCGGGAAGCCGATCACCGTCGGCCCGCAGTACCGGGACCCGGCACACGTGAGAATGCTCTGATGAGCGCCGAGCCAGTGCCGGTCCCGACGCCCTGGGACGCGCCGTGGATCACCAGCTTCTCCGGCCGGTACGCGTGCCTGTCGAATTTCCACCCGTGCCCGGTGGTCTACGAGGGCGGCGTCTACCCCGGCGGCGAGTGGGCGTTCCAGGCCGCCAAGACCTGCAGCCAGGCGATGCGGCAGCGGATCGCGATGATGAAAACCGGCGGCGAGGCCAAGGCGTACGGCCGGGCGCTGCCGCTGCGCCCCGACTGGGAAACCGTCAAGTACGCCGTCATGCTGGACGTGTGCCGGGACAAGTTCGCCCGCAACCCGGGGCTGGGCTCCATCCTGGCCGCCACCGGGGACGCGGTGCTGGTGGAGGGCAACCGGTGGGGTGACGACATCTGGGGCGCGGTGCCCGTCGCGACCCGCCCGGCGGCGGTCGGGCTGCCGCTGTGGCAGCCGGAACCGGCCGATCCGCGCACCTGGCTCGCCGGGCACAACTGGCTCGGGCAGACCCTGATGACGGTCCGCCGCGGGCTGCAGGGACGGTGACCGGTGCGCCGCTACCTGATCCGGGGCTGCGGCACGGCCCACGACGGGATCTGCTGGGCGGAGCGCTTCGCTCGCTGGTCGGCGCCGGGCGCGTGGCTGCCGCCCGAGTACCGGAGGGGCGGCTGGTACCGGCTGACCCCGGAAGGCCGGGTGCCGTTGCCATGTCATTGATGCCAGACAGCGGGGTACCGCCGGGCACGCAGGAGATCCGCGCCACCCACCCGGACTCGTTCCGCAGCGGGCAGTGGGCGACCCTGACCGGCATCGTGGAGGACCCGGAGACCGGCCGGGTGTGCTATGCGGTCCTGTTCCCCGACGGCACAGCAGACTTCTGGCTGGTGCGGGACAGGGAGCACGGGTATGAGTTCCGGTAACGCCGGCCGGCGGCGGGATATAAAAGGCCGGCAGCCAGGCCCGGTGCCACTCCCCCGTTTCCCGGCATGCGGGCCGGCTGAGGCGGCAGGCCCGCGTGCAACCCCCCGGAGCGCCGGGCCTGCCGCTCCCGTAACCGAGGAGAGCACGTGGTAAAGATCATCCTGACGGCCGGCATCGGGGTGCTCGTGGCCCGGGCCGCGTTCGGTCACGGCGGGCTGCGCGCGAACCTGGCCATCATCGCTCAGTACCGGCTGCAGCACCTGCTGGCCGGCCTGCTGGCTATCGCGGCCGTGGCCGGCACGGCGATCGGGCTGCACTTCGCGGCGCCGTCGGTCTTCGACAAGAACCCGGTCCTGTGGGTCATCGCGGAGATCTTCCATGCCGGCAGCGGCAACGGCCAGGGCAACCTGCTGTTCACCGGGGTGACGGCCTGGAAGTGGTACGCCGTCATCTTCCTGCCGGTGCTCGCCCTGGCCCTGCCGCGGCTCGCGCGGGCCGAGGAGGTGAAGTACCGGGCCGGGACCCGGGACTGGCGGCACGGCTGCCTGCGGAGCCTGCGCTTCGGCCTCGTGCACATGACCATGCTCATCCCGTTCGGCGCCTCGCTGGCGCTGACCTGGGGCGGCCTGCTGTTCACCTGGGCGTACTTCCGGGGCGGCACGGAGGCCAGCACGCTCTACCACGCCGTGTTCAATACCGTGCTCATCGCGGTACTGCTCGCCGCGGTGCTCACCGCCTGAGCAGGCACCCTGCCGTTTCCCCGTGACACGGAGTTACGCTTAGGGGCAGCTAGCCCGCGGCCGTCACGGAGCCGGGACCCCGATCCCCCGGGAGGTCCCGGCTCCGGTCATGACAGTGCTCGCCGTCGTTCCCGATGTCTGGCTGCCAGACGGCACCGTGCTGCGCGGCAGCGAAGCGCTCGGTACCCAGCACCCGCGATTCTGGACGGCGCCCGCCCGGCACCGGAACCCCGACCCCGGCTGCGCGGCCTGCGCGAACCCCGGCTACGCCAGCGGCTGCGGCGATTACCAGGCCGCCGACATGCTGGAGTGGGCGGCCGGGTTCGGCTACGACCTGGACCCGTGGCAGCGGTGGTGGCTGGGCGAGCTGTGCGGCACCAAGCCGGACGGCCACTGGGCCAGCTTCGAGAACTACCTCGTCATGAGCAGGCAGAACGGGAAAAACACCTGCCTGGAGGTGCGCGAGCTGGCCGGGCTGTTCCTGTTCGGCGAGTCGATGCTGATCCACACGGCGCACGAGTTCAAGGCCGCCGCCGAGCATTTCCGCCGGGTCCGCGACGCGGTCACCGGCTACGACGAGCTGCGCCGCCGCCTGAAGTCGGTCACCACCAGCCACGGCGACGAGGCGATCGAGCTGCGCCCCGCCCCGACGCTCATCTTCGGGTCCGGCGGGAAGCGCATCCGCCGCAACGTCGCCGCCCGGCTGCGGTTCCTGGCCCGGTCCCGCGGATCCGGGCGCGCGTTCACCGCCGACCTGGTGGTCTACGACGAGGCGATGATCCTGTCTGATGAGGTGGTGGGGGCCTCGCTGCCGACCCTGTCGGCGGTGCCCAACCCGCAGGTCGTCTACACCGCGTCGGCCGGCTACAAGGACAGCGTGCAGCTCGCGTCCGTGCGCCGCCGGGTGCTGCGCCGGGACCCGAAGCTGATGGGCGCCGAGTGGTCCGTTAACCCGCACCTGGACACCTGCCCGCGCGACGAGCTGCGCGGCCGGTCCGCCAACCGGTACATCGTGTGCCCGCTGCACGACGACCGGGACGACCCGCGGTCCTGGGCGAAGGCCAACCCGGCGCTCGGCACCCGGATCAGCGCCGAGCACGTCGCGCACGAGCTGGCCGCCATGTCCGGCCCGACATTCGACCGGGAACGCCTCGGCGTCGGCGACTGGCCCGGCGGCGACGAGTCCTGGGCGGTGCTGTCGGAGGAAGCCTGGGCCGCCTGCGCGATGACTGACCCCGGCGGCGCGGTGCGCCCGGTCGCGTTCGCGGTCGACGTCGACCCGGACATGATCAGCGCCTGCATTTCCGCCGCCTGGTACCGGCCGGCTGCGGGCGGCGGGAAGGCGCGGCCGGTGCTGGAGATTCCCCGCGGCTGCCACCGGGAGGGCACCGCCTGGGTCATCCCGCGGCTGCTGGAGCTGCGCCGGTCCTGGCGCCCGTCCGCCGTCGTCATCCCCAAGAACGGGCCGGCTGCCGGGCTCGCCGACGGCGCGGAGAACGCCGGGCTGGACATCACCCGGGCCAGCTCGGCCGACGAGGCCGCCGCGTTCGCGCTGATGGTCACCGAGGTCCGGCGCGCCCCGGAAGACGGGCGGCTCATCCACCTCGGCCGCGAGCTGGCGCCCGGGCTGTGGAGCTCGGTCGCCTCCGCGGAAACCCGCGACGTCGGCGACGGCGGCCGGGCCTGGTCCCGCCGCGACAGCGCGTCCGACATCACCCCGGTCAGCTCCGCCACCCTCGCGCTGTGGGCGCTGAACGCCCGCCGCCGCAGCTACGATCCGCTGAAATCTGTACGGTAACCGACGAAAGGGCAATGTCATGAACGACATCATGAACAGGGGCACCGGGGACGAAGCCGGGACCGGGACGACTGAGCCGGCCGCTGCTGAGGAGCGGGAGCCGGCGGGCAAGCCGCAGAGCCAGATCGATGCCGAGGCCCCGCTGGAGGGGGAGGCCGCCGACGCCGCCGCCGCCGAGTACGCGTCCCGGGTGCCCGGGGAAGAAGGGCTGTCGGTGGAGCCCGCGGGGGAGCCCGGAGAAGACGGCCTCACGGAGCGCGAGCGCGCTGAGCGCGAGCCCGCTGAGCGCGAGCCCGCTGAGTGACGCCGGCCGGACGGGAAAGGCCATGGCACAGGCAGCAACTCCGGCGGCGCACCGCCATGAGGCCGTCCGGAGCCTGATGGCCACGCTGCAGCCGAATCCCCGGCTGGACGGCGTGGCCCTGGACATTGCCGTGCGTGCCTGGGAGTTCGCCGTCGCGATGTGCGGCCTGCTCAACGACGGTCCCGAGCTGGCAGCCGGGCTCCGCAAGCTGCGCGAGGCCAAGGACTGCCTGGTGATCCAGGGCCTGACTGACTCCGGCGCGATTCCCCCGCTGCCCGGTGAGTTATATGCGCCCGCGCCCGGTGCCTTGCGTGCACGCAAGTCTTATGTCGCGGCGCGGGCCGCACCCCTCGCGGAAAGAGGTAACGATATGACAACGGCCATGGAGGACCGGCTGCACGTCGCCGAGCTCACCGGGCAGGCCCGTCGCGCGCCGGCCCCGGCCCGGGTGGCGGTCACGCTGATCGCCGGGTTCTTCTACGTGATCGGCTGGATCATCGGCGGCACCTGGCGCGGGCTCGCGTTCTGCGCCGTCGCCGCCCGGTACGGCTACTGGCAGGGCCTCGGCCTGGACGACGGGCAGATCGCCGCCCGGCTCGCCGCCAGGAACCCGCCCGCGCCCGCGCCCGAGCCGGCCCGGTAGCCATGCCGTACGAAATCCGCCCGGTGACCAAGGCCGGCGTCAAGGTCGGCGAGAAGGTCTACAACACCGAGACCGGGCACGCGGCCAGCACCCGGCCGCTCGATCACGTCACCGCGGTCAAGCAGTTCCGGTTGCTGGAAGGGCTGGAGAACGGCTGGACGCCGACCGGCAAGCCGAGCGACCTGGACAGGAAAGACACGCCCGGGTGAGGGATACCTGGACGAGGGGCGCTAGCACGCGATAATGGCCTGGTGAAGCTGATCGTGGAGCTGGACGACGCCACCGACGCGGACCGGCTGACGAGGATCCTGGCGGCGCTGGCGGCGCACCGGCCGTACGTCCGGGCCGGCCTGATTGTCGTCTCCGGCACCGACAGCGACGGCGACTGCGCCGCTGCCGGCACTGGCGGCGGCGGTCTCGGAACGGAGTGGTGGTAATGCAGAGACTTGTCCTGGTGACGCACCCGTTCGATGACGGGGAGATGGTGCAGGCCGCGGTGGCCGCCATCCAGGCGGCGGGCAGCGTCAGCTACACCGACGCGTCCGGGGCCACGGTCAGCGTGACCGTCGGCGACGTCACGGTGGAGTCCGTCCCTGAATGAGGTGACGGCGGCCCTGCTCGATGAGGGGGTGACGGCGGACGTCGCCGCCTCGGTGGCCGGCCGCCTGCCCGAGTACAAGCCGGACACCCTGCAGGCGCAGGTCATCCAGGCGGCCAGCGCGATGACGGAAATCGGCATCCCGTTCGCGATGCAGGTCCGGGTGTTCATGCGGGCGTTCGGCGTCGGCATCGGCGGCGGCGGCGGTGCCGGGTCGGGCGGGCCGGCGCCGGATCCGTGCCCGTGGTGCCGCGGCACCGGGTCGCACGGCGGCTTCTGTCCCGGTCCCGCGCTCGGCTACCTGCCGTGAGCCGCCGGGTCGTCATCCCGCGGGCCGCGCTGGTGCCCGAGATCGAGTTCGCCATCGCCTACACCCGGGCCTGCAACCCGGACCGTGACTTGACCGGGGAGGAAGACCGCGGGCTGCTGGCCGCCGCGATCGTGGACCTGCTGTACGAGCGCGCCGCGGCCGGGCTGTCCGGCATGCGGATCACCGAGAAGGACCCGGCGTGAGGGAGGCCCCCCGTGACAGGATTCACCGGCACCGTCCACGGTCCGCGCGGCCAGCGGCTGACCGTCACGCGTGACGTCACGGAGGTTTCCTACCTGACCGACCTGGACCGCAACTGGACGTACACCGACCGGAACGGGCACCGGCACTACTGCGACTACGAGGCCGCGGACCACTACCCCACCCTGCTGGCCGTCTATGACGAGGACCACTGGTGCGCGGACTGCGGCGGCGATTACGCCCCGCTCGATCACTGGGAGTGCCGTCAGTGCGGTGAGCAGGTTACGCCCGGCATGACCGGTCCCGGCGTCCTCCGCGTGCCTGGCCTGGAGGAATGGACGCTGACCGAGACCCTGACCGGGGACGATGCCCGCCGCGCCATCGAGTCCGGCGACTGCGATTCCGTCACGGCCCGCGGCAGCCTGATCGAGGCGGTCCGCACCCGGTACCTGAGCCGTGAGGAGGGCCGGGAACTGCTCGCGGCCTGGTCCGGAATGGCAGCCGGCGACGGAAAGTGATCAGGCCAGGCTGGCTCAGCTGCTGAACTCGGCGTAACGTGCTGTTTAGCCATTAGCCCGCGGCCGGAACGGAGCCGGGTCTCCGTCGTTTCCAGCCGCAGGGAGTGTCCCAGGTCCGTGGGACTGATTGAGCGTATCCAGGCGAGCCGCACCGAGCAGCGCGTCATCGGCGGTGTCCCCTGGCGGCCGTGGGACAGCCCGTACTGGAAGTTCGACACAGGCGGGCCGGTGCATCCCAGCCGGGCGATGTTCGGCACTGACCGGGCGCTCGGGCTGCCCGCGCTGTACTCCGGGGTCCGGCTGCTGGCCGAGTCGGCCGCGGCGCTGCCGCTCAAGCTCTACACCCGGGCGAACGACAATCGCACCCACCGGTACAACGGCCCGTCGATTTTCGACAAGCCGTCCGCGGACGGGACGATCTTCGACTGGATCTTCACCGCCATGACGTCGCTGCTACTGCAGGGCAACGCGTGGGGGTTCATCACCGGCAACGACGGCTACGGCTACCCGACCGGCATCGAGTGGATCCCGCCGGAGGACGTGATCTGCGTCAATGACGAGATGCAGCCGTGGAACCCGATGCGGACCCGGATCTACGCTTACGGGCGGCTGATAGACCGCAATGACCTGTTCCATGTCAAGGCGTTCAGCCTGGCCGGGCGCACCGAGGGCATCTCGGTGCTGCGCGCGTTCGCGGCGACCATCATGGCCGGCCTGGAGGCCGAGCGGTACGGCACCGACTGGTACCTCGCGGGAGGTTTCCCGCCCGGCACGTTCCAGAACACCGAGATCGAGATCAACGAGGAGCAGGCCGGCGAGATCCGGTCGATCCTGCTCGGCTCGCTGCGGCAGCGCGCCCCGCTGGTGTACGGCCGCGACTGGGACTACAAGCCGGTCGTGGTGCCGCCGTCCGAGGCGCAGTTCATCGAGGCGCTGCGGATGAACGCGACGATGGTCGCGTCGGTGCTGGGGCTGCCGCCGGACCGGATCGGCGGCACCCGGGGCGACTCGCTGACGTACAACACGGTGGAGCAGTCCACGCTGCAGGTGATCGAGGCGCTGCGGCCGTGGCTGGTGCGGCTGGAGACGGCGTTCTTCGAGCTGCTGCCGTCCAACCGGTACGTCCGGTTCAACAGTGATGCGCTATTGAAAACCGATCTCAAGACCAGGACCGAGATTTACCAGATCCAGCGGGACATCGGCATGCTCAGCATCGATGAGATCCGCGATATCGAGGACATGGAGCCGCTGCCCGGCGGCCAGGGGAACGAGAACATCCCGCTCGAAGTCATGGTCGCGATGGCCCGCTCGATCCGCGGTATCCCGAAGACGATGCTGCCGGCCACCGTGCTGGAGATGGACCTGGCGGCCGACAAGCTGGAGGAGCTGGAAAAAGAGGGCCTGGCCCAGCCGGACATTCCCGGCCAGCCGGTGGTGCCCTCCTCGTCGCAGATGCTCGGGCAGGTCATCGGCTCTCAGCGGCACTACGGCGGCAGCCGCGAGGAGCGCGAGGACGCGGACCTTATCTGGAACTTCCTGCAGGCGCGGCGGGCGGCCCTGGCCGCGCAGGCACGGAAGCAGGCGGACGGGCCGGAGTTCGTCGGGGCGTGGATACCGTCCCGGCGTGATCTGGTCACGTCCGCGAACGGCAACGGTAACGGGCTCGGTGGTCACTGATGAGAGGTCTGTTAAATGAGTGAGCCCCGGGCCGCGCTGACATCAGCGGCCATCAACGATCTCCCTGATAGCGCATTCGCTCACATAGAGCCAGGGGGCACGAAGGACTCGTCGGGCAAGACGACACCCAGGAGCAAGCGGCACTTTCCCGTGCATGACGAGGCACATACCAGGAATGCCCTGTCGCGGGCGCCGCAGAGCCCGTTCGGCAAGTCGGCGATGCCGAAGATCCTGGCCGCGGCCAAGAAATTCGGCATCAACGTGTCGGCCGACAACCGGGCCGCGTTCGGCTTCTCCGAGCCGGACGGCATCCCCGAGCGCCGGTTCACCCGGTTCCCGCCGGAAGTCCGCACCGAGAACGGCGAGGGGCCGCAGTACATCTACGGCTACGCCGCCGCGTTCGGCAAGCTGAGCCGCAAGCTGGGCGGTTTCGTGGAGCAGGTCGACCCGATCGCGTTCAACGAGGCCAAGACCGCCGGCTGGCCGGACGTGGTGTGCCGGTACAACCACCGTGACGACCAGCTGCTCGGCACTACCTACGCGCGCACGCTGCGGCTGGCCACCGACCAGACCGGGCTGGTGTACGAGGTGGAGCCGCCGAAGTCCCGCGGCGACGTGCTGGAGTACGTGCAGCGCGGCGACGTGCGGCACAGCTCGTTCGCGTTCCGGGTCTATCCCGGCGGCGACGAGTGGGGCGTGTCGGAGTTCAACTACCCGATGCGGACCCTGCTGAGCGTGCAGCTGGTCGACGTCGCGCCCGTGCTCGATCCCGCCTACCCGGACGCCACCGCCGGCGCCCGCGCGCTCAACGGCGCGGTGCAGAGCCTCGCCGACTGGGTGCAGGCCGACGTGGAGGAAGTCCGGTCCCGGCTGACCGAGGGCCGCGGCATGGAGTTCTTCCGCCGGTTCCGCGACGTGGACGGCGGCAGGCCGAAGCCCGACCAGCGGCTCAAGCCGCCCAAGAAGCCGGTACTTACCGGTGCCCAGGCGCTGCTCACGCTGCAGGCCAACATGGAAGACCCGTACGCCGACGAGGAGTAGTACCCCCGGAAACACAAGAAACGCAAGCGCGCTGCAGGCCGTAGCTGCAAACGGACGGAGCCAGTGCAGGTGCAGATGGCTGCAAATCGAAAGGAATCACGGACATGCCATCTGAAGTTGCCAAGAGGCTCCGCGACCGCCGCCTGAACGTGTGGGAGGAAGCGAAGGGCATCGCCGAGAAGGCTGCCGAGGAGAACCGCGCCCTGACCGAGGAGGAGCAGGGCCGCTGGGACGCCTACCAGGAGGAGATGGGCAAGCTGGACACGCGCATCCGCGCGGTCCTGGACACCGAGAAGCGCGCCAAGGAAGCCGACGACGCGTTCGACGCCCTCTCCGGCCGCAAGCCCGATCAGGGGCAGGCCGCCCGCACCGCCGGCGGCGGCCGGATGCTGGAGGATATCCGCAAGTGGGCGCGCGGTGAGGAGGGTTCCGGGCGGGTCATGGAAGTCCGTCGCGCCCCGGAGCTCGGCCCGATCAACTACCGGGTGCTGATGACCGGCGCCGGAAACGCATCTTCTATCGTGCCGATCGACTTCTACGACATGCTTATCGCACACCTGATCGAGGTGTCCGGGGTCATGCAGTGCGGTCCCACCGTGCTCAACACCGGAGGCGGCGAGACGCTGCAGGTCCCCAAGACCACCAGCCACTCCTCGGCCGCGTCGGCCGCCCAGGCCGGCTCGCTGCCGACCTCCGACCCGGGCTTCTCCACCCAGCCGCTGAGCGCTTTCAAGTACGGAGTGCTACTCCAGGTAGCGCGGGAGCTGATCGATGACACCGCCGTCGACCTGCTCGGCTACCTGGCCATGCAGGCCGGCCGGGCGCTCGGCAACGCGTTCGGCAACGACCTGGTCAACGGGACCGGGACCGGGCAGCCGTCCGGCCTGATCACCACCGCGACCGCGGGCGTGACCGGCTCGGTGACCGGCGTGTCCGGCGCCCCGTCCTATGCCAACCTGGTCGACCTGGAGTACAGCGTCATCGCGCCCTACCGCCAGTCGCGCAGCTGCTACTGGCTGGCCGCCGACAAGACCATCGGAGGCTTCCGCAAGATCACCGACACCGTGGGCCGCCCGATCTGGGAGCCGTCCGCGGTGCTGGGCAGCCCCGACCTGCTGCTCGGCAAGCCGCTGGTGGCTGACCCGTTCATGCCCGCCATGGCGACCAGCGCCAAGTCCATCCTGTTCGGCGACTTCAGCCAGTTCTTCGTGAGACTGGTGGGAGGCGTGCGGTTCGAGAGGTCGGACGACTTCGCTTTCGGTAGCGATTTGGTCACGTTCCGTGCCATCCTGCGCGGCGACGGCACGCTAGTCGACAGAACCGGCGCCATCCGGTACTACGCCGGCGCCGGAACCTGACGGCAGTGGCCCCTCCCGCCGGGCGAGTGGCCGCGCGGCGGGAGGGGAACCAGGAGGGAGGCTAGCATGCCTGATCGGACAGTCCGGGTCAGGATGACCGCCAGCCTGTCTGGCAGCAGCCCGGACCGGGACTGGCGCGCTTTCCCGGCCGGCTCCGAACTGGATGTAGAGGACTGGGAAGCCGATGAGCTGGTGCGCGGCGCCCAGGTAGCGGTTGAGATTCCTGGCCGGCAAGCCGTCGCCGCCAGGGAAAAGGGCACGGGCGATGCTCTGGCTGAGCCCGAGCCCGTGGCGGAGGTCCCGGCTGAGACCGAGCCCGAGGCCGGGGCCTCCGTAACTGCCGGGACCCCGGAGGCCGAGATCTCGCCGGTCACCGAGGTGTCGCCGCTCGCGGAGACGGCCGGGACCGCCGCCGGGCAGCAGCTGCCGGGCACCCCGCCGCCCCCGGAGCCGGCGCAGGAGCCGCCCCCGGAGCCGGTTCAGGAACCGCCCCCGGAACTGGCTCAGGAACCGCCCCCGGCTCCGGCCGAAGCTGCACCGCTGCCTTCGAGGCCGCCGAGCCCGCACGCCAGCAAGCAGCACTGGATCGACTACGCGGTCACGCGCGGCGAGGACCCGGTCACCGCCGCGGCCATGGCCAAAGCGGACCTGATGAGCAAGTACGGAGGCCGGCTGTAACCGCATCCGGCCTAGACTGAGGACAACTCAACCGCCCGCGGCCAGCAGGAGCCGGGCTTCGCAGGACAGGAGCCCAGCAAATGGCTGACAACAGCAACTCGGTCGCCGGCTACACCCGGGACCAGGCCTCCCGCGGGGCGCCCGACCGGTCCGGCACCTCCGGCGGCGGCGACGTCACGAGCCTGCCCGGCCAGCTGCCGGGCGAGACCGATCACGGCATCTTCGGCGGCCCGCTGCCCACGTCGACCGGCGCGCCCGGCTCGGCCGGCGGAGCCGCGCCAGCGGACCCGACCAACGAGGCCGGGCAGGAGACCGACAGCTTCACCGGCCTGTCTACCGACGACATCACCGACACCGGGGCGCCGGGCACGACCGGGGCGCAGCACTCGGAGGGCACCGGATCGGACTCGGTCAGCTTCACCCGGCCCGGCAGCTTCCAGTCCGGTACCTACGCCTCCGACACCGTCCGCGACAACATCGACGGTCCCGGCAACTGGACCGAGGCCAACGACTCCGGGTACGGGACCGGCGGCCCGCAGCTGCCCGGCATCAAGGGCAACGAGCCCGAAGCCGGGTCGTCCCGGTACCAGCCGGGCGGCGGCCGGGTGCTGCGCGGCGGCCGGGACGTCCGCGGATAGCCGGTGGCGAGCCAGGTCCCCGGCTACGGCCCCGCCCGCCGCGCCGGGGAGGACGAGACCGGCGCGTCTTCCGGCGTGCGCGAGCGCGATGACGTCACCAGCCTGCCCGGCCAGCTGCCCGGCGAGAACGACCACGGCATCTTCGGCGGCCCGCTGCCGGCCGGGACCGGCGCGCCGGGTTCCGAGCCGTCCCGCCGGACCGCCTCGCCGGCCGATGCGACCAACCTGCCCGGCCAGCTCGGCGAGGTGTTCACCGGGGTGCCGGTGTCGGATGCCGCCGGCTACTCCCCGTCGCTGAAGATCGGGACGCAGGGCGCGGTCCCCAGCACCGGCACCGGCCCGGACCCGGTCAGCTTCACCCGGCCCGGGTCCTACCTGTCCGGCACGTACGCGGCGGAGACCGTCCGCGGCGACATCGAGGGACCGGGCAACTGGACCGAGGCGAACGATTCCGGCTACGCGACGGGCGGCCCGCAGCTGCCCGGCATCCGGGGAAACGAGCCGGTGGCCGGCGGGGACCGCTACCAGCCGGGCGCCCCCGGCCGGATCCGGCACGGCACCGGCCGTAACTGAACAGGAGGAACCTGATGCCTGACTGGGACAACCACGGTACTGTCCGGGACCTGTCCGAGCTCGCCGCCGACTCGATGTGGCTCACCAGCCAGTCGGCGGGCAACATGACGTCGTCCAGCAAGCAGGCAATGACCGCGCCCGGTTCGACGCCGGTCGACCCGCTGCCGGACCGGGTGCACCAGTCCGATCCGCAGGTCGTGCCGTCCGGCCCGCAGATCGAGGTCGGCACCAGCGGCAAGCCGCAGGCCCGGACCGACTCCGGCCCGGCGCCGCGGGCGGCCTGGGTCCCGACGGTGCCGGCCGAGCCGGACCGCCCGGAGCCGCGCCCGGACCCGCTGGCGGTAGCCGACCGCGAGCCTGACGAGCCCCACCCGGGTACCCAGATGCCTTTCAGCCACGGAACGTCCCGTGCCGCGGCCGGCCCCGCCGGGGTCACCGCGGCCGGATAGTGAGGAGACAGCAATGCCCGATGCACCCAGCCCGATCACCAGCCCGCCCGAAGTACCCGGCCAGCCGTGGGACGCCACGTCCGAGACCCCGGTCGCCGGGTGGAAGTCCGTCGATGACGTGGCCGGCACTGACGGCGACCACTTCGACGGCCTGCCCGACGCCGGCGAGGGCGGCTGGAAGCAGACCTGACTATGAGCCAGCCCTGGCCGGACGGCACAGAGCCCGGTAACCCGGGCGGCCTGGATATGGGCACCGTCAAGGAACCCGGTACCGAGTGCGCCCGGGAATGGCCTGATGGCCCGCCCGGCGCGGATTTCTACGACCCGCCGCCCGCGGGTGACGGCTCGGTCCGGGAGCCCGGCCGCCGCGAGCGCGGCGGAGGGAGGTAACGCCGATGAGCGACATCGCCAAGCCGCACCCGCCGGGTAAGGAACTCGCGGTGCCCGGTACCGGCGGCACGTCCAAGCCGGCCGGGAAAGAGCTGGCCACCAACGCGAACGGCAACCTGGCGCACGATTACGGCAAGGACCTGGCCCAGTAGTGACGCTGCCGCAGCCTTACCCGCCCGGCCAGGAGATCGCCACCGTCGCCAACGGGGACCAGGCGCATGCCGGCAACGTGGTTCCCATCAGGGTCAAGCTGCCCGGCGAGGAGCTGTCCCGGGTCTGGCCGGACGGGACGCTGCCGGGGATGCCGGGCCAGCCGCCGACCGCATCGTTCACCTACACGCCGCCCAGTCCCGGCACGAACACGAACGTAACGTTCGACGGGACGGGCTCTACGGCCGCCCTCCCGTCGCAGCCGATCACCCGGTACGACTGGCTGTTCAACAACACGACCGGGGCCAGCGGGGTTACGGCGGCCTGGCGGACGCCGAACAAGAGCGGCAGCTACCCGGTCACGCTGACCGTCACCGCCAGCGATGACCAGCAGGGCAGCCAGACGCAGGTGATCACCTTCTAGCGCGCGGAAGGGGTGCAGGGAAATGAGCGGGGACCTGGCCAGCAACGCGAACGGCGACCTGGCCCACGAGGGTGCCGCGCCGCCCGGCAACGCCGACATGAGCCACGCCGGGAACGGCGACCTGGCCTACGACGGCGCCGCGGAGCCGGCCCCCGCGCCGCCGCCGGAGGAGCCGCCGCCGGACCCGGAAGTGCCGCCGGAGGAGCCGCCGCCGGATCCGGAAGTGCCGCCGGAGGAGCCGCCGCAGGTGTGGCCGGGTCCGGGCGAACCCGGATGAGAGAGAGAGAGAGAGAGAGAGGGAGATCATCATATGAGCACAGTCCTGGCATCAGGATTCGCCGTGCACGGCGCGCATGGCGTGCTGGTGCTGATCGCGCTGTTCGCCTTCGCGGTTGCCGCGGTGATCGCCTGGCTGGTCGATCCCCGGCAGGTCTGGGCGATCTTCGTCGCGGGCGGGCTGGCGATCTACATGCTCTCGCTGCTGTGGACGTAGCGTGACAGCATGGAAGATTCCGCGCGGGTGCTGGTCATCGTGCCGAGCCGGAACCGGTTTGACCGGCTGCAGTACATGCTGGGCGAGGCGCTGAGGCTGTCCGGCGGCGGCGCCGACTTCGCGGTCTGCACCGACGACGATGACCCGGCCCCGTACGGGGACTTGGTATCGGACCGGGTGGCCTGGTTCCACGGCCGCCGGAAGTCCATGTGCGCCTGGACCAACTACGCCGCCGCCCACCCGCGCGCCTGCCGGTACGGCTACCTGGCCTCATTCGGCGACGATCACGTGCCGCGCACCCGCGGCTGGGACGGGGCACTGCCCGGCGCGATCGAGGAGGCGGGCGGCACCGGCATCGCCTACGGCGACGACCTGCACCAGGGCGGGGACCTGCCCACCGCCCCGGTGATCTCCCGCGACATCACCGACGCGCTCGGCTGGATGTGCCTGCCCGGGCTGGCGTCCAAGTACTGCGACGACGCGTGGAAGATCCTCGGCGGCGGGGCCGGCTGCCTGCTGTACGAGCCGGAGGTCGTCATCGAGCACGTGCACCCGGACGCGGGCAAGGCCCCGCAGGACGCGGTCTACGTCGCCGGGAACGAGTCCTACCCCGATGACGGGCACGTGTTCCGGGCATGGACCCGGGCCGGGGCCGCCGCGGACACCGACCGGGTACGGCAGCTGATGGCCGCCCGCCGCCGGGGGGTGCCGGCATGACCCTGCAGGCGCAGCACACCGCCCGGGCGGGCACCCGGTCGGACATCAGCGGCCACCTGGACTTCCTGTACCGGGTCGCGAAGGGCCGCGCGGTGCTGGCCGAGCTCGGCGTCCGCGAGGGCAACTCCACCTGCGCCCTGCTGGCCGCGATCGAGGCAGCCGGCACCGGGCAGCTCTGGAGTGTCGACATCGCGCCGCCGGCCGTCCCGCAATCCTGGCAGGACCTGCCGTACTGGCACTTCCTGCAGGCCGACGACCTGTCCCGCCCGGCCCGCGCGCACATCCCGGGGCAGCTGGACCTGCTGTTCATCGACACCAGCCACAGCTACGATCACACCCTGGCCGAGCTGGCCGTCTACGCCCCGCGGGTCCGGCCCGGCGGCGTCATCTGCTGCCACGACACCTGCTGGGCGCCCGGCGACATCGAGCTGCGCGCCCCGGCCGGCCCGGTCGCCCAGGCGCTGGACACCTGGTGCAGGATGAAGCGGCTGGAGTGGGAGAACCGGCCCGGCAGCTACGGCATGGGGGTGATCTGGCTGTGACGGCGGAACAGCTGGGCGACCGGCACAAGTACACCGCGGTCTGCGAAGGCTTCTGCCCGGACTGCCTGGTCCGGATGATCCCGCTGCGCTACGCCGGCGGCGGCGCGATCGCCGGGCTCTGCAGAGTGTGCCGGACCGGCTGGCGGGCGGTCACGGCCGGGCTGGAGCCGGGCTGGGACGTGCGCAGCTTCCCGTCGCGGAGCGCCCGGTGAGCGCGCGGTACTGGGTGCTGATCTCCGACGAGCTGCTGGCCCGCGGGATCGCGTGGCCGGACGGGCTGCGGTTCGCTTCCCCGCCGGTCCTGCCGTCCCAGGGAACCGACGTGATTACCGAGCCGCACGAGCTGCCGGGCATGACCTGGCGGCTGATCCAGGATGACGACGCGCCCGCCGAGCTGGAGGGCTGCCGGGTAGAGCTGGTCTTCCGGTCCGAGAGCGGCAGGCCCGTGCTGGCGGAACGGCGGGCAGCCTCGTGACCGCCCGGCAGCCGCCGAAGGTGTCGGTGATCACCCCCACCTGGCAGCGGCACGAGCTGCTGACCGGCCGGTGCATCCCGAGCGTGCAGGCGCAGCTGCACCAGGCGGTGGAGCACATCGTGGTTTCCGACGGCCCGGACCCGGAGCTCAAGGGGATCCTGGCGCAGCCGCAGCCGCAGTCGCGGCGGCTGTGGTATCACGAGCTGCCCGTGCACGACGAGGCGCCGCACTGGGGCGGCCCGGCCCGGACAGCCGGCATCGAGCTGGCCGCCGGGGAGTTCATCACCTACTGCGACGACGACGACGCGCTGCGGCCGGAGCACTGCACGCTGCTGGCCGAAGCGCTCGATAACCACCCGGACGCCGGGTTCGCGGTGTCCCGGATGCTGTCCCACCAGCCGGGCGGCGAGCTGACAATCGGCACCGGGCCGCTGGCCGGCGGCGACGTCGGAACCCCGATGATCATGCACCGCCGGTCCGTGCTGGACACCGCCGGCTGGGGCGAGCCGGACCGGTTCGAGGACTGGAACCTGGTCTGGGCCTGGATCCGCGCCGGCATCGGCTATGTCCGGGTGCAGGCCGAGACCAGCGACGTCTGGCCGTCTATCTTCCGCTAGGAGACCGTCATGACCATGCCGCCGCGCCCCGGCGAACTGCTGGCCGCTGTCGATGAGGCGAACACGCTGCTCGCGGCCGGCCCGGCCACGATGGTCACCGGGCGGAACGGGCCGCTGGGGCTGTTCACCATCCGCACCCCGACCACCACGCTGACCATCCAGCTGCCGCGGGCCGACATCCTCGCCTGGGCCGGGCTGCTCAGAGAGCTCGGCGACTCGATGGAAGACCGCTCCCCGCTGCTGGTCGCCAGCCCGAACACCGTGCTGCTGCGGCCGTGAAGTACAAGGTGACACTGTACTGGGACGGGCCGGTGTTCCGCGGCGAGGGGGCCGTCGCGGTGGAGGCCGACAGCGAGGGCGACGCGGTGCGCGAGGCGCTGGCCTATGCCGGGCTGCCGAAGATCGGGGAGGTGACTCCGCAGCCGTGAGAGACGACCGCCAGGATGCCGCGTGCCTGCGTGGCGCAGCCCGGGTCCTGCGCGCCCGCGCACGGCGCGTCACGTTCGCGCTCCGGGTCATTATCCGTGTCCTGGAGCGGTCCGCGGACCGGATCGACGGCGGGGAGGTGACCCCGCAGCCGTGAACGTGACGTGGTCGGTGAAGCCGGCTGCTGATTTCGGCACCGAGCCCGGTGAGCTGACCTTGCGGCCACTGAGCGGGTACCGGCCCGGCGACGGCCAGGTGGAAGTGCTGCGCGCCGACCGGGTCGTCTACATCGCCGACGAGATAATGAGCCTGATCCAGGACGGGGAGCTCCCGTGGGCGCAGCTGGTGCAGGAGAACCTGTGGGTCATCGGGTCGGTGCTGAAGATCCGCGGCCGGAACCGCCTGGTCATCTACGTGATCACCGGGCACTGCGGCCCGCGGGTCAGTGCTTACCTTGCCGAGCAGCCGGACTAGGAAGGGTCAGCGGAAACGCTGGTGATCAGCACTGATGAAGATTTTCGCCGGGCATGACGGCGGATCCGGGTGCGCTTTTTTACCGGATGCGCTTGCCGCTGGAGGAGCTGAACCGCCGGGACGGGTTCGAGGTCACGTTCGCCGACGCCGGCGATGGCGACGGGTCCCGCCCGCCTGCCGTTACCCTGCGCGACCTGGAAGGCTACGACGTGATCACGGCGCAGCGGTGGAACAAGCACACCGGGCTGGAGGTGTGGCGGCGCGCCGGCGGCCCGCTGGCCAGGCGGGTCTACGAGCTGGACGACGACCTGTGGAATATCACGCCGGAGAACTGGCAGGCCTACCAGCTGTATAACCGCCCGGACATCCGCGACGCGGTGGAGCACGCCGCCGAGACCGCCGACCTGGTGACCGTGTCGACGGAGCCGCTGGCGGAGGTGCTGCGCGAGTTCAACCCGAACGTGGCGGTGCTGCCGAACTGCATCCCGGAATGGGTCACGAAGCTGCCCCGGAAGCAGCGCCGGCGCCCCCGGGTGGGCTGGCAGGGCGGCGCCAGCCACGGTATCGACATCGGCCAGGTGGCCGCCCCGGTGCGCCGGTTCCTGAAACGGTTCCCGGACTGGGACCTGCAGCTCAACGGGTCGGACTACCGGCCCACGGTCAAGGCCCCGGCAGGCCGGATGTTCTACGCGCCCTGGGTGCCGGTCTGGGAGAACCCGGAGAAGTACTACACCTCGGTCGACTTCGACATCGGGCTGTGCCCGCTGTACCCGACGAAGTTCTCCCGCGCCAAGTCCGCGATCAAGGCCCTGGAGTACGGCGCCCGCGGCATCCCGGTGATCGCGTCGGATATCGAGCCGTACGCCAGTGTCATCACGCACGGCACGGACGGGTTCCTGGTGCGCCGGGACCATGAGTGGCTGAAGTACCTGTCCGAGCTCGCCGCCGACGAGCAGCTGCGGGAGAAGATGGGCGCCGCCGCCCGCGAGATGGCCCGGCGGCACCTGATCGGCGACGGCGCGGACGCCTGGGCCGCCGCCTACACCGGGCTGTTCACCCGGCCGCGGTAAACTGAACCCGCAGGTGAGGAGGGTTTTTCATGGGCGAGAACAGCGGCGGGTGGATGCAGGGCCTGTTCCGGACCGGGCCGGGCGGTGAGCTGCCGGCCGTCGCGGTGACCCGGCTGCCCCCGGAGCTGGAACAGCAGCAGCGCCGGGCTGCCCCGCCGAAGCCGGAGCCGGCGCTGCCGTCCGAGCCCGGGTTCGGCGGCGCGCCCGGCGACCCGGATTTCGTTGCCGGGTCGGTGACCGGGTACCGGTGGTGGGCGACGACCGGGGACGGGGTGCTGCTCGGCATGCACGCTTCCTGGACGGACGGCGAGAACACCGCCCGCTGCCTGGCTGTCCAGCAGGGCGCGTCTCCCCAGGCGGGCAGGCATTCCGATGCCGAGGTGCCGGCCAGGGGCTGCGGCTGCGGGTTCTACGCCTGGTGGACGGTGCAGCCGCGGTACGCGACCGGGTCGCTGCTGCCGGTCCTCGGCGTGATCGAGGGCTACGGCCGGACCCGGACCGGGAGCAAGGGGTTCCGCTGCGCGAAGGCGCGGATCCTGGCGCTGTGCCCGTCCTGGGACGAGCCGGAGGCTGCCATGGCCGTCATCATGGCCTACCCCGCCGCCAGGGTGTACCGGCAGCCGGGCGCGATGCTGGCCGAGTTCCCGCCCGACCCGAACTACCCGTAGACGGCCGGAAAGGCCCCGGTTCCCGCGAGCGGTTGTACGGGAGCGGGGCCTTCCTGGATTGATCCGCCAGCTAAGCGGTTTCGGTTGTAGCGTCATGATACACGGCGGGTTACCGGATGGCTACACCTAGACACGGCCCGGCAGCGGAACGTATCCTGCCGATGGCCCTCGGTAATCCTGCCCGGGGCTAGACGGCCTCTTTGCATGGCGTACTCACCGGCCCGTGGGGCGTCATCGCGGTGATGCTTTCTGTTTTGCCAGCAGTACAGCACGACTCTTTCCTGCGCGGCGGCCCGGGGACGCACGGCCCCCCGGCCGCCGCGTGGCATTCCGGCCAGAGGGGAGCGGTCATGATCATCCACTGCTAGGCATTCCCAGACAGTAATCAGATGGTTACTATCGGTTCATGAACGAGTCGACACAGTGGCTGAGTGACGCGGCGGTCGCGCCTGCCCTGCCCGCCTTGCTGTCCGGCCTGGTCCGTCAGCTGCGGGTGTACCTCAACTCCGGCTGGCCGGCTTTCGACCGGCTGGCCGCGATCCGCGAGGAGCTGGACGGCCTCGCGCCGCCGCCGCCGCCGGACCCGGATACCGGCGGCCCGGTCTACGGCCGGGACCTGATCGGGCAGCTGCTGGCGACGAGCACCAGCCCGGCCACCATGCTGTTCTCCGCGATCGCGGGCGCGCCGGTCAGCTTCGCGGTGTGGACGGACGGCTGCGTGCAGCTGACCGGCGAGCAGTGCAAAAGCCTGGACGCCGAGCCGGGCACCTGGGCGGAGCACCGCCGCGGCACCTTCAAGCTGGACGGCCGGGTGCTCGCCGACGTGACCTCGGACGTGATCACGAGCCGGATGCCGTCCGCCGCGGTCGCCCGCCTGGAAGCGGGCACCCCGCTGGGCGCCGTGCTGGCCGCCATCGGCCGCCGTGAGCCGCTGTCGGTGCTGCCGTGGGGCGGCGGCCTGGTGTCGTCCGCGCGGATGTGGACTACGGGCCACGGGGGCAGGCGGCCGGAGCGGGTCGCGCTCGCCGAGGAGACCGTCCACCCCTGGTTCTGCCAGCGGGTGCCGGACCCGGACGTGCTACTGCAGCGGACGGGCGGCGCCGAGGAAACGCAGGTAGCGGAACAGGTCCATGATCGCCTCGTTGCGGGACAGCCCGAACCCGCCGCGGCCGGCGTGCAGGTCTGATCCCTTCGTGGCGGCCACGTACAGCTTCGGTCCCCCGCCGCTGCGGGCCAGCCGGGCGGTCTCGATGTGCAGCCCGCCGATCACGACCGGCTCGAATACCCGGTCTGTCTGCAGCGGCAGCAGCGGGGTAACCACGGGCCGGGTGACGTCGTTGTCACCGTCCATGATTTTCCGATCGATCGGAAGTCCTGCATCCGGGGACCCGGCCCGGGGTCACTCGGCAGTAACCCTGCTGGTGCTGGGGCCGCCGTCCCGTGTCCGGGACGTGCGGGCCGCCGGCCGGCTTCGCCCTGGGGCGCCCCGGCGGGTCCTCCGTCGTGCTGTCCCCCAATGCAACAGCCCGGGCGCCAGGTGCCGGGCGCACGACCCGGCGGCTGCTTCCCCTGCCCGGTGCCCTGGCAGGTGCTGTCATCGTAACGGGCCGCAGGCGGGACGTCACGCAGGGCCGCGGCGTGTCCCGGCCTGTTCCGCGCCCGGCCGGGGTAGGGTGGCCCGGTGCCCGTTAGCTGGAACGGCCGCCGCCCGGTCAAGGCCCCGCAGTGGAGTCTCCGGGGCCTGGGCGCGCTGTTCGCTCCCGCGGGCGCGGCCACGGCGCTGTGCTCCCCGGCGGTCCTGCGGCGGGACGCCGCCTGGTGGGAGGAGGCGGCGCGGACGGCCTGCAACCCGCGGCTGGCCGCCCTGGCGGCCGGGACGGCGGCGGAGTACCGCGCCGCGGCGGACCGGTACGAGGAATGGCTGCGCTGGCTGGGATCCGCGGCTGGACACCCGGCGCCCGCCACTGTTAGTCTCAGACCGATTACTGAGAGCTAGCTAGGAGCCTCGATGACCGACACCCCGCTGCTCGAAACCCCGGTGAGCAGGCGCAGCCTCCTGCGCGGCGCGGTCGCGGGAGCGGGGGGCCTGACCCTCGCCAGCCTCGGCCTTGCGGTCACGGGCAAGACCGCCCGCGCGTCCAGCCTCTACTCGATCCAGGCCGACTGGGCCTGGTGCTCGCTCTGCTCCCAGGCGTATTACGCCACCGGGGCGTTCCGCGGCTCCGGGGACTGCCCGAAGCAGCCCGGCGACGGGCACGCCGCCCCCGGCTGGCACTACTCGATGGTCTACGGTCAGGGCACGACCGGCGGCCTGCCCGGCACCCCCGGTTACCAGAACGGCTGGCGCTGGTGCCAGTACTGCTACTCGCCCTACTGGCCCGGCACCAACGCGGGCGGCCAGTGCGTCGCCAGCCGCGGCAACGGCTCGCATTCTCCCGGCGCGTCGTTCAGCTACGCGATGCCGGTCGGGCTGCCCGGCGGCTACCAGGGCGGCTGGTCGCCCTGCGCCGCCTGCTCCACCCTGTACCACTCCGGCTCCGGCTCCGGCACCGACTGGGGCTACTGCTACGTCAACGCCAACCGCTTCGGCGGCAAGGTGAGCCACAGTCACAACGGCAGCTGGCCGTACGTGCTGATCGTCAACTCAACCTGACCCGTGCAGGATCACGCCGTGCTCCCAGGCGGCCCGCCTGATCCGGCGGCGCATCACCGCGATCACCGCGTCCGCCTCCCAGGAGTCCAGCTGGTCCAGCTGCACCAGGTGCCCGCGAACCGACGGGTGGCCGATCAGGTGCCAGGCCTGCCGGACGTGCGCCGGGCTGTCCAGCGGCATCGCGTCCAGCCAGCCCGGCACGGTGACGCCGGCCCGGCCCATGATGTCACCGGCCCGCGGCCCGGCCGGCGATCCGCCGCATCGGGTGGTGCCGGCCGTACAGCCGGGTGACTTCCAGGTGGTCCGCGATGTCCGGTACCCCGGCCGCGATCCCGCAGGCCTTACCGATCGCCGCGGGCAGGCTGGCGGCCTGCACGCCGAACGTCATGATGCCGCCGTTCGGGTAGGTGACGCGCGCCTGCCACTGCCGGGTCTTCATGACCGTTCCCTCCGGGTACAGCAAGACCCCGGACGGTGTCGGCCATCCGGGGTCCTGCCGTGTCTCCTGCGTTGCCCTTCTCCTAGATGCTACCCCGCGCGTGGTCGGCGAGCAGGGCCGGCACGTCGGCATCGAAGCCCGAGACGTCCAGGCTTCCCGCGTCGTCCGGGTCCGCCAGCGCGAACCGCGTCGGGGTGGTCATGATGGTCTGCATCCGGGCATTGATGCCCATCCGCTGGCGGTAGTTCTCCAGCGCCTGGAAGACGTGGATACCGCGGTTGGCCTCGTAGTCGCTCCAGATCTGGAACGTGTCGACCTCGATCTTGTTGGTCGCGGCCCAGACCATCGGCAGCGAGCAGTCGGTGGCGCCGAACGGCAGCGCCGCCATGTAGCCCATCGCCTGGTCCAGCCGCATCTGCGGGGACAGCTGCAGCGGCATGAACCAGTCGCTGAAGCCGTAGCAGCCCCAGGCCGGCTCGGTGTTCATGACCACCAGCGACATCGCCGCGACGGCCTCCCGCGCGGTCAGGCCGTAGCCCGCCGCCGAGTAGGTCATCGACCCGGAGATGTCCAGCGCGATCATGGTCCGCTTGCCGGCCGGCTCGGTGGTCCGGAACGCGGCGTAGAAGCCGTCCGACAGCGCGCCGGTCACCTGCGGCACCGGGGTCCACGTCGTGGTGCCCTTCTCCGACCGGCCCGTGGCGTACACCTTGGCAGCGATCAGCATCCGCACCGGGTGCACCCGGCCCTTGCGCAGCAGGCTCGCGTCGGTCAGCCGCTCCGTCACGGCCCGCAGGTGCGAGCTCATCGGCGCGAGCACGCCGAGCCGGGTCAGCTTCGGCAGGTTCCGGATCAGCGCCGTGATCGGCATGCCGGCGTCGACCAGCGCCCGCATGACGTCCGCCTGCGAGGTGGCCTCGTCCGGCAGCGCCTCCCACGGCAGGCCCGGGTACTCCCCGAGCAGCGACACGTAGGCCTGCGCCTTGACGGCGGCGGTGCCGGAGCCGCGCTCGATCTCCCGGGCGCGCTCGTAGCCGGCCACCCACTTCGGCAGCGCGGTGTCGTTGCCCGGGTACCGGTCGCCGCCGGTCACCCAGCCGAACAGCCGGTCGTGGGCGGCCATCAGCGTGCCGTCGGCCGCCCGCGGCTTCGGGTGCGCCATCCGCAGCAGGTCAGCGTGCGCCCAGCCGTCCCGCTGCCGGTACTTGACCAGCTGGTAGGCCAGCTCGTCCGCGTCCTTGGTCAGGTACCAGGACGCGACCGCCTGCCGGGCCAGCGTGCCCCAGCCGCCGAACTGCTCGGCGTACTTGGCGAACGTCTCCAGGTGCGAGCCGGTCCGCACGATCGCCGGGAGCGCCCGCGCGGCGGCCCGGCGCCCGTCGACATCACCGAGGTGCAGCGCGGCGGCCAGCGCGAGCAGCGCCGGACCCTGCTTCGGCGCCCGGCCCGCCACCGAGATCTCCTCCGCGAGCTCCACCAGCCGGGTCGCGTTCTCGCGCGCCGCAGCCAGGACAAGGCCGGCGTTGTCGGCCGTGGTGTCCTCGGCGGACACGTAGTACGTGCCGAAGGTGCCCATGGTGAGGAACCGGCGCAGCCGCGTCTCGCTGCCGGCCAGGTGGGAGTAGCCGCCCGTGTTATTGAGCTCCTGCCGCGGGTCGGCCTGGCGGGTGACGGCCGTGGCCGCTCCGCGAACCCGGATCTGCTCCAGCGTGTCCTTCGTCATGATGCACCTCCTAGCAGGTGAAACGGTGAAGGCAGAGCCCCGCGGGCGAAAAGCGGGAACCGGCGCGCTTTCGCGCAGATCCGTTGAATGGCCGGGTTGATAACCGACTCCCATCCGGCCCGCAGGGTCCTGTCTTCAGTTGAGCTGGCAGGCGAAGTGCGAAAACCGGTGTTGTACGCGCTCTATCCGGGCTGAGCTACCGGTCCCTTTCAGGACCAGGCGGGATTTGAACCCGCGACCTCGCGCTCCCAAGGCGATAACCGACTCTCATCCGGCCTGCCAGGGCTAGCCCGGCGGGCGAAAGCTGGTGACCGGAGCGCTATCGCGCCTGATTAGAAGTCAGGTGATAACCGATCACACGTCCGGCCCGCCGGAAGAATGAGTGCTGGCGGGCGAAGAATGGGAACCGGAGTCTCCCCGGTGTTAAACGAGGAGTCCCTGCCATCAGGGAAGGCCCCGTGGTGGGGCCTGGAGGAATCGAACCTTCGGTAACCGACTCCCGGCCGGCCCGCCAGCATCACGATCATAGCGTGAGCATCACGTAGAGCTGGCAAGCGAAGTGCGGGAACCGGGAACCTCCTCGCGGAGGGTGAGGGTATCGAACCCTCATCTAGGACTTCCGCCCTATTTACCGATAACCAACTCCCATCCGGCTCGCCAGCCCGGTGGCCCCGGCGCGACTCGAACGCGCGCACGCCGCTTAGGAGGCGGCAGCTCTAGTCCGCTGAGCTACGGGGTCAAAGACGCCGAGACGGGACTTGAACCCGTGTAACGCGCTTTGCAGGCGCGGGCCTGCGCCAGTCTCGGCCACTCGGCGATGGTGTCCCCGGCGCGACTCGAACGCGCGACGCACGGCTCCGGAGGCCGCAGCTCTGTCCACTGAGCTACGGGGACTTGGTCTCATGCAGCCAGCCGGCGCCGCGGGGTGCGGTTCCCGGTCTGGCGGAAGCCCGGCTCGTCGGTGGCCAGGTGCAGCAGCTGCGCGAGGTGCGCGTCGGGATCGGGCAGGCCGCCCGGCGGGTGACAGCACCAGGTCGCGGTCCGCGGGCCGCCGGGGCGCTCCAGCTCGTCTATGTTGCCGGCCTGGCCGTCGCGGCGGATCCGCCACCAGCCGCCCGCCGACCCTTGCAGCTCGAAGTACCCGCGCTCGGTGTACGACCGCGCCTCGTCCTCGGTCAGGACCGACAGCAGCAGCTCCCTGGCCCGCACAGACGCACGAGCACGGCGGTGACGATCGGCTTCCGCCTCGCGTGCCCAGGTGTCCAGCGTGGCCTGGTCCGGTGGCACTAGCCCCGGCGGCGAGCAGTTGTAGCCGGGCAGCCACGGCTCGCCGTCTGCGGTCGTGCCGTTGCGCGCCCAGACGGCACCGAAGCCGGCCATGGACGCGCCCGTGCAGGTGATGACCTCCGTCAGGTTACCGATCGAGCGGGTCAGCTCCACGGTGCTGCTGGTGATGCCGATCAGCGTCCACTGCGTGGCGGCCGAGCCCGTCGTGGTGCTCCCGACGTACAGCTGGGCCGGCCCGGACAGCAGGACCGGCACGGTTAGCCGCCGCGGTTGGGGCGGTGCGCGACGATCTGCAGCGCGCCCGCGGCCGGGTCGAACTCACGGATCTCGGTGCGCTTGCGGCCCCGGTCCTCGATCTTGTAGGTGCCGTAGCCGGCCCGCCGCAGGTCGGCGAAGGCCTGCCGGGCGTTAGCCACGTCGTCGGGGTCCCCGGGATTCCAGGTGATCCGGAAGTCGCCGTCGTCGGAGGTCAGCTTGGAGATGCAGCCGAAGCCGGCCGGGACATCGGTCAGTACCTGCTCTGCCATGGGAACATCATGCCACTGGGTGGCGGAGCCTGGTGTCGGGCCAGGTCTGCCGAGGCCACGGTTTTACAGACCGCTGGGCGTGCCGCCGCCCACCTCCGCCGTTGAGGGTCGTACGGGAATTGAACCCGTTAACACCTGGGTCACAGCCAGGTCCCGCTGCCGTTTGGGTTACGACCCGGTGGTCAGTGAGGGATTTGAACCCCCGCAAGCCCGCGGTGTGGGCGCGGTGCTCTCCCTGGCTGAGCTAACTGACCTTGCCAAGTGCGCCCGGGGAGACTCGAACTCCCGACCTGCCGATCCGTAGTCGGCTGCTCTGTCCGCTGGGCTACGGGCACTTGTTCCTGCGTGGTCGCTGACGGACTCGAACCGCCGGCCTCCTGCGTGTCATGCAGGCGCTCTGCTCATCTGAGCTAAGCGACCATCGACCGCGAGTCCAGGCCTGGACGGCAGACTCGAACTGCCTTCGCGCCACGGGTGGCGCCAGGGCTCCTGCCCCGACCTCGCGGTCTTGCGGTGACGACGAGATTTGAACTCGCGACGCCCGGATCGACAATCCAGTGCTCTGACCATGCTGAGCTACGTCACCATGTAACTTGCGCTCCCGCGACGGGAATCGAACCTGTAACCATCGCCTTAACAGGGCGCCGCTCTGCCTGATTGAGCTACGCGGGATCGTTTGCCCGTCACCGGGCGGGTAGGGCAGGGTCATGATTATCCTCGGCCTGATCTTGCTGATCCTGGGCTTTGTCGCCAAGATTGCCATCCTGTGGACGATCGGCATCATCGTCCTGGTTGTCGGCCTGGTCCTGCTGCTTGTCGGCTCCGTCGGCCACCCGGTAGCCGGGCGGCGCTGGTACTGGTAGCGGGGGCAGGATTTGAACCTGCGGCCTCCAGGTTATGAGCCTGGCGCGCTGCCGAACTGCGCTACCCCGCGATGCTGCCTATCATAACCGCTTGCGGTCCCGGCGGGCTTTGAACCCGCGTCGCTCGCTTGAAAGGCGAGTGTCCTGATCCTGGCTAGACGAAGGGACCGGGAGGGGCGGCAGGCAAGGGTACCCGGATTTCGGATCTGCCTGCCGCCCCGGTGCCAGGTCCGCTGCATGGACCAGGAGGGATTTCGCCCTCTGCTTATCCCTATCCATCTTTCGCAGATCTGGTGCGGCCTGTCAGTACCGTGCGTACCAGCTGAACTCCTGCCTTATCAGGGCCGCGTACGGTTCCACGGTGGCGATAACTCCGTTGCTGGGCACGCCCGTCAGGATGATGACGCCGACCGCGCCGGCGTTGGTCGCGTCCTCGGTATCGCGGACGTTGACGTAATGGAAGTCGCCGTCCATGACCCACAGCTGGTTGAGCGCGGTCGTGATGCAGCCGTAGCCGCCCACGTTGCCGCTTTCCGTTGACGTATTGAAGCCGCCGTACGCGCAGTAGTTGCTGAGCACGTTGTAGGGCGACGCGACCAGCATGACGACCCAGGAGCCGAGGTACAGGCTGTCCCACGACCGCGAGTTACCCGGGCCTTTCAGGGTGGAGGGCCACGGCCAGCTGTTGGTCACGTAGCCGATCCGGACCGCGGACCAGTCGTTATTCGGCTCGCCTATCGGTTCGCGCTGCCACATCTGCATGTTGGCGTTGTTCGCGCGTGTCCCGTCGGTGTCATTGAGGCAGTAGCCGACGTAGCTCGGCACGATGCACAGGTTGGACTGGTGGACGACGGTCCCGGGCGGGGCTGCCGGGGCCGCTGTCTGCGCCTGGGCGGGGAGAGCGAATCCGGCCGCGATTGCCGCTGCCGCCAGGGGCAGGCTCAATACACGGAGCATTCTCACTGCTGGTCTCCTAGCTAGTGCCGGTGAGTCTTCGTGCACTCACCGTACATCGCCGGATACTCAGCGTACATAGACGGATTGCGTGGTCCTGACGGGCTTTGAACCCGTGTCGCCGGCTTGAGAGGCCGGTGTCCTGAGCCTGACTAGACGACAGGACCATCGTGAATACGTCACCTGACGTATGTTTCGGTGCGCCAGGCAGGGCTCGAACCCGCGACCCGCGGCTTAGAAGGCCGCCGCTCTGTCCAGCTGAGCTACTGGCGCCGGATTTATGTTGACTTACCGTAATTGCCCGTTTACATTCTGTCATATGGGCTGCGTTCTGTAACCGGAAGGATCACGCTATGTCACCGAAGACCTGGCTCGCCGCCGTAGTCATCTCGGCCGCCACCCTCCTGAGCGGTTCCGCAGCCGTCGCCGTCGCATCGGCCGCTCCCGCCACGGTCGCTGCCGCCCCGGCCCACCACATCGCGCCGAACGACACCTGGACCTGAACCTGCGTGGGCCGCCAGGGACTCGAACCCTGAACACGAAGATTAAAAGTCAGCTGCTCTGCCTATTGAGCTAGCGGCCCGGGATGCGTATCTCCCGGACCCGTTTCGCGGTCGTGATCATGACTGCCTCCTGGTCGGCCGGCCGGGGGTTGAACCCGGAACCTGCGGTTTATAAGGCCGCTGCTCTCACCT